CCACCCGTATCGGTCGAAATAGGACCCCTCCATCGTCCTTCGACCATGCCAGGACGCCACGACGTAATTGACCCTCGAAGCCATGTCCATCCTCTCGACTACAACCGGTACCTCTCCAGCTCCTGGACCAGCGGGCATTCGCCGACCAGCATCTGGATCGGCACCATGACGTACTCGTTCGAGTCCGGAGAAAAGTCCTTGAGCTCCGGAGCCTTCGGGTTGTCGCAAAAGAACGGGCTCCTGTAACGCCCGACCCAGTCCACTACCTCCACTCCGGCAAACTGCAAAAGCTGCGAGAAGTGCACCTGGTTGAAGAACGGGCCTCTGGCGGCTGCCGCCTTCATCGCGGAAGCCGCGACGATCCCGTTGCTGACCGACGCCACGTCAATCACGTCCCCGTCATCGCACGGCTCCATCTGCGCCCACTTGACGTCTCTGGCCGTGCACCTCCACATGTAGCCACAAAGGTAGGCGAAGCGGCCGTCCAGCTCCCACGCCAGGATCGGGGCGAGATCGTCATGCACGGGACAGTAGTCGTCCTCGATGAAGATGTAGTAGTCGAAGGTCGGATCGTCGAGATAGGCAAGCCGCCATCCCTCATAGGAGTGCCCCCTGTTGTCCCTCCGGATATGCCTCACCGGCACCCCGTTCACCTCCCTCAGCCACCATAGGTACTCCTCGTAGTCCGGCGGATAGGTGTCCTCGGGCCCGGTCGGCGCCACGATCGTGATCCTGTCGCACCCGTGCCTGACGCGCCTGAGGCATTCCACGTGCTTCTGGACCGCATGCCACCCGTATCGGTCGAAATACGACGCCGCCATGGTCCTTCGGCCATGCCACGACGAAATCACATAGTTGACCCTCGGAGCCACTATTTCCTCCTCCTCTGGACGGACCACTTCCTGATCGTGTCAACGATGAACGAGCGATCCTCGTGCGTCACCCACCACCCGACCGGGATGTTGATCTGCCGACGCTCGAACTCGTCGACGCCGGAAAGCCTGCCCGTCGGGGCGAACTCGGCCATCATGGTGTGGCCGTCGTTCCGCTTGTGGACCGGCGACACCTGAACATGGTGCTGGCCCATGAAGCTCTCGAACTCCTTCACGCCGCCGTCGACCAGGATCGTGTAGAGCCAGTAGGCGCTCTCCCTGTCGGGCTCGTAGGGAGGCAGCTCGACGCCATCGACGCCCTGAAGCTCCCGGTCGTAGAACCTGGCGTTGGACCGGTGCTGACCCAGAATCCTGTCGACATGCCCCAGCTGCGCCAGCCCGATGGTCGCGCACACGTCGTTTATGTGGAACTTGTACCCGAACTCCTTGATGTCCGGCTCGCACCTGAAACCCGAACTGGACTCCCGGCAGATGCCGTACCACCTCAGGAGCTTGCCCCTGGCGTAGTCCTCGTCGCTCCTGCAGGTCAGCAGGCCGCCGTCCACCGTCGTCAGATGCTTGATGGCCTGGAAGCTGAACATGGTGAAGTTCGAGATCGAGCCGATTGGCTTCCCCTTGTAGACCGCCCCGAAGGCATGGGCCGCATCCTCAATGACCGGCACCTCATAGAACTCGCCTATCTCATTGAGAGCGTCAAGATCGCACGGGTAGCCGCCCCAGTGCACGCAGACGATGGCGGCTGTCTTGTCATCGATCAAGAGCGCAACGCTGTCGGGATCGATCTCCCCCGTCTTGGGGTTGACGTCGGCCCACCTGATGTCGGCCCCCCTCTCCAGGATCGGCTCGTTCGTTGCCGAACAGGTTTGTGGTGTCGTGATGACGTTCGTCCCCGGCTCCGCCCCGGCAAGCCGAAGAGCCAGGTGAAGGCCAGCCGTCCCGCAGTTCAGGGTCAGGCATCTCGGGTTGCCGAGGCGCTGCCCCAATCGCTCCTCGAACTCCTTGACCTTGGCTCCCTGGCCGATGTACCCGGAGAACAAAACCTCCTGAAGCGGCTCCATCACGTTGCGCGGCATGTGGACCTTGAACAGCGGTATCATATCTTCTCCTCCTTCTGGGTCTGGTGCGGGGTGAACCCCGCCCTCTCGTCCTTACTCACCCAAAGCTCGTGCGAGCTCATCGACTCGTAGTCCAGCTCCAGCGAGAACGGGACCGACGACCTCTGCATCTCCCATATCTCGTATTTGATGACCGGCACCGGATACTCCCATCGCCAGCCTGGCATGGCAGAGCCGAACTCGTTCCTGTAGAAACCCCCGTACCTGCGCTCGTTCAGCTCCACCCACCCCGGCATCTGCCCCTCCAGCCTTATCTGCGAGCGGATGATGGACATCAGGTCCCTGCGCATGAAGACGACCGCGACGTCCCCACACTCCCTGTGGAGGACATGGGACAAGCCCGGACCCTGAAGGCAGAAGTCGGAACCGGACCCGACAAGCCGCCGGAAGAGGGCCACGTCGTCGTTCCGGACCCGGTCCTCCTTGAGCCACGGCAGCCCGAGGTCGGCAGCGATCATTCGCGAGGCGATGGTCGTCCCCGAACGAGCAGGCCCGGTCACGAGCACCCTTCGCTGGCCGCGCAGCCTTTCGATTGCCTCCACATACCTCATCCATCCACCATGATCGTGCAATGAGACTCCTCCGGCGGGTTCATCACCATCCCGAGCCGAGCAAACGAGTTTTGACCCTCGGCCCACACGTGGTCCTCCACCCCCAGCTCCAGGAGCCTGGCGTGGATGCTCTGGTCGTAGAACTGCGAGAAGCACCTGACAAGCCTCTGTATCTCCTGGTTCCGCACGCGGTGGGTGTTGCCTTCCAGGTTCCGATACTGAAGATAGCACATGTGCGGCACCCGCGCCATCCTGGTCGCCAGGAAGGTCCTCACCATGATCTCGTAGTCGTCCGCCACGTGAATCGCGTCCCGGTGGCCGCCGATGCCCACGTAGACCGACCTCCTCCATGACCGCAGGTGGTTCGGGGCCGCGACGATGTGCCTGATCGTCTTCGCGTTGACATTCGGGGAATTGGCCACGGCGTACTTCTGGCCGGCGTGAACCTCCTCCCGGTAGGAGCCGTATCCGAACCCCCAGTCCGTGAACGGGGGCTTCAGCTCCCTGTTCTGCCCGTACCTGACCGGGCTCCCGTCCGGAAAGAGCTCCGCGAAGTCGGTGTAGACGAACCCGATCTCCGGGTTCCTCCCGTACGCGTCGACCACCCTGGCCAGCGCGTCGTCGGTCAGCTCGTCGTCGTGGTCCAGCTCGACCAGGTAGTCGCCCCTTCCGAGCATGCAGGCGTTCCGCTTAACCCGGCCAATGACCCCCGAGTGACAGCTCTCCCTGAAGACCCGGACGCGGTGATCCCTCTCGGCGATGCCGGACAGCATCTCGAACGTCTCCCCGTCGTCGTCCGAGTCGTCGACGACGACCCACTCCCAATCCTTGTACGTCTGCCCCTTGAGGGAGAGGTAGGGCCGCATGATCCTGTCCCCGGTCTCGTAGGCCGGGGTGAACACCGTCACCAGCTTGACTTCCCGGCGGTCGAGGCACGCGGCGCCGATGAAGCACTGGATCGCCTCCCTCCCGACCCTCTCCAAGTCGGAAGTGTCCTCGTAGTGCAGCCACTTCTTCCGAACCTCCCACGCCGCCGCTGCCAAGGCCGGGAAGTCTCTGACGTCCCCGAACGTCACGACGACGCCGGGCCTCTCCTCGGCCAGCACCCTGGAAAGATCGTCGTCCGTCAAATGACACCTGACGTCTAGCTCCCCCGTCTCGAAAGGTGGCGCCACGCCCGATCTCAACTCGATGTTCTCGACCCCGAAAACGGAGACCACCGGAAGACATCCTGCCATCACACCCTCCTTGCCACGTCACAAACCGCCTCGACCCACGCGTCCGCGTCGCCGGAGCAGTCGACCGGATCGTTCCTGTTCGCATCCTCCATGTCGGAGGTCGCCTCCGAGCACAAGTCCGCCAGGTCACCCAGCACCTCCGGGTCCCTGCGGCACATCACGCGGCCACCGAGGCACAGGTGCCTCCTGACCTGGAGATCGTAGCCGTCGGCCATCCACTCCGGATACAAGCCTATCGCCCCTCCCCGCACGGCCGAGTTGAAGTCGTTCGGAGAGAAGACCCTTCTCTTCTTCGGACCGCCATACTCGCACGACTCCGGCCACGCCTCGCAGGCGGACGGCGGACACGCCCATTCTTCCGTGGCCTCCCTGTCCGCCCACAGCCCGAAAGCCAGCAGGGCCCCCTTCTTGTCGGGGGCGTGAAACCCGAACTCGGAAGCATGCAGCAGCCCCGCGCACGGCGTCACCAGGCGCCGTCTCCCGTGATGCAGGCCGAGGACCGGCGGCTGCGCCATCACCACCCCGGTCCGAACGCCGAACATCCTTCCGGCCAGCCTCGCCGCCTTCCTGGACGACACGACCACCACATCCCACCCGAGGTCCCGCTGCGATGCCATGCAACCAAGGGCCACGAGCACCCTCCCGCGGGCCACGGGGCACGCCGCCACCGGACCGACGCAGACCGCCACGTCGAACCTCGACGCGCAGGCCTCCAGGTTCCACGGGTCCAGCTGGACCACGTCGCCCATCGTCCCGAGCGCCTTCGCGACGAGCTCTGACTCCTGGCTCGGAACCTCTCGACTAAGCGCCAGTCTCAACGTCTCGCGCCTCCCCTCTCACCATCCTGTGACCGCCTTCCGTCCTCTCCATGAACCTGACAGGCGCCACCATCACCTCGGTGATCGTCGCCCTGGCGAAGACGTCTCCAACCTCCAGCCTGACCGGCAACGACCCCACGCCGAACACGAGGCACACCAGATCGCCCCGCCCCTGCTGATGAGAGACGACCGTCACGCCTTCGACGACGCTCTCGACACCCATCTCCGTGCCAGCCGGCAACTCCACCCTCAGACCAGTCGGGACCACCTTGTTCTTGCCTGGAAGAACCACCATCCCAAGAGAGGACTGAAGCCCGAACGGATTACCCCACGGCACCTTCATCGCACTCTGGCTTCTGGTTACCACCACGCTTTTCATATCAAGTGCTCCTGCTTGTACTTTACGTTACCAAGAGCTCGTTTCCGATAGCTTTTCGGAGAATGTTCGAGATGATACGCCTCGGCCCGCCTAACCCACCCGACCGATCCGCCAGCGGCGATGACCCTCTGAATCGTGTCCGCCTCTTCCCCTCCGTAGAGTAGCCGGTAGCTGCCATTGAAACCACCCATCGCCAGCAACAAGCTCCTCGGGACGGAGTAGTTCCCACCCCATACGCCGTAGAAGTTGCCCCCGGGCCCCTGGTGGAACCACTCCTCGTTGGTCATGTCCGGAGGGTTCCGCGCCGACAGGCTGCGGAGCCTACCGAAGTCCCTGACGTCCCCCTCCCGCACGGACTCCGAGGCGGGATGGGATACGCCGGTCACGAAGCCGCCCCCGACAGCGACATCATCGACATCGGCATGCGCCTCCACCGACTCTGGACTCAGAACGACGTCTCCGTTGGTGAAGAGCACCCTGTCGCCCCTGAGCCACGGAAGCGCCGCGTTGTTGACGCCGACCAGGTCGTAGCCACCATGCCTCCTCGTCACGTACCGGGCCGGGAAGGGCCACTCCGGACGGCACGTGTCCAGCCACTCCAGGGTCCCGTCCGTCGACCCGTCGTCGGCGACGACCACCTCCATCGGTGTCGCGGTCTGCCCAGCCAGGGAGGCCAGGGTCAGCGGCAGCGTCCGTCTCTGGTTGTATGACGCCACCACGACGCTCACCCGGCTGCCGGCCAGCCCCTTCCTGAGCACGTTGTCCCGGAACCAGTCCGAGGACGACCCTATCACCTCGCGCCAATGCGGGCCCTCCTCCTCGGACATGGTGTGGTACATCTCCATGAGGGCCAGGCGGTCGTCGTAGCCACAGGCCTCGGAATGGCGCACGACGACCCGGCCATCAAGCACGTTCCTCATCCCGTCCTTCCTGCATCTCCAGCTCATGAGGTGGTCCATGCCCCATCCGACCCGATTCCTGGACGGGAGCTTGCCGACCGCGGCCGCCCCCTCCCTGCTGACCCCCATGCACATGCCCTCCAGCGACAGGACGGAGCACGCCTTGCCGGCCGTCCTTGACGCCTTCATGAAATCCAGAGACCGACCCTCTATGGCCGGGCTCCAGCACCCGAACGGCATCGCGGAACCCATCGCCTCCAGATAGTCCGACGCCGGCGCCGTCAGCTCGATGTCGGAGCAGAGGACCCAGATCGCGTCACGCCCCCCGAATCGCCGAAGGGCCTCGTTCCAGATGCGGGTCCAGTAGATGTTCGGGAACCTCTCGGCCCCGGACGGCACCTCCTCCTCGTCAGACCCGCTGTCGAAGACCGCCACCTCGAAGGCCTCGGACAAGGCGTCCCTCAGCCTCTCGGCGCGCCTTCCGTCGTTGTGGCACATTACGACGGCGACTGGCCTCACGGGACGACCCTCCCGACCGCCCTCATCAGCCTCTTCGCCGTCACGGCCCTCTCGCAGGCCATCCGATCCTCATTGGAGCACTCGACGCGATAGACGTGGCAAAACTCGCCCCTGACATTGGCCTCCATGCAGAAACTGGCCGCGTCGCACTTCGACCCCGGCGTCACCGCCTCGAACGGGACGCCTCTCCTAAACGGCCTTGAGAACCTCGGGTCGCGCCAGGAGTGAGCCACCACCATCGGAGTCTCGGTCGCGGACGCCACGGAAGGCTCAGGACACCCGTCGACGCCGACGAAGACGTCAGCCAGGTCCACCACCGCCTTCAGCACCCCCCATCCCCCCAGCGGCCTCCCGGCCGCCGGCATCACGTCGTAGCCCGCCTCTCGAAGAAGATCTTCAAACCCGGCGACCGCGCCGGCAAAGCTGTCTGTCGGAAGGGCCACAACGGCCACCCTGTCACCCATTCCGGACCTGATCCTGGCAGCCTCCTCCTCCTGCTTCCGATCCGGCCTCATCTCGATTCTCCTGTCGGAGAGCCTGGCATCCCCGAGCAACCCCTTCGCGAACAGGTCAACCAGGTGCTCCGAACGCCAAACCTCGACCATGTCCAGCCTGACCACCCTCTCCAGCGGCTCCGGCTCCATGAAGCAGCCTACGTCCTCGACGTCCTCGTTCCCCCACAGCAGCTCCCGCAGCGCCGTCTCGACGACCACCCTCTCGTCAGGATGACGCAGACGGAACTCCCTGATGGCCGGCGTGGCCATCAGCACCCCCTCCACCGTCGGCACCGTCCTCACTATCATACTTCCACCCCGTGCTCAATCAGGATAAATGCCCTGTTCCTCGCCTCCGCCTCCGCGGATGCCGAGACGCCCTTCCACTTCTTGATCTTGTTGCAGTGGCGGTAGGCGTAGCCTGCGTCCATCATCCTCATACTCAGATCGAGCGCCAGCCACGGCCCCCCGAGCTCCATCCTGTCGTCGAACATGCCGACCTCCTCATATGCCCTCCTGGACAGGACCAGGCAAGCCCCGTCGACATGCGGAAAACCATGGTCCGTCACCATCGTCGTCCCAACAAGGCCCGCCCGCTCGTCCCTGAACAGGTCGACCAGATGCCGGACCCACCCCTTCCACGGCTCGAAGTCGTCACGCGCGACGCAGATGAAATCGCCGGACGTCCGGCTCACGCCGTCGTTCATGGCCGCGCCCCACGTCCTGGTCGGCGTCCACGCGACCGACACGGCATCACCCCCGAGGGCCCGCGCCACGGCCTCCCTGGCCAGCGCCGCCTGATCCACCGAGCCGCGAATGAGCATCAGCACCTCGATGGCGTCATTCACATGAAGCTCTCGGACCCTCTCGACGGCGCCATCGACGTCATCCCCGTCATGGACCGCGACCACGCTGAACATCGGACGCCCCGGGACCGGCTTCCATCTCCTCGGCTGCTCCGACCTCGTCGTCGGCGTCGCCACCCTCCACGGCCTGTGCTCGACCGGATCACCCCCAGGCAGCCCCAGCACGATCTCGTCGCCGAGATGGTCGTCGACCAGCCGCGCCGTGATCCCGACATGGCCGTCCGGCCCCCTCGGCATGCAGTTCGGGCAGCTCGGGCAGACCTCCAGGGCCCTCGGCACCTTCATGGCCTCGGCAATGGCGTACGGGAAGCTCTGATTGCCCACGAACAGCTTTGACCCCCTGATGACCGAGGCCAGCTCCAGAACCGACAGCGGACCCGCCATTCCCACGTTGACCCCGGTCTCCTTGACGAACGCCTCGTGCTCGTCCTCGAAGCCGACGAAGACGCATCTGGACTCGTGCGGCTTCAGGACCGCCCAGTCCATGGGCCCGTGGTACCTGGAGCTCCTGGCCACGACGATATCCGCCTCGTGCAGAGGCTCAACCGTCCCCGGGTCGATCCACGGCATGGCCAGGTCGCGCTCCACCCCGAACCTGTCGAGGTGCTGCCTGGCCAGATGCTCGCCCTCGGTCGGGAGGTCCCTGAACAGGTCCAGGTCCCAATCCGGCTCCGAGCCGTCCCACCTTACCACGTCCTCGACGTACGGCTGCCTCCTCAGAAGCTCGGCCAGCTGCGCCAGGTCCTTTTCGCTCATCGGCCTGCCGACGTACCTCTCCGGATCGATCGCCACCGCCAGGACGCCCCCGCCGAGAGCCTCCATGGCCGGGAGCGAGTAGATGATGTCGCCCCGGGCGCCGGAGTGCTTGAACACGCCCCTTCCGGGAACCACCTGCGCCCGGCGTATCACCACCTCCAGGAACGCCTCGGCCCCGTCGCTCCTCCTGGTCTGGTCGACGCCCCTCTTGGAACGGTCGTACCCCGTGTCGACGACCTGCAACCTGCGAACGTGATAGCCATCCAGGCCCGCGAGCATCTCGGCCACGTTGACCGACATCTCGCTCCACGACTCGGCCTTCCATATCGTGAAGGTGTACTTGTGATCCCTGTTCCACCTGGACGGCCAGACGCCCTGCTCGTAGAGGTCCTCGTCGGGGACCGTCAGGACCAGGTGGCCTCCCGGCCTCAGCAGCGCGAGCCACTGGAGGAGGGCGTCCCTCGGCCTGGACATGTGCTCCAGGCAGTTCGACGAGTGCACGAAGTCGTAGGCGCCCTTGCGACCCTTCGGGAACCGGAGTATCTCCTCGGCGTTACCGTCCTGGCGGTCGAACGTCTCCACCGAGACCACGCCCTCCCACCACTCGCTCAGGAACGGATCGTCCCCGGAGCCTATGTCAAGCCCGCGCCCGACGAAGACCTCGTCCCAGAACGGGTCCTTGACGCGTCTTCTGTACGCCTTGCTCGTCTCTCTCATTCCCCACCTCTTGTTCTTGGCCACACCCGACCGCTGACGGCAGCCACGCTCACGGCCTTCCCCCCGACTCCGAGACGCCGAAGAACTTCCTCACGCCGAGCCCGTCGTACGCCACCACCTCCCTCTTCACGCCGCCCCCGTAGACATCCTTCTCCCCGAGGCTCCGTCTCGCCCCCTCCATGACGGACCACGACCTCGCGATCTGCCTGAGCCGCTTCATGAAACCCTTCGGCTTCGCGTCCTCCAGCGACAGCTGGCCGGTCAGCCACGACGAGTAGAGTCCAATCTCGTTGTCGTTCGACGCCAGGATGATGTCATGCGGGACGCCCACGTCCACCGCCATCACCCTCTCGGCGAAGCCCTCGTCGACCGAGCACGTGTCGTGCAGCAGAAGGACGTACTTGTTCCCTTTCCCCTCTGCCGCCAGCCCCGCGAAGCCCTGCATGTCCCACGGGACGAAGACGAACCTGACACCGTCACGCTCCTCCTCCCTCGGGTCCTTCCTGGCCCCGCAGACGACAACCTCGACGTCTCCGGACTCCACCCCGGCCCTGGCCAGCGACTTCAGCAGCCGCGGCATCGTCTGCTCGTGATAGTCGACATGGCTCGACACCGCCACCGAGAAGTCGGTCCCGAGAGGCTCGTACGGCCAGATGGCGACCCGGGCGAAACCTTTCGAGCTTGCGCTCGTCACGTCCTCCCCGACGATCCGGCAGCCGCCGTACCCCGCCTCCAGGCCGTCGAGGCGGTGCAGCACCCGGTCCTTCTGGTCCAGGACCAGGAGAGCGCCCCCGTCGACATCCCAGTCCCCCGGGTGCGTCAGCGTCAGGCTGCCCATCCTTCGGTAGTACGAGTTCCCCTTTATGTTGCGCGCCAGCGTCAGCCTCCTGTCGCACAGCTCCTCCTGGACCGACTCGTGCGTGAACGGGAACGTCGGGGTCTTCATCTTTCACCTCACTTCTATTCCGAACCTTTCTCCAATGACCTCTATCGCCCTGGCATGGTAAGTGGGCTCGAACTCCTTGCCGGCCAGCCCGGGGACGCTCTGCGACCTGCCGCCCCACCACGTGTGCCAGACCCAGCCTGCGTAGTCGCACGGGTTCGGCTTGTAGCCCTCCCCGAACGACACCAGCTCATACTTCCACATCTTCATCCTCTTGCCCTCGGCCTCGCAGTCGATGGCCATCTGCTCGCCAGTGTCCGTCTCCGGCCAATGGTCCATGAAGGTATGGTCCCGAACCCATCTCGTCCAGCCGAACAGGTAGGACGGGCAGACGTAGCTCTTCAGCTTCCGGCCCCAGCCCCTGTCAATCCCGGCCAGAACCGTGTCCTCGTCCAGGAACAGGGCCGGCGTCGTCCAGGCCGGGCTCACCGGGAAGGCGTCTGAGCAGAGGGTGCAGGCGATGTTCTTCGAGGCGTGCCGGACGAGGCGGTCCAAGGCTTCCCCGTGCCGCATGGAGTTATTGGCCCCCTTGAGAAGAATCACATCGTCCTGATCCGACAGCCACTCCGGCGTCCCGTCGGTGGACCCGTTGTCGTAGATCAGAATCTCGTAGTCGACCATCCTCGTCAGCTTCCTGATCTGGGAGATGGCCACCTTCGTGTAGGGAAGCACGTTCCAGGTCAGAATGCAGATCGAGATTCCCCCCAGGTCCCGGCGCCTCTGAAGCTCGCCGAGCCAGTCAGCCAGCATCCCGTGCTCTGCCGCGCAAACCTCGCCCGTCAGACACGAGTGAAACTTCTCCAAGGCATGCTGTTTAGCAGCCTCAAGTGTCATCCACTCACTCATCGGACCTCGTCCTCTCCGACTATCACCTCTCCCGGCTCCGGTCCCGTCCTCAACCTCATCCCGAACAAGGTAGTTCTGCCCGTCTGGACCGGGTCCAGGTGCGGCAAAGGCCCGACCTTCACGGCCTGGGCGCTCAATCTCTCGTACAGGTGGTCCGAGACCACCACCGCGTCAACCGGCCCCCTTGTCCCTTCCGCCCTCGACATGGCCATCGCCACGTCGTCGACGGTCAAGGCGTATGTCGCATCAACCTCGGACGAGGTCGTTCGCCCTGGCGTAGCTCTCCTCGGTCCCTGCATCGGTCCACCATCCTTTCATGGTCGAGAACGACAACTCGCCCCTAATAAGGTACGCGTTATTCACGTCCGTGATCTCCAGCTCTCCCCGCTCACTCGGCCCCAGGCCGTCCACGATCTCGAAGACGGAGCTGTCATAGAAGTAGATTCCAGTCACGGCCATGTTCGACTTCGGCTTCTCCGGCTTCTCCTCGATGCCGACGATCTCCCTCAGCTCGGCGTTCACCTCGGCCACCCCGAACCGCCACGGGTCGGACACCTTCTTGAGCACCACCATCGCCCCGTAGTCCACGTCCCTGTACTCCAGGAACGCCTGGACGAACGGCCCCAACGGGTCCTTGAAGATGTTGTCCCCGAGAAGGACGCACATGGAGTCCCCCTCCCGAACGAAGCCGCGCGCCAGCCCGAGAGCCTCGGCGATCCCGCCAGCCTGGTCCTGGACCCTGTACGTGGTCTGGCAGCCGTACTCGGCCCCGCTCCCGAGGAACTCGGCCATGTGGCCCACGTGCTCGCCGCCGGTCACGACCATGATGTCCTCGATCCCGGCCTCCACCATCTTCTCGACGCAGTGCTGGAGCATCGGCTTCACCCCGACCGGCAAAAGATGCTTGTTGGTCACTTTAGTCGCCGGCATCAACCTCGTTCCCTTGCCACCCGCCAGTATAACGCCCTTCATGTCTTTCCCTTTCGTCGTTCTGCCACCTTGAGCCCGTGAATCCTCAACGCCTTGGCGACGACCGTCCACTGCGCAACCGGCCACATCGACTTGAAGTCGATCAGCGTGTCGCCAATCTCACCCGCCAACTCAGCCCCCAACTCCCGATCCTCGTCGGTCGTCGGCAACTCGGAATGATGCCTGTCCAGCTTCTCTATCCTCATCCCTCAACCCTCCACGAGTCGAACCCGAACAGCCTCTTCATCTTCTCGGCCGCCACCTCCTCCTCCCGGTCCAGGGCGTACCGGTGGGAGACCGCGTCGTCCAGCAGCCACTCCGCCCCGCCCTCCTCCAGGACCCGGTCCAGGGCCCATCCGAAGCTCCTCCTCAGAGCCGCGTCGCCGCCGCACGCCGACACCCTGGTGTGGCCCCCGTGATGGTAGACCATGTCCCCGTAGACCACCCCGACCTGCCTGTTCAGCTCCGGATCGAAGTCGGTCATGGAGAGCGGGCACCGGCTCGGCATGAAACCCTCGCACCGGAGCCCCATGGTCTTTATCAGCTTGACCACCTCCAGGCCCGTGTCGTCCCCGTCCGCGAAGCCGACCCCGAAATGGGTCGCGAACTCCCTCGGGACAAGCTGGCACGCCACGTGCGTCGACTCCCAGCAGTGCTGGCTCCTGACTCTCCACTCGATCGTGTCCCGACCCATGTCGGCCGGAGGGGGCGCCCACGGATGCAGGATGCCCGCCGCTCCGACGCCGGCACGGACCACGCCGGCATGGAGCCCAGCCAGCCACCCGTCGGCCACCGGCAGGCAGTCGGAGTCGAGAGTCAGGACGAACGGAGCCCCATGGCGCGCCACGCCTGACGCCAGGGCCTCGTCCAGCATCCTCCCGTGGACCCCTGGCCCGTCCAGCACGTCGACCCTCAGCACCATGGCCGTGGAGGGACAGAAGGCCCCCAGGACGCCGTCCAGCTCTCCTGGCTCGGCGTCCCGGGTCACGATCAGGAACTCGTAGTCCATCTTGGTGTGGCGGACGACGGCCCTGGCGCACGCCTCCATCATGCGAAGCGTGCCGGTCCGGTAGCAGCAGACTATCGTGACCGCGCTCACCAATCGACTTCCGTGACCCCGGTCGACGGAGCCTCCTTGTCCTTGGACTTGGCGTACTGCACCGCGACCCGCTCGGCCTCGGCCTCCTTGATGATCTCGGTCGTCCCCGCCTTCACGTCGCGCGAGATGGCCTTGGTGGAGTCCATGATGGTCATGCCCGGCCTCGCGGCCGGCCCGGTGCCGCCGAGCATAACGCACTTGACGCCGTCCATGGCTCCAGCCTCGCGCCTCTCCTTCTCCGGAGGCAGTATCCCCACCTCCAGCACCTTGTAGACACAGACCCCGAACACGTCGTCCCGCGTCTTCGTCTTAACCCTGAGACAGTCTCCCGGCTTCAGCATCATCAACGTCCTCCTTTGTGAACACCACGCAATCACCATCGTCGTCGAAGAAGCGTTGGCCGCCATCCTCGAACCTCTTCATCGGGACCAGCGCCACGTCGCCAGTCTCGAACTCGTCCTTGAACCTCTGCTTTCCACCCTCGAACACGTAGAACATGATCGAGTCTATCCCGTCGTCCAGAAACACCTTCCACATCGGGTTCCCGTTCCTGGACGTGTGGTTGACAATCGAGTCTATCCGGCCGAAGAGGCGCACCCTGTCCCGGATCGCCTCCTCCCCTATGGTCTGGGCCTTGGCCTCCGATATCAGGGCCCCGCACCTCTTCACCAGCGGGTCGACCGACATCACGAGCCCGCACATCTCGCGCTCCTTCTCCAGCCACTCGTCGTCCGACAGCTCGACGGGGGGCGTCTTCTGCTTTCGCAGCTCGGCGAACTTGGCCGCCACCTCGTTCCGGGCACCGAAAGAGTCAAAAGCCCCAGCATACAGCAAGCTCTCAAAGACCCTCTTGTTGAGCTTCTGCTTCGTCGCCTTGTAGGTCCCGTCCTTCTGCTTCCGGTTGACGGTCGCCATCACCCGAGCGTTGAAATCCTCGATGCCCGTGAACGGCTGCGCCGCCTCGATCTCCGTCGCCGACGTCGCCACGTTCTTGACGTGCCCCAGCGAGAACCGGATGGACGGCCCCTCCAGCCTGAACCCCACGCCGCTCCTGGAGACGTCCGGGGGCAGCATGTCGATCCCCCGGCGCCTGGCGTAGTTGACGTACCGGACCAGGATGTTCGAGGAGCCGTGCTTCTTCTTGCCCTGCTTCGTGTTGTTGAGCAGCGCCGCCATGTACTCCACCAGGTAGTTGTGCTTCAGCCACAGCTCCACCGTCGTGATCGCGCTGTAGGTGATCGCGTGTGATTTGTTGAACCCGTATTTTGCGAATTTCACGACCAACTCCCACAGGTCCTCCACCTGCCTCGTCGTCACCTCACCGGAGTCGATCCTCGGCTGCGCCCCGTTGACAAAGTCCTCCTTGACGCTCCTCATCAGCTCCACGTTCTTCTTCCCGCACGCGCGCCGAAGCCTGTTAGCCTTGGGCCCGTCGAAACCGCAGAGGGCCTGGCTTATCTGCATCATCTGCTCCTGGTAGACGATGATCCCGTAGGTCGGCGCCAGTATCTCCCGGATGCAGTCGAGCACCTCGTACGGCTGCCCGTGCTTCCTCCTGGCGTACTCCATGTCCATGCCCATGTCCTTCGGACCAGGCCGGATGAGGGACGTGATCGCGGCCACGTCGTTCAGCGACTCCATGCCCACCTCGGCCACTATCGGCATCGTGGCCGGGTTCTCGAACTGGAAGATGCCAACCAGGTCCCTCCTGGCCTCCTGCCGGATGGAGTTCCGGTCGTCAATAGGAATCTCGTCCCGAATCGGCCTGACCCCATGCCTGTCCTCGATGAAGCTGATGCAATCGGCTATCACCGGGAGGTTGTTGAGCCCCAGGATGTCGTACTTCACCAGGCCGAGCTCGCTGAGCTCCTGCACAGTGCCGGACTCGGCCCAGGCGGACAGGATGCCGCCCTTGGAGTCCCTCAGGACCGGGATGCGCCCCTTCAGGCTACTCCCCGATATGATGACGCCACCCGCGTGCTTGCCCATGTTGCTGACCTGGTTCCGGATGATCTCGGCATGGAAGCGGACCTCCGGGTTGCGGTCCAGGTAGTCGGCCAGCTCCGGGTAGTGGGCGCAGACGTCGTCCAGGTCCATCTTGTCGACGATCTCCTCGTCGCCCTCGTCCCCGACCTCGAACGACTTCAGCGGCTCCAGCTTCTTCGTCACCGCGTTGGCCTCGTGGACGTCCAGGGCCAGAACCCTGGCGACGCCGAGTATGACAGCCCTGGTCTTGTAGGTCGAGTAGGTCCCGATGGAGCAGACGTTGTCCTCCCCGAAGACCTTGACAATATGGCCCTTCACCCACTCCCTCACCCGCGGGTCGAAGTCGGTGTCGATGTCCGGAGCATCCCGGCGCCCCTCATCCAGGAACCTCTCGAAAAGGAGGCCGTGCTCCAGCGGGTCACAGTCCGTCAGTCCGAGGCAATAGGAGACCAGGCTCCCAGCGGCGCTCCCTCTCCCATACCCGACGGCCCACTCGCCGAACTTCTCCTTGGCGTCAGCCACGATCCTGTCCATGATCAGGAAGTAGTCGGCCCACCCGAGCTTGGTGATGACCGCGAACTCGTGCCTGACCCTGTCCAGGTAGTCCTGGACGTCCACCCTCCTGCCGATCCCGCGCTCGCCGAAGCCGGCGTTCACCTTCCGGCGCAGCATCTCCGCGCCGTTGTCGTAGAGCTTCGGAAGCTGAATCGTCGGATCGAACCTGATGGGGTCGGCCGCGACCGCCACCCTCCTGGTGTTCGCCATGGCCTCGACGAACACCTCCTCGGTGAAGACGTCGTCCCGGAACGGCCCGTGCCTGCCGCCCTTCTTATCGACGAAGCCGTTCTCAAAGACGTCCCGCATGGCCGCGGCGTCCCGGTAGTAGAGGTTCGCCACCTGGAAATTCCAGACCTCCTCCTCGCTCTCCCTCTTGTCCAGCACGGTCTTGCCCTGGCGCATCATGAGAAGCAGGTCGTGGGTGTTCGCGTGAGTCGCGTCCAGGTAGTGGGAGTCTGATGCCAGCATGAACTTGGCCCCGACCTCGCGACCGAACTCGATCAAGCGCCGGTTGACCTCCCGCTGCTCCTCGTACTCGATGATCTGGAGCTCGACGTAAAACTCGTCGAAGGCCTCCTCGTAGAGCCGGTAGATGCGCTCGGCCTCCTCCCTCGCGGCCTTCACGAAGACAGCGCAGGCCGCCAAGTACTCGGCGTCCGTCTCGCCCGTGTCGCGTTCCGGCGGCTCGTAGTCCGTCTTGGCCTTCTTCGCCACGGCCTTGGCCACCTCGCAGCGCTGCTCGTACTCCACGTCCGTCTCGGGCGTTCGCTGGGGCGGCGGCTCGGCCATCAGCAGCCGCGGCACCTCGCCCGACAAACAGGCCGACGTCGCCACGATTCCCTTCCCCCACCTCCTCGCCGCCTCGTGGTTCATCCTCGGCATGTAGTAGAAACCGTCCAGCTGGGCGTCGTTGTGTATCCGGATGAGGTTGTAGAGGCCCTCCTCGGTCCTGGCCGTCAAGATCAGATGGCTGCTCCTCCGGCTCGCCTTCTTCAGCTCGGGATCGTCGCCCCGGTAGTCGTTGACGTACATTTCGCAATTATGAACGGCCACACCAGACACATAACTGTTATCCTCTTCAACATGAAGATTGTATACCGGACCATCATACCACCTACGATCCACGTTCCTTATCGGAAGATAGACAAAAGAATCATCACTATCCGTATACACCTCATCAGTATTGGCTGTCCTACCCCATCGAACATCATACCTGTCAAATTCTCCATTCTTCACGCATGACACCTGATAGGCTGCACCCTTCACTTTTGCTACGGCCAAACGACTCAAATGAGCCAACTCCCATGAACTCGTAGTCAGCACATCACCACGCTTGTTTGCATCTCCCTCCCAAAGACCCCAAATAAAAGCAGCCAAAAGGCTTTTATTCAATCCAAGGAACGAAATCGGAAACTTCTTCTCTTTCGCCCCCGCACCAAACATGGCCAACATCATCTTTTGAAGAATCACCGAGCAAACATAATAATCCGATGCCTGCGACACCCTTTCATTTCCATTTTTATCCGTAAAAGAGACCTCTCCAGCACATACCAATTCAAGGCCCAACTCGGACTTTAGAAATGTCCTCAGAAAATCAATTGCCCGCACATCCGATAAGTTGTTAAATGTCCACCTCACTGTCCCATGCTGCTGACTTCCCTCCGCCACATACAGCCCAAACATCCTCATCCAATCACCAGTCAGTGCGATCTCTACTGGAAAATTCCTATTTGACACCGTATCATTCGGCCCATTGCGAGTCCGATATGCCTTCCCCTCTCTATTCTCATACCCCACAACCCAATCCAAGACTTTTATCATTGACTCCTCTGTATCTGGAATTCTTGGAAGAACTGCATAACTCCTCCACAATCCACGGACTTTAGAGCCACTCCGAGCCGCAGAACACCTCATATTCGCCCGTCCAAATTTAATATCTTCCGGCTTCTCCCAGGAAAAACCAAATTCCCACTTGTGAGATGTCTTCCCGTACACCATAACGGGATGTTCCCCAGTAACCTCCAAGCCACTCTCCCCCCAGCATTCTATTCTGTACACTGTTCCTGAATAATTCCTCTTAGAGCATCCGACCACCCTTTGAAAACGCCCATTATGAGTAAGAACCTCATCCCCGACACGAACATCCTCAATCTTTTTCACCCCATTCTTAGCAAATATCGGCTGTCCAGGCGTCAGGCAACCGAAGATGGCCTTGATCCCGGCCTCCCTGCACGCCTTGTACTGCCGTATCCAGCCCCCCACGGAGCCGTGGTTGGTCACGCAGCAGAAGGACCGCCCCTGGGCCTTCAGGAGCTTCACAAGGTCCTCGACGCGCCCCAGGCCGTCCCTGATGCTGAACTCGTCATGGTGGTGCAGGCTAACGTAGGCGTCAGGAAGCGCGGCATGCACTCGTTCCCTCAGGGCGTCGTCGATGGCCCAAGGGTTGGCGACATGGGGGAACTTGCGAGAGAAGCGAGCAGAGCACTGGACGACGACAGCGGCCTTGGCGAGCATCATCTCCTGGACGATGTCGACACCGTCCTTCTCCCAGGTCACCGCGACCTCGGCCCTGTCCAAGCCGAGCTGCGCCACGTAGTCGTCCACGCAGAAGTCCTCAAGAGGCACCACCAGCAGCACAGCCTTCCAGCTCCCCAGCCGCTGCCCCTCCGGCGTCCCGCACCCGTCGTAGAAAGTCTGAAGGTCCACCATCGACCACCTCTCTGTATCGCGCCTCGTCCAGTCTCCAACCCTTATTATATCGAAAAACGGGAGCGTTTCGCGGAGCCTCGGGGGATTTTGGGTCAAGAAGGCATACCGACTTCCTCCCGGAGTACGGGAAATACATCCTCAGAAAGACCTCCGAACCCGGCATCGAGTCGGACGCCACCAGGATCGCCACCTGGTCCCCGTCGAACCCCGTCGCCTCCCGGAACTCGGCAGTCGGCTCCACCATCACCGGGACCTGACGGGCCGCGTGGGCCTTGAGCGACACCGGCTCCATCGGGAACATCCTCTGAGCCTCCCGCGACGTCGTCAGCCAAACCCCGTCCCCGGACCGGGCCACCACCGACCCGTTGAACCTCCGAATGCACGGACCGGCCATCATCTGGTTCAAGACCGGACGACCTTTCGCAACCAGGTGCGCCATGCGCCCCAGGCCGTCCGACCCAAGCTCCTGGTCGAACTCCTGGAACTCGCCCTGGAGATCGCCCTCCGCCGGCTCCATGAGCGACAGCGCCCTGGGCCGCTCGGCCTTTTCCGCCGCCACATGCTCGACAAGGGCCCCGAAGGCCTCAAGCCCGTCAACGAGCGGGCACGCCTTCAGCCAATGGGCAGGATAGGCGCGGCACACCCTCCGCATGCGGTCCGGGTCCAAGCAGACATCCCCGCAAACCACCACCGGCATGGCCGTCGGGATGGACAACACGGACAGCTCGTCGATCCGGCGGGCGGCGAAGCCCAGCACTCCCCACGAGACAAACCACAAGGTTATCTCAAGACCGCTCACGTCCAGACAGACAGACAGCCCCCCGACGCCGGAGAGGAAGGTCGCACCTGCCACCCTGGCCCTCGCGCGGCTGTCAGGGACAATCGGGCAAAAGGGAGCAGCCACCCTCCCGTCGTAGTGGAACTCGCCGTCCCACCGGAAAAGGTGACCGCCCTTCTCGTCATGCCCAAGCACGTCAGCCATCCTGCTTCATCGCCTCGGCTAGCGTCGCGTGCGTCTCCAGCGGAGGATGGCTCGCGACATCGCCGAGCGCGATCATGCACTCGACGATCTTGTCAACGATGGTCAGGGCGTCGCCGCCAGTGACGGCCTCGTACTCCCGGACGTACTTGCCGACCGCCTTCAGCGGCTTGTTGGCGAGCTGCTGCTTCGGATCGAACGCGTCCTCCGCCTGGAGCTTCTCGACGTAGGTGTTCAGGAAGTTGATGGACGACTCCAGCTTGCGGTCGAAGTCGGTCGCCGTCATCCCCTTGTGCCAATCGATCGAGTATCCCAGGAAGGCCTCGACGTTGCTGATCGTCGTGATCGCGCCGTCCCCGCGGGCCGAGATGTCGAACTCCAGCTCCCTCGGATAGCCGCGCTCCACGATGGAGTAGATGGCGTACTTCTTGGCGCCGCCCTTGTTGACGGCGGCTCGGCCGTACATGTCGTCCTGATTCGCCTTCACGTCGCCACCGACGGCCGTCAGGACGGCGTACTCGGCCTTCTCCATGGCCTTGATCGACCTGGTCTCGTTGGCCGCGATAACCGCCTTCCTGGCCTCGTTGAGGCTCATGTCGGCCACGATCATCGGCACCACCGTCTTGGCCCCGTACACCATAGCCAGGAAGACCAGGCGGTGACGCCCGCTCGTGCACTCCAGCGCATTCCCGACTCTCGCCACCTGAATGGGCGTGAACATCCGGCCATCCCGGAGCACCTCGAAGCCGATCCTCCTGACCTGCGTCGCCTCGATGCGCGAGCTCAGGTTAACGTGATTCTGAAGCGGACACGCCGCGTACACATCCTTGAGGCCGTCATCCTCGGGCTCCTCGCTGAAGATGGCCACGTCCTCGATGGGAACAGCGTCTCCCAGGTGACCCTTCATGATGTCCGAGAGCGGAAGCGCCTCCTCCAGCTTGCCAGCCTTGTTCAACATGTAGCTGACCATCTTCTGGGCCGGCGTCATCGGCTTCCGCGCCCGCTTCTTCGGCGGTGGCGGCATCGCGTTCCATCCGACCGACATGGTCTCCTGGGCGTCCGGGGTCTCCGCCTTCGTGTCGGCCTTGGACTCCGTTGCAATTTCCTGCTCGCCATCCTCGCCCAGCGACGGACCGGTCACAGGCTCGACCCCCGCACTGGTCGGGGGAGCCTGGCGCGGTGGAGCCTGGCGCGGTGGAGCCTTCCTCTTGGGCTTCTTCTCATCCTTGATCTTGGCCCTGGCCTTGGCCTCGCCGCCTTCACTCACGGCCTCTGGCGGAATCGCCTCCATCTCCGCTGCGCCATCCGTCTCCTCCGGCTTGCCGCCATCCCCTCCCTGGTTGAAGAAGTCATCGCCGTCATCCCCGAAGAAGTCACTGCCAAACAGATCATTGTCGTCCTTCTTGCCATCCATCTCGTTTTCTCCTTCTTGCCGTCGTAAAATCACCAGCCACACTCTCGTCCGCCCTATTATACACGTCGCCAGCAACAATTCTGAAAAATCCGAGCGATTATTTCCTCTTCGAGTCGATATAGGCCAGGACGGGCTTCGGGATGCCCTCTTCCTTTCCCGCCTTCTGAACCAGGTCGTAAACGTCGACCGACTCGGCCTCCAGCTCGTCCATGCCCCGCACGAAGGCGTTGGCGTCGAACTCGCTCATGTCCCTGACGATCTCCGCCACATCCTGCCCGAAAACGTCCGATCCTGGCTTCACGCACTCGATGGGGAGCAGCCTCACGGCCGGCGGCCTCCCCGCCCCGACCTCTATCACCGCGACCATCGGAACACGGTCGATCTCATCCATGGCGCCCCTGGAGACGGCCCCCGGGTTGCAAAAGGTCGTCCCGTCGACCACATGCGTGTCGTAGCCGTCGTGCATGTGCCCGGACAGGACCAGGTCGTAGGGGCACCCAACCCCGAAGTCGGCCGTCGACTCCACGTCGAAGAACTTCTTCTTGTTGGTGATCGACTGATGAGCCACGAGCACGTTGACCCTGCCAGGCGGCATCATCTTCCCCTTCGCATCCTCCAGCTTCTCCCAGACATGGCACGGCCACAGCTCAACCTCGCCGACCTCCGTCGGCCCCCACATCACCTCGAGCTTCTCGCAGTGCCTCGCCATGAAGGCCATGGTCGAGGTCTCGTAGGTCTTCGGGTTGTAGCCGTGGACGTCGTGCTGCCCGAGCACCACGTACGTCGTCAGGTCCGACGAGCAGATCGGCTCCATCACCCTGTTGATGACATCGTAGCTGAATATCTTGTGGTTGTTGAAGAAGTCGCCTCCGAAGACCACGAACTCGCATCTCTCGGCGGTCGCGCGCTCGTATATCTCAGCCACCTTCTCCACCAGCGCGGACGGGTAGTCGTCGACCCTGTGCCTCGGCGTCTTGCCGCTCAGCTGAAGGTCGGTGTAGAACAGCAACCTGGTCATGGTCGTCCTCCTTTGCGACACTATACGCCGCGAGGAGGGCAAAAAGAGAGGGCCGCGCTTTCACGCGGCCCTCTGGGAGGTGGGCGGGGAGGGGAGGACCCCGCCCGGGGTTAGACCTTGCCCGGCCTCGCGAACGTCGCGGGCTTGTCATTATGGCTGCCGACGGCGTGCCCGGAGCTGCCGAACTGCCTCTGCGCGCTCATGGTCGCCGAGACCCCGCTGCCCTGGGCCGACAGGTCGAGGGCCCGGATGAACCTCGTGGCAGCCGCCTGCTCCTGCTTCCCGTCGAACCAGAGAAGCCTGTCGGCGCTGTCGTTCGCCGCGTTCTCGATGTCGCTCTGCTGCTTGTCGGTCACGTTCGCTCGATAAGCCATGTCTCTATTCCTTCCTCAACGTGGCCCCGCCGACGCGCGCGATCTCCTCCATGCGCTCGTCGGGACGCCCGAGCTCTCCCAGGATCGTGTAGACCACGAGCCCTGGCTTGCCGCCCCGGTAGATGCCGCGATGCACGACAGAACCGGCGCCCATGATCCTGGACAGCATCTCGAAGCCGTGCTCCAGATACGCCTGGGGAACCTTCTCCAACACGTCGCCGTGGGCGATGAAGACGCAGCCGGCCGCCTTGGCCTGCTTCAAGTCGAAGCCGCCGACCAGGACGTTCCTCCGGAGGTTGTCCCGGATGGCGTAGCTGATGTCGTCCGCGGCGCCCCACTTCTTCATCGGGCATGCCCCGAACGTCACCGTGCCGGACTCAAGGATGTCCTTGAGGTCCGCCCTGTCAAAAGTCGTGAAGTCGGAATCCCTGATCGCGATGGTGTTGAACAAATGGAACAAGCTGGAGACGTTCCGGTTCGCCACATCCCAGAACTTCGCCACTGGCAGATTGGGATAGAGCCGGTTAATCCTGTCGTTGTCAATAACGATCAGGGGACTCAGGCTCCTGCCGGCCAGCTTCCCCGCGTCGCTCCCAACCATCGAGAACAGATCGTCCAGAACGCCGTGGGCGTTGAAGTTCACCTTGGCCCCCTCGGTCGTCTTGGGCAGCGCCGCAATGGCGCCGACCGCCGGCTTGCCACCCTCCTCCTCGACCTTAAACGACCTGGCGATGTCGTGAGCGATGTCGACGAGGGCCTTCGCGCAGCCGCTTCCCGTGCCGCCTCCGGCTCCGACGGAGACGAAGACACGGTCGAACTTGCGTCCGAAACTGCGCCGCATCAGGTCGTAGACGTCCTCGTAGTAGCTCTGAATTGCCTTGGCGCCCTTTGCCGGGTCCTTGCCCGCGCCGCCAGAGCCAATATCCATGACGAGCTTGTTCGACTCCGGAATGTCGATCCCGGCCAGGTCCTGGCTATTCGTGTTAACGCAGCACACGCGCCGATAGCCGAGCTTCCAGAAGCTCTCGACGATGCGGCTGCCCGCCTGCCCGGCCCCAACGAAGGCGTAGTCGAACGCGCCCTCGAACTCGTCCTTGACCACCTCGCCCTCCGCGACGCCCTCCTCGGGCATCGGGATGTCCGGAACGTCAACCAGGAAATCATCATTGACGATGTCGTCGCTCATTGCGCTCTCCTCGCTGTCTCGCGATATGACAACCCTGCGCCTCTCGGCATGTCCTCCCCCCTCGGCCCCCGCAAGTCCGTCACGGACGAACCGCGAACCGTGAAGCACCTCTCCCTTACCGCTCATGGCTTCCTCCATCTCGGCGTGGCACCGCTCTACACAACTGTCAGGATATAAAACGAATATTACGCCTTCAACCAGGACCTGACCTCCGCCACCCTCTCCTCGACGCTTTCCTTCTTCAGCTCGGTCAGGCCAACCTTCCAGTCCTCGGCGATGCCCCGCTCGATGGTGTGGATCAGGAACTGGTACCAGGGGTTCAGCGTCCTCCTCCTGTTGCTCTCCATCGGAAGGCTCCCCCGCGGACAGAGGAAGAGATGCGTGTAGGACCCAACGCTGTCCCTGCAGAACTCGAACACCTTCTTCAGGGTCTCGGGGGCGGAGTCGTTCAGCTCGCAGAGGGCGTAGGCCGCCAGGTCTATCGCCGTCCTGTCCGTCACGAAGAACTCGATACCCTCGTAGGCCTGAAAGGTCCTCTTGACCAGCTCGATCTGCCTGTGGCTGTTCGCCAGGAACCTCTCTATCTGGATGCCCGAGCCATAATCGTAGCCGTCCCGGTCCAGTATCTCCTGGGTAACGCACTTCGACGCCAGCAGCGGCAGCCCGAGCTTTTCCGCCAGCATCCTCGCCAGCGTCGACTTCCCGGTTCCCCCCGCGCCAACCAAACCTATCCTGTAGCTCATGTCATGTCCTCGCCAATATCGCCACGTCCGGATCGCTCATCATGACCGCGCAGAGAGAGAACCCAACGTCCTCCAGGTCCTCAGCCATCCACTCGTCCAGCTTCACCTCGACCACCCTCCTGTAGCGGCGTCCCACGACGCACGCCAGGCCTCCCCTCTCCATCGCCGCCAGCCCCAGGGAGAACGTCCTCGACAGAGCGGCCCGGTAAGACGCCTCGTCCGCCGCCATGGAGAGCTCGCCCTCCACCTGCGAGAACGGGTTGCACCCGAAATACGGCGGATGGACGAACATGCCCCCTATCTCCCTTCCGGGCCCCATCACCGTGGAGTCTGCCTCCACCACCCTCGGGACCCCCGACCTGACGCTGTGGGACACCAGCTCCACGCCGATGTCGTCGCACAGCTCGAAGGACGCCGGCGTCCCGTCCGGGACCGAGAACGGCTCCCACACCACCGCCGGGAAACCCGCCTCAAGCATCTCCCCGAGGAACTCCTCGAAGAGCACCGGGTTGGCATGGCCCGCCCCGAGCTCGTAGCCACCCTCGTCCCTGACGACGGTGGCACGCGTCCTCAACCTCCTGTAAGCCGTGACGGCCCCCGTCATGAGAGCCTCCAGGCCTCCTTGAGCAGGCTGGCGAAACCAAACTTCAGGAAGAAGGCCTCAACCTTCTTCGGGTCCACTTTCCTGGTCATCCTCGCCCTCGGCACGGGCACCACGTCCATCCTCTTGAGCGATTCGGCCAGCCTGAGCCTCTCCCCGCTGTCGAGAAAGACCTGCTCCTTCTTGCCGACCTTGCTCTTCGCCAGGATCGCAGCCCGTATGCCCGAGATGCCCCCATGCTCCTTGACGTACTTGTAGGTGGTCTTGGGCCCCCACCCGTCGACTCCGTAGATGTTGTCCTTCGACGGCCCCACCTCGCCCATGATCGCCCCGGCCTCGACCCAAAGCCGCGGCGCGAAGCCGAACTCCATCTCGAACCGCTCCTCGCTCCACGTCTCCTTCCGCATGGCGTCGTAGACGATCACGCCATCCCCGATGGCCTGGTAGAAGTCCTGGTCAGACGACACGATCACCGCCGACCCGGCCCAGCGGGCCGCCCATCTTGCGTAAGTGTAGAGAATATCGTCCGCCTCCACCTCGGGCATCGCGACCTGGAGGGTGTTGGTCACGGCCAGGCCGTCCCGAAGAACGTCCATCTGCTCGTACATGTCCTCGATCTCGGGAGGCTTCTCCTTCTCCCTCCTGGACTGCTTGTAGTATTCCGGCACGACGCCGGCCTCGACACCCACCTTCGACTCGGCCACGCGCCTCGCGCTGCCCCCCTCGGTGTCCCAGGCGACAATCCGGAAATGGTGCGGCCACTTCTTGTGGAGACTCACGAGCTGCCTGACGAAGCCGTAGACGAGCCCCGTCGAGCTGCCATTGTAAGCGAGGTTCTTCTTCTGGTTCGCCCAGAAGACGCGATGGGCCATGTTGTTCCCGTCGATCAGCAGCAGCTTTGGTCCCTCAGACATCATTTACCACCGTCGCTTCCACGTCTATCGCCCCTCTCGTGACCGGCACCCGCTCCACGCCGTCAGGACCCTCCTCCGGCTCCGGCGCCGGCGGATGCTCCAGGTGCGTGGCGTCCTCGATCTTCCGGCAGTATTCCTTGTCGGTCCTGAGAATCTCCAAGACCTGGACTCGACCCTGCCCCAGCTGCTCCCCCTTGAACGAGAACCAGGACCCCCTCTTGTCCACGACCCCCTTGGAGATGGCCGCGTCCAGGATGGCCGCCACCACGTCTATGCCGTGGCCGAACGTGATATAGAAGTCGGCCTTCCGGAAGGGTGCGGCACACTTGTTCTTCTTGACCTCCGCCCGATGCTTCGTGCAGACCACGACCCTGTTCTCCTTCGGCCCCTCCTTCACGGAGGAGATCCTCGCCATGCTGATCCGGATGGACGCCCAGTGCCGGAGAGCCCGACCGCCAGGCTGGGTGGTCTGCTCTCCCCACGACGCCCCGATCTTGTCCCTCATCTGGTTCGTCCAGAGCATCGTCGCCCGACGCCGCTTGACTTCCGCGGCCAGCTTGCGGAGCGACTGGCTCATGAGCCGTGCCTGCTCGGCGACGTGGACGTCCCCCATGGCCCCCTCGATCTCCGCCCTCGTCGTCAACGCCGCCACGGAGTCAACACCGATGAAGCCAACGCCGAGCTGCATCATCTGCTGGGCCACGTTGAGGGCCTGCTCGCCGTCGTCCGGCTGGCTCACGATCAGCCATTTCGTGTTGACACCAATGTTCTCGGCGTACTCCTCGTCGAAGGCGAACTCGGTGTCTATCATCGCCACATCCCGCTCCGGATGCGCCTTCTGGTACTCCGCGATCGCATGAAGGAGAATCGTCGTCTTGCCGCTGCTCTCCGGACCGAACACCTCGATGAAGCGCCCTTCCGGATAGCCTCCGCCCATGGCGTCGTCCAGGTCCATACATCCCGACGAGAACCGGGGAAGGACGATCCTGTCCCTCGACCCGAGCCACATCACCGCGTCCTTGTTCTCACCTCCGAAATCACCACTGTTGATCGCCTTGCAAATCGCCGTTATCTGCTGCTCCCGCGTCTTCGGCGCCTTCCTGTCGGCCTTCGCCATGTCCTCGCCTCCCTAAAGAAGCGGACGGGAGCCAAAAGGCTCCCATCCGTCATGGTTCTCGTCGTCAACCCTGGTCGCGCTTGGCAACGCAGGCCTTCAGGAAGGGACATCCCTTGCACTCAGTCTCGTTCTCGTCAGCCGTCCCGAAGCACTGCCAGGTGCTCGGGTCGATTTCCGAAAAGTCAGCCGCCGGAGCAGTCTCGACAGCAGCGGCTGCCACTGCCGCCGCAGCCTGGGCCGCAGCCGGAGCAGCAGCCGGGGTCGCAGCCGGGGCAGCAGCCGGGGCAGCAGCCGGAGCAGCAGCCTGGACAGCAGCCGGAGGCTCGGCAAACGCGTCGTTGGTGTCATCCGCCACCGGCGCGGCCGCCGGAGCCTGCCTTCGGGGCGCGGCCGGAGCCTGTCTCTGGGCCGCCGGCGCAGCCGCGGGAGCCTGGCGAGCCGGAGGCGCCACCGGCGCGTCATCCGCATTCAGGTCCAGCAACTCGCGAAGGTCGCCATGGAGCGCGTCCATGATGTCCTCACGCTTGGTCATCTTGCCGCACCTCGCCTTCAGGTCCTGCCTCGGAAGCGCCCTCTCCTCGTCAGTGAGCGGAGTCACCTTCAGGCCCTTGCCTTCCAGCACGGCCTGCGCGGAGTAAACCGTGCGCATCGCGTTCTTGCCGCGCGTCACGCAAATGTCGATGCCCTCGTCGTCGTCCGAGATGTCAAACTGGCACTGCTCGAAGATGCCCTGGATGTCGTTCCACGCCTCCATCCCGATGGTGGCAATCTTAAACCCGAGAATCTTGCTCTCGGAGCCATCCTCGCCAAGCTGGATGACATACGGGTCGTCACGGTCGATCACGTTCCACTTCAAGGAGTCGCGCGGCCGCGTCGCCGACAGAAGCTCCTCGAAGAACTTCTTCTCCTCGGGCGTCGGACTCTCCTGGAGAGCCATCCTCGCGATGGCATGGAGCTCGCAGACGGGGCACGTCTGGACCTCCGCCGCCTCTTCGGAATCAAGGTTCCAGTTCAGACAGTTCACCACCTTGGAGATGCGATGGTCCCGGTCGCCCTTGAAGGCATCCGGCTGGCAGAGCCCCCGGTCGCCCCTGCTCGTCGACGGCGCCACGAAGTGAGTCTTCACCTCCAGGAACCCGCCGCTGACGAGCCTGATGACATTCGGGCCATCCTTCCAGTTGTGAAAAATCCCGTTGACCCGACCGCCACCCCGGCCCTCCCGGGCCCGCCGCTCATTCAACTTCCTGATTTTGTCCAGAACGCTCATCACCGCCTCCTTTGCCTTTCTGCCTTTACTGGCCCGTTTCGGCGGCACCCTGCCGCCTCTTGCCTATCATCTCACGCACCCGCTCGGCCCTGGAGACCGGCGCCTGCGGCGTCGAGACCCTGGACCTGCCGGCACCCTTGTCGTATCCACTCCCCATGCTGGGATTCGAATTGTACAGGCCGTCCTCCTCAATCTGAGCGTGCTCGCGGATCGTGAACGACTTCTGCCTCCAAGCCTCATACCAGTTGTCGAGGGTGTCCATCTCACGCTGGAGCCTGTCCAGGCGCTCCTCCCACTTCACGACCTCCGCCTCGTTGTCGATCTCCAGCTGGGCCTTGACCTCCTCGACCTTCACCGTCGACTTGGCGGACGACCTGGAGTCGACCACCGCCCTCGCGACGACGTACCTCGGCCTCCTCCAGCGGTCATAGGCCTTCTTGCAGTTGGCCACGGCCCTCGCGGCGTCCTTCCGGAGCGTCCCGAAGTAGGCTATCGCCGCCGGCTGCATCGCCACGTGCCGGTCCAGGTCCATCTCGGTAACATCCAGGAGACGAGGGTCCGCCGTATCCAGCCTGATGCCGTTCAGCTCTATCGAACCAAGGTTCTCGCACGTCGCTATGATGTTCTCCACCACGCCCATTTCCGATCCTCCTACCTCAATCTGCCAAGTTCGTCTCTCCGACTGCCTCCACGAGCCTTCTCAGCTCATGCAATATTATACGTCCTTCGGAGTAGTCCTTGAGAGCCTTCCGGACCTTTTCGCTGTCCTCTTTTCCTATTCCCGACCGAAGCAGCACGCGCCCCCTGGAAACAACGTCGTGCGCCTCCTTCTCCTGTGCGTCCTGCTCGGCCTGCACGGACCCCATCTGACGGCTCTCGAAGATGAATTTGTGCAAGAAGAAATTGCTGCACACCTGCTTGAGCGACGGAGGGCAGAACTTCGGATTGTCAACCAGGTACTCCTCGAACAGCCAGCGGAGGTACGACTCCGCGTCGTGCCCCTCGTCCCGAAGCGTCCTGTTGGCCTGGTTCATCAACTTGGAGTCGACCGGCGTTATCTTGCGCCTGTACTCCAGGTCCATGAGCTGGAGGTACCGCGCCTTGAAGATCGAGATGAACCGCTTCCTGTCATTGTGGACGCGCCTCTGGGGCGAGACCTTGTGGCGCTGCTCCCAGATATGGCGGTCGACCGCCTCCCCCAGCATCTCAACCTGCCTGTAGACCTCCGGCAGCTCGTCGATGCCGAAATCCTCCACCATCGAGAAAACTATCACCATGAACCGCTCGACGCTGCTCTCGGGTATGGGCGTCCTCTTGATCTCATCGTCCATTGATGCACCGCTTGGCCATCGCCACCTCATCCTTGGAACTGGAAAGCAGGAGCGGCATCATGCAGTCGCTCCTTCCAGCCTCCTTGAACATCCTTATCGCCATCTGCTTCACGCCCGGCCTCTCCTCGTCGCACAGCAAGAACGCCAGCTCCTCCAGAGGCCCCTCTCCACGGGCGCCCAGCGCCCCCAACATCTCCCGAAGCACGCTGGGCTCCAACTCCTCCCTGGCCGCATCCACCACCACTTCCGAACGCCCCTTGGACGCCACCACCCTCGACGCGTCCGCCCTGACCCACGCCGAGTTGTCGCCGCCAACGAACCCCTCCAGGCTAGAGACGTCCACGCCGCCCCTCACCCGAAGCAGCCTCTCAACCATGATCCGGTTCGTGCTCCCGCTCCGGAAGCATCGGCTCAAAGCCTTGACCGCCCTGTCAGCAGAGACCATCAGCCAGCCCCCTGGCAATCATGCCCGTCTCCTCGTCGCTCCTCGGACCCTCCACGCCGGCCTCCGCCAGAACCGCCTCCGGACCCTCGACCCCCATCTCGTACAACCTGATGGCCATGCCCTTCCCGACGCCGGGCAGCCGGCATAGGGGCACGAGCTCAACCGGGATCGACTTCTCCACCTGGAACTCCAGACGGTCGAAGTAGTCCGACCTGCCCCACCGGCCCACCTCCCTGTCAAGCCTCCTCAGCGCGCCGAACACCCTCTGCCTGTCTTCGCGGAGCTGGAGGGACAGCCCCCTCAGCGGGCCGACGGACGGCCCCCCTACCAGAGACCACCACAGGACGCAGTTCACGATCGACCCGGCCACTGGCTCCAGACCTGACGGAAGCTCGTCCTTGAACTTCCCGGCCACCCAGAACCTCCCGGACAGATCGCCCGACCTCCTCGAAGACGGGACGCTCCCGAGAGCCCACGCCGCAGCCAGGTCGTCGTCCTCGGCCCCGAGCCTGAACACCTCGTCGAAGTTGGACGCCCACGCCGCCACGTCCACCGGATGGAAGTACATCAGCGACGCCACTCTTCCAAGCGACGTAGCCACGACCCTCCCCGTCGACTCCTCGATCGCCCCACAGTCCCTCAGAAGCCCCATTGCGCCGTCGACCGGCGACGGCAACCCCAGCGCCGCATGGAAGCCGCGCGAGTGCCACAAGGCCGCCGTGCGACCCCCACGGACCCTTCCAGCGCATATCTCGGGGAGCAAGTGGAAAGCCATGACGTCCTCGTCCCCCATGGCCGACCCCACGACCGGGTCCCCTCCTGGAGACAGCGCCTCTCCGGCGTAGTCGGCGTCCTCGGGGGACACCACCACCTCGATGCGGGCGTCGGCGCCTCCCTGGACGCGCCCGGCACGCCCCGCCATCTGACGCAGCTCGCCGACCGGAACCAGGGACGGCCCCCGTCTCACTCCCACTATGACCACGTTGTCAGCCATCCCCGAACCACCTATCGTACTCGTCGCTAGTCATGTTGCCACAAGGCCCCGCCTTCATGCCTCCCGCTCCACAAACCTGGCAAGCCAAGCTACGAACCAGCACCAGACGCTCTCATCTGCAAACTATACGCCGCCCGGAAACCTCTGAGCCACCAGTCACGCATCGAGCACCTCCCTGAGCCTCCTCATCGCCTGCGCGAACATCTCCCGCTTCTCCGGGTCGCTCGTGTTGTACGGGCTGGGATGCAGGCAGCCGACCACCTGGACCCCGTACCGGATCGAATGGACCACGTCCCCGCAGTGCTTCATGATCCCGCTCATCCCGGTCAGCATCTTGAAGGCGAAAGCCCCAAGGGCGAGCACCACTTTCGGCCGCACGATCTCGATCTCCTCCTCCAGGAAGGGGCGGCAGTTGTCCAGCTCCTCCAACGTCGGAGCCCGGTTGCCCGGCGTGTAGCAATGCACCACGTTGGTCGCGTAGACCTGATCCCTCGACAGACCAACCCACTCGGCCAGAGCCTCGTCGAAGAACCTCCCCGAGGCCCCGACAAACGGCATGCCCGCGGCCACCTCGTCACGGCCTGGGTTCTGCCCGACGACCGCCAGAGCGCAACGGACGCCCCCGCTGGAAAACACGTTGGACACGCAACCGTCGATCACAACCCCACCGATGGACTTGCACATCCGACATTCCAGGCATGCCGATCTGAGGATGTCCAGCCTCTCCTGCTCGCTTCTCATCCGATGCACTCCCCGTTCAGTAGACAATTACAAATCAACCGCTGCTGCCTATATTCACCCCCGCACCCAGGGTCGACGTCGACACCAGAACGTCGAGACCGGACGCGGGATCATCGAAAGCCTTCTCCATCGCGGCCCTCCGGCCCTTCGGCACCGACGCGTTGTGGAAGGCACAGCGCACCCCGCTCTCGACTAGACCCGCAGCCACCTCCCTGCCCACCCTCTTCGAGTGGACGAACACGATCGTCTTTCCCCGCATGGCCCTGGCCACCTCAACGGCCCTCTCGGCCTCGGACCCCCGCTCCGCCTCGTGGAACCTCATGTCGATGCCCGTCGGCCTCCACGAGCTCCGAACGCACTTCGTCGGCTTCCCGTTGAGACTCTTGACCCACCTGGCCACCTCCAGCGCGTTGGCCATGGTCGCGGAGAGCATGACGACGCGCGCCGACTGGTTGGCCGCGGTGAACCTCATGAGGGAAGCCTCAAGCGCCGCCCCTCTCACCTTCTCGCCCAGAAGGTGGGCCTCGTCGAAAACCACGCATGCGAGGCTCTCCACCCACTCGGAGTACGACGCCGACCTGACCTTGGAGTCGAACGACTCGACCGTCAGGACCGCCATCCTGCACCTCTCCCACTCCCGCGCCGTCGGCACCGTGTCCCCCGAGCTCAGCATCACCCCGTGGCCGACGAAGGCCCCGTTGGAGACCCACTCGGCATACATCCGGGCGCCCAGGCTCCTGTATGGACAGACATAGGCCACCCTGGCCTTCTCGTCCACTGACAGGTGATAGGCAAAGGCGCACTCGGCCAGCACCGACTTGCCCGTCGCGGTGGGAAAGGCCACGACCATGTTCACGTCCTCGTCCAGGAACGGAACGGCCGCTGCCTGGGCCTCATTGAACTCAGGGAAGGGCGGAAGGTACCAGGGGTACTCCGTCGTCCTCACAGGAGCCTCTCCAAGGCCGCCTCGACCTCGACGACCGAGGACGGCAGCTCCAACACCTCCCTGCCCTTGCGCGTCTGAAGGCCCAGCCTGCCACCCTTCTCCATCACCCAAAAGGCCGGCTTGCCATCCTTGTGGAACTTCCAAGTCTGGACGTCGCCCTCCCTGGAGGCCGACATGTCAAACTTGCCCCTGAGGGTCGTCAGCAGGTACTCCTTGGCGTCGGGCGCCGGAACCGTCTTCGGCTCGGGATGCCCCGGGGCCGGCGGCGGGCTGCCGCTCCTGACCCTTTCCGTCGTCTTGACGCAGTGCTTGGCGATCTGGCAGTTCGAACATGCCTTGGAGGTTTCCAGGTAGTGGCCGAAACACGAACTCGGCAAAAGCTCCCCTATCGCCTTCCTCTTCTCCATCATCACATCGGCAGCTGTCATCTCTCATCTCCAGCAAAACGCTCCCTGAAAAACGGTCGCACCACCTTCAGGTAGAACGGGTACGCCCTCTCGTACGGCGCGCCGGAAATCCTGCACGCCCCCATCACACTAATCTTCCCTGGCGGCTCGTAGTCGTCCTCCTCGGGATCGCCGTCGAACAGAGCCGTCAAGAAGCCCCGAAACTCCGGATGGAGACCGAAGAGCTCCCTCAGCGCCTCACGCATGTCGAACCTGTCGCATCGGTCCCCTTCCTCGCTCGCATCAACAACCCTCTCGATGATAGCCGGCTCGGACAACACGACTCGCCCCTTCCACCTCTTGCTCTTCCGATACTTCCCATTCAACACGCTATGACAGACGCGGGAGGTCCAAGTGGTGAACGCCCCCTTCAAGGGCTTGTAGAGGTGGAGCTTCATGAATATGCGCCGGAAGCACTCCTGCTCCAAGTCTTCAATCTCATCGTCGCAAGAGGTCGCATACTTGGAAGCGAAGGTATGAACAAGCGCCGCCACGCTGTCGCGGAGGCTCTCCTCGAAATACGGCCTCGCCCGAGCCCAACCAGGATGGTCAACCTCGAAGCCGGTGCTGATGACAGCGGCAAGATACTTCTGGGTAACCGGAATACGCTCAATCACCGGAGACCGCTCAGCCGGCATCCCGACCAGAGCCCCGGCCGAAGGACTCCCGGAACGCCTGAAGGTGGGTGCCATCTCGATGGTCTCGATGCGGTCTGGACAGACAGACGCAGACATAAGAAACCCTCCACACGATGCCGATTGCCCGGCTTGCCTTGCTTGTGCTTATAAAAAAATGCCTATGATGCAATCTACAACCACCGTCAGGCTTTCGCCACCAGTCGACGAGATTTTTTTACAACTTTCTGTATCTCGCTGGAGTCTAGGTTCTTAGGGTCCTTCCCGACCGGCACGTAGCACGGCCTGACCTTGAAGTTCCGAACAAGCTTCGCAGCGATCTTGTCGGTGGCCTCCCTGCCGGCGCTGTCACCGTCCATCAAGAGCAGGACCTCCTCCGGCGCCAACGTCGCCAGGAGCCTTATCTGAGGGCCGTGGATCGAGGACCCCAAGAGGGCGCAGCAGGACGGCCATCCCTCCTGCCACAGCTTCATCCTGGACCTTGCGTCCTCCACCAGCATCACCCTGTCGCCCTGCCGGCAGTCGTCGTATCCATAGAGGCAGTCGGACGCCCCGAAACCGAGAGGGTAGAGCGTCTTCCGGTAGTCCCCTCCAGCGGGGTGCTTCGCCGTCCACCCGCTCTCGCCGAGAAGGTCGACGGCGCAGAAGCCGACCAGCTGGCCGTCATGCCGGAAGGGGATGATCGCCCTGTCGCAGTAGTAGCCCCAGCTCCTCTCGAACACCTCGAAGCGGTCGACCGTCTCCCTTGATATGTTGGTCGGTCCCTTGCTTCCCGGCGGATTGACGAAGAACTCATAGAGCCTGTCGGACGTCGGCCTGGCCGCCAGGTCCGCCCCGATCTCCCCAAGGCCCGAGACCTCGCGCCCTTCCTCGTCGACCTTCTGCCTCCTCATCTTCCGGAGACGGTTCCTGAGCCCCGCCAGCTCCAGGTCGCCCATGGCGGCACTTGTCGACCCCGCGAGGAACTTGGCCGCGTCGTCAGCCCTCCGGCACTCCAGAAGCCGCCTGACGATCCACACGAGATTGCTTCCACGGCCCTCCGTGAAGCAGAAAGTCTCACCGGTCTCGATGTTGACCGTCCAGTACGGATGCGACGGCTGCCGGCCAGTATAGAGGTGGTGGTCGGGGCAAAAGCCCCTGATCTCACCTCCCCTCACCCCCTCGTGCTCGATCCCGAGCTTGTCCAGCACCGTCGGAACGTCCACGCTCGGCATGAGCCACGAGATGTTCTTGTATCTGAGCCTTTCCCTGACACTGGGGCCGTCCATGTCCTCAGCCGCCCCTGTAGTAGCGCCGCCTCATGCTCGGGTCCCAGGCCGTGAACTCGTCATCCACGTTCTGGTCGTTGGCGATGAAGTCCATGGCCTCAACGCATTCGGCGTCGGCCTTCCACGCCGCGTTCATCACGAGCGCCTCCGGAGTCGCCGGAAGCACGCCGACCGCGTCATGGGACATTATCGCGTGCAGCACCCTCATGGCCGTTGCCGCGAACGCGACCGGCACCTTGTCGCTCTCCCTCGGAGCCATCGCCTTCCGCATCGCCATGGTCAGACGGCACAAGGTCAACCCCTTGACGCCGATCAGGACGCCCCTGGCGGTCTGGGCCGGGATGCAGTCAATGAAGCCGTAGGCGTCCGGCGCCCCGGCCCGGTGAAGCAGCGCCGCCGACAGGAGCACCGCCATCTCCCGGTCGCCCATCGGATAGAGGGCCGCCATGGCCCTCGCCGTCTCAGCCACCCGCACCACGCTCGCCAGAAGACCGCCGACGCAGCCGTAATACGGCCTCACGCCACCCGGAGCCTCGACGAAACGGGAAAAGAACGAACCGTCGTAGGTCGCCTCCACCATCCTGGAGCACGTCTTGTCGTCGCCCTCGTAGCCGACGATGGCCTCCTTCACCACGTCGAAGCGGTCGGCAAGCTCGCCAACATCTTCCTGGTCGTAAACAGGGACATGGTCCACCATGTCCTGCGGAGGGCTTTCCGGCTCCAGGTTCCGCGCGACCATGGACGGCCTCCCATGGTACTCCTCGACGAAGATCGCGGCAAACACCCAGCCGCCACGCTCCACCCCGTCCACCTTGCCCCAGAACTTGACCGGACGGCTCCCCGACCGGTCCCGAAGAAGCATGTCGGTGTAGTCCTTGCCGCCCGCGGTCAGCTTGATGGCCGACTGCTCGACGTAGTAAAGCCCCGAAAACTGGTCCCCGATCTCCTGGTGGGCGATCATCGCATGCCCGCTTGACCCGTTGCCACTCATGTCGCTACCTCCTGCTGCCATGGTTTATTGCCCACTGGCTTTCCGCATTATACGCCGCACCATCCGATTCTCCGGAACCATTCGCCTTTTTCCTCTCCCTCAACTTCTCCAGGACCCCCTTGGGAGCTTCCCGGGCCGGAGGATCTTGAGGCGCCGACGTCGGCGGAGCCTTCCTGGCCGGAGACGCCTGCTGAGGATCGGGAGGATCGGGCTGCGTCGCGGCATCCGCGGCGTCCGCCTGGGCGTCGATCTCCTCGATCACCCGTCCGACCAGGACCTGGTGGCGCACCCTGAACCAGAACTTCGGCCCGTCGCGGTTCTTCTTGACATCCGCCATCCAGAAGACGTCCTGCTCCCACTCCTCCCGGTCGTCCTGCGTCTCGTCCTTGCCCTTAATCGTGATGATGATGAATGTGTTCGAGACATGTATCTGGGCCTTGGACCCGTAAACGTCCAAGTTGCCAGCCCTCTTGCCCTTCTCCTGCTTCGCGTCCACCTCCGTCGCGGCCTGCGTCGGCACCACCACCGCGCAGTCGCACCACCTGGCTATCTCCTTGCAGTCCGCCGCCGCCTTCGCCTTCTCGTCGTTCTCCCCCCACGCCTGCTGTATCGGCTTCACATGAGGAAGATGGTCAATCACGACGACGTGAATCTTGATCCCCTTGGCCTCCAACTCGCGGATGGCCTCCTCCACCAGCGTCACGTCAGTGAAGGCCGGAACCTCCCGGACGAAGATGCGCCCGATACCGGGCTTCCGCATGTCCACATCCATGAAGTCGGTCCACTCCTGGATGCCGGCATCGGTGATGGTGGCCCGCTTGAAGTCGTTGTAGGGGATATTGGTCAGGGACGCGTCGAACTTGTGCTGGACCTGCTCCAGGCTCTCCTCGTTGGCAATATGCAGGACGTTCTTGTCCTCGTTGTTGAGGATGATGCCCCTCTGGATCGCCCTGACGAACGTCGACTTGCCGCTTCCAGTCAGGCCCGCGACCAGCGTCAGCTCCTTCGGGAAGAGGCCGCCAGTCATCCCGTCGAACCTCGGAAAGCCCGTCTTGATCCCGAGGTACTTCTCGGGGTGGGCCTGCTTGTCCCGAATGGTCTTCTTCCTGTCCTCGTAGTCGGTGATCTCCACCACCGGACTCGCGTCGCGCTCGACGGACATGCTGACGGCCGCCCTCTTCCAGAGCGCCGCGGCGTCGACTATCCTGCCGGCCTCAAGAGTCTCGACCACCCTCTCCGCCTCGTCCATGATGAGACGGCCGATCCTCGCCTCGTCCAGCAGCTTGATGATGGCGTCCGGGCTGTCGGTCGACTTATTCGCCGCGACCAGCTCCCACTCGGCCAGGTAGTGCGGATGCTCCTTCTTGTCGACCAGGCGCTCCAGCTCGTATTCGAAGAGCTTCCTGGTGAGCCTCGCCTTGGAGGCGGTCATGGCCTCCCTGGCCCTGGAGTAGATGAACTTGCGCTCCGGACTGGAGAACAGGCCCTCCGTGGCTCTGCGGACGTAGAGCCGCGCCATGACGACGCTGGCCGTCACCGAGGAAAGGTAGGACCTCTCCAGGTCTGTCGTGTCGTTGAATCCCGCCATCCCTACAACATCCTCGCCACGTCCATCGGCCCGAGGCGCTTCAAGACGGCCATGTCGACATCGTCCCCGAGCGCCTGCGCCGACAACTTCCCCTTTGAGAAGAGCACCTTCCTGATACGCTCCTCAATCGTCGCTTGGCATATAAAATTCACCACGGTGACCACGTTCCTCTGCCCTATCCTGTGAGCCCTGTCGGCCCTCTGCTGCATGATGGCCGGAGCCCAGTTGTCGTCGTAGTTGACGACCACGTCGGCAGCCGTGAAGTTGAGCCCGGCACTCATCGCCTCCGTCCCCACCATCAGGTCCAACGTCTTGTCCTCGTTGAATCTCTCCTGCATGGCCGCGCGTTCCCTCTTCGGGGTCTCTCCCCACAGATAGAGATACTTGAGGCCCAGCCGATCGAACTCGGGCAGCAGCAATTCGGCCATCTTGGCGTACTGGGTGAAAACCAGGACCTTGTGGCCATTCTCGACCACCGCCTCCTGAAGCACCTCCTTGAGGGCCTCCATCTTCGACGACCTGATCCCGCGCGGCATCAGGCGCTTGGCAGCAGAATCCTTGGAAATGGCAACATGGTCAATCAGCTCCGAATGGTCACACCACTGCTTGCACCGGATAATCGCGACCATGGCCTGTGCGTCCATAGTGGCCTCATGCCCGTGAGAGGCCAGCTCGTCATACACCTTCTTCTCCCTCGCCGACATGACGACCACCCTGTTCTGGTAAATCTTGTCCGGCAACTCCTTCAGGACATGCTTCTTCAGACGCCGGATGAAATAGGGCCCGATCCTCTCACGCACCTCGGCAATGCGCTTGTACCCCTTGACCTTGCCGTACGGATCGCAGATGGCGTGCTTCTGCATGAACCTGGTCTTGGACTCCAGCAGCCCGGGACAGATGAAGCCCATGACGCTGTGAAGCTCCTCCAGGCGCCCGTCGAGCGGCGTGCCGGTGAGCCCCATCCGGAACTTGGCCCGCAGCCTCTTGACGTTCCGGGACCTCCGGGAGGCATGGATCTTGAGGGCGTGGCATTCGTCGACCGCTACGAGGCCCCACTTCCGAGTCCTCGGACCGCTCAGCAGCCGCATGCGCCTCCTCATCTTGGCCTCATACTCCAGGCGCTTCGCCTTCTGGGCGTCCGTCTCCCCCTTCCTTGTCTTCTTCTCCCGGCCACCGAAGAGGTCCTCGGTCACCAGCTCGAAGTTCGTCACGTAGAAGAAGGCGTCGTCGCGAAGCCACTGGGCCATCCTCTGCTCGGGCGTCCCGTCTATCACGACATACGGCTCGTCGCAGAACTTCTCCAGCTCGATCGGCCAGTTGTACTTGAGGGAGGCCGGCGTGACGATCAGCGCCTTCTCGATCCCCTCGGAATCCTTCAGGAAAAGCGCCGTCGCTATGGCCTGCACCGTCTTGCCAAGGCCCATTTCATCGGCGACGAGAACCCCTTCACCGTTGGTCATGCAGAACTGAACGCCGAGCTTCTGGTAGTTTCGGAGCGGCAGCTTGAGGCCGGGCACCCTGAGGCGCACGGGGATGTCCTCCCTGGACAGGTGGCGGAGCTGCCTCAGCCTCCTCTCCTTCTCAGACTGCCCCCTGATCCTGCTCTCGACCTGCGGAGAGACGACTATCCCCGGCATCTCGTCGACGAGGTAGTTGAGGTTGGATATGGTGAAGGTGACCTGCCAGACCTTGTTGAAGCTGTCCCAGGTCCCCCCGATGTCCTTGACGACGGCGCTGTCGTCCTTCTCGCAACGAACGGCCATCCTGCCATCTTCATCTATCGTGACCCAAGGCATGCCGGTACTCCTCTAATCCATTATACGCGACCGGACGCCCTTGTCCGGGTCACGTGACGGGCTGGAGGAGATTTATCACGCCTTCGACCGTGGACAAGTAGACCTCGCCGCTCGCCAGCGTCACGCTCACGTCATAGACGTACTGGCAGATGTCGAGGGTGCCCGTGTCGGCCGGGACCAGGTAGAAGAAGCACTCCCCCTCGTCCGCAGCCCCGATCTGGCCCTCCCCGGCAACCGCCGTGCTCTTCTGCACGACCACCGGGTCGCTCTTGGTTTGGCGCATCGTGAACACGCACGTCGCGCCCGTGAGGTCGACAACCTTGAGCTCCGAGTCCTTGATGAAGACGCGAAGGCGCCGATTGCTGCCAGCATAGAGTTCGAAGCTAACGTACGGCACTGCTCTTCTCCTCATGGGATAGTTGTTGACGATCCCGCACAATCTGGTCTCTGCGACCAGTATCCCCAGCAGGTCGCACGGGTGCAGCTCGCTTGCCTTGTAAAACACTTCAACCGGCATCTCGCGCCCTCCTGTTCAACACCGCGGCCACCGCCTCCGGGGACGTGTCGCCAGCCACGGCCATCTGCGCGGCCCCCCACCCCTCCTCGGCCGGAACAGCCCCGTTGGTCCACACCACGGTCGCGGGAACCCCCAGGGCCGCCGCGAGATGCTGGAGCCACCCGGACCCGCACAGGACCTCGTCGGCCCTGGAGACGAGCTCCACGGCGGCGCGGACCGACTCGCAGCTGCGAACCATGTTGATCTTGCGCCCCGACAACTCTATGAGCCTGTCCCACTCGCCCGAGCCCCACCCGTCGAAGCAGAACGCCACGACGCCTGCTCCGGGCTGTTTCTCCGCGACCATCTCCGGAGGACCCCACGGGACCCCCACGTATCCGGCCGACCGGCAGAACCACTCCACCACGTGCCTTCCATGACGATCCTCCGGCACCGACAGCGGCCTGGCGCCACCCTCTCCCTCGCCAATCCCGGAAACCGCCCTCACCAGCTCGGCCTGCCACGCGTCCGCCGGCACCACCTCGAAAACCGAACAGTCGTCACCCCTCGAACACGACGCCAGCGCCGCCACGGCCAGAAACGCCATGGAGCGGTCCCGCGGAAGCGCGTAGGTCTTCCGCCTCCTCGGGGCATCTGGCGCCTTTGGAGCAGGCTCATCGGCCTTCTCCGGAACCTCCTCCTTCACCCTCAGCCTCTCCACGTCCCGAAGCCTCCTCCTGGGATAGTCGCCGTACATCCCCTCCGCCACGAACAGCCGGGACCCGACGGGAAACGGCGTGAGCGTGGCCATCCGGAACCAGAGCTCCGCCCTGCCACTCTCCCCGTCGCCCATGGCCATGTCCCCGAGCATGCACAGCGGCTCGGCGAACCGCATGTCCTCGGCCATCGCCAGAAACAGCTCCTTCCTGGCCTCCGCGCGACGATCCAGCCTGTCGAGCGCCTGCGCCTTGTAGTAGCGGGCGAAAAAGCGCTCCTCCGGCCACTCGGACCTCAACAGGTACTCGTCGTACTTGGCCACAGCCTCCTCCCGGCGACCGCACTCCCGGTAGGTGTTTGCGAGATAAAATACCGTCCTCGTGTCGCGCCTTCCTCGCTCGTTGTAGTCCTTCTCCAGGATCGCCAGGTTGCGGACCAGCGACAGGACGTGCCTCTTGCCCGGGAGATGCTGAACGGTCACGTCCACCCTCTCGACCGGAAGCCCGTTGGTCAGCAGGAACTCGTGGCAGGCGTGAGTCTCGTCAAAGAGCACCCCCTTCCCATTCGGCAGCATCCTGGTGTGAGTGAACCTGAGGTTCCCGTAGGCCACCGTGAACTCCATCAGCCGGTCCCCCGGAGTGGCCCCCAGGGACTTTATCCTCCTGGCGTTCTCCTCGTCCACGAAGTCGTCGGCGTCCAGCCACACGACCCAGTCCTCCGTGCACTTCCTGATGGCCTCGTTCTTGGCCACCCCGAACTCGAAGTCGGAAATATCGGTGTCCTTGTCGAACAGCTCGGACGACTGGACACGCACCGGCCCGAAGCCGGACGCGACCTCGACCGTTCTGTCCGTGGAGCCCGTGTCCACGAGAACCACCTCGTCGGAGAACTGGAGGGCGCACTCCAGGCAACGCCCTATGACCTCCTCCTCATTCTTCGCAATGATGGCTACCGATATGCCCATGCCATACTATACGCCTCCCTTGGCGCTCCCCCAGAACCTGTTGTTGCTATCATGCTGCGCCTCGGTCCGCTTCTCGAACCGCCTGTTTGCACAGCCTTTCCGGACCCCGCAGAGGGTGACCGTCGCCACGGACGCGGCCAGCGACTGCCCGAAGAGGGTGAAGGCGCCATCCGCCTCCCTCCTGGCCCCGACCGGCAAGTCGGCGTCGACGACGACCGACAACACCCTGACCGTGCCCGGCTCGCAGACGCCCACGAACATCGGATCGGCCGCGAACCTGGTCGTGGCGCCGTCCAGACGCACCTCCATCACGTCGAAGAAGAGCACCTCGGGCGACTCCATGCAATAGAGCGCTCGGTAGCCGTCGTCGGTCGGGACGATGGCCTCCTTGGCGCCACATGGGCCCTGCGGACCCTGCGGACCCTGCCAGCCCTGGTTTCCCTGCCAGCCCTGCCAGCCCTGGACGCCCTGGACGCCCTGATTGCCCTGATTGCCCTGAACGCCCTGGACGCCCTGGTTGCCCTGCCAGCCCTGATTGCCCTGATTGCCCTGCCAGCCCTGGACGCCCTGATTGCCCTGCCAGCCCTGATTGCCCTGCCAGCCCCGATTGCCCTGCCAGCCCTGATTGCCCTGCCAGCCCTGGAGACCCTGGGAACCCTGAGAACCCTGGGAGCCGCCGTCCCCCCCGACCCCCTGCGGACCCTGCGGACCCTGCGGACCCGTGATGGCGTACCACCCGTCAACGACGATGCCGGGACCGTTGCCGCCCGCCATCGCCACGTTCAGAATCTTCGGCAGCGTGAAGATCGGGACCAGGTCGAAGGTCTTGTCGGCGAAGCCCGTGCCGGAAAGGGTCGGATACGTCAGGAACCCCCCTTCTACGTACGCCCGGATGAAGCGGCCGGTGGTGTAGCACAACACCCTCTTCGCGCTCTGGTCCTCGGCCAGGTCCTGGAAGTCGTGCGACTTGTCGCCTATCGGCACGATCTCCGACGCGCTGTAGTCGGCGTCCGTGTAGGCCGCCTTCACGTTCGTCCAGAACCACAGGTGGAGCATGTTGGACGTCCTGTCGAAGACCACCCGCGGAGCGAAGACCTCTATCAGCGGCTTGATGGCCGTGGTCGCCTGGTAGAAGTTCTCGGTGTAGGGCACCCACCTCATGCCGCTCACGAGCTCGTTGCCTGCCAGGCGCCCCCAAAGCAGGACGCGTCGCGCCTTGTCAATGGTCTCCTGCGGCGACGACTCGTAGAGCGTGCTCGTCTGCAACCCGTCCCGGTATATCTTCATCCCGGAGCTCGCATCGAAGTAGCTCATCTCCGGAATGAAGGCAACAACGTCCCTATCCTGCGCGACCACCAGCTCGGCGTTACGCGAGATATGGAAGAACTCCTCCGGTCTCTCATTGACGAAATCAGCCATGCCGTCTCCTCAGACGCAAATCACCACGGCCCTGAGAGGCAGGCCGGGGTCGCCCCCGTTGTAGACGACGAACTCGTCCTTGTCGTCCGCCTCCGGGTCCTCGCCGTGATAGCCTATCCCGATCTCCCCGACGTCGCCGGAAGGCAGGCCGCGGCTCGCCCTCACATGGACCGAGACGACCGCCCATACCTCGCGGGCGCCATTCACCTTCACCACGGTGCCCGACGGCCCCGGGCTGTCAAGGTCCACCCGCTCCACCCTCCTGCCGCCGACCTCCGCGACCGCGGCCGGGAACATGGACGCGGGAAACTCGTCCTCGCCGATCCTCACCACCGACTCTGGCCCCAGCTCCAGGACCTTCGAGACCACCACCTCGTCCTGCCTCAGCTTCCTGCCGTGCGGGTTCTCGGAATCGCCCACGTGCCTCGACAGGTCCGACGAGTACAGCTTGCCGTCCGGGTCCGCGTTCACGGACCCCGGCTCCGAAGTCAGGTCTACGACGGCCATGAGAAGCCCGACGCCATCCCTCGGATAGGTCAGGGACGCCGCCCTCACGGCCGAGCAGTCCTCGTATGTCCTGGCCGACAGCGTCAGGTAGAGATGATACGAATGGCCGGCCTTCAAGCCCTCCCAGCTAACCATCTCGGTCTTGAAGTAGACGCCGTCGTGGACCCCCTCGGCCCCCGGGGACGCCCCCGTCGCCGACACGGTCACGCGGAAGGAACCCCCCGGCTCCGGCTCCAGGCGGTAGCTCCCGTCGTCAAAGACGCACGACCGCACGCCGCCCATGCCGCCAAGCAGCATGTTCTCGACGACGTTCCACTTCTTGAGCTCCTGCTCCGGGATGATCCTGTCCCCGTACCACAACACCGGCAGCCCCAGGTGTCTCGTGCGCCTATTGTATCCCTTTCCTTTCATCCCACGACCTCCTCTCCGCCAATCCCGGTCTCGCCGACGATGAAGATCTTCTCGCCTTTCGAGTTGACCTTCTTGACCTCCGGAGGCGGAGCGCCATGCGACCCCGACCTGGCGATGGTCGGCAGCGCCGACACTTCCGCGTAGGTGTTCTGCCCGAACCTCGTGTTGAACCAGTTTCTGGAAGCTCTCATGTCGTCCTCATAAACTCAAGATCGGTCGTCCAGGTCTTCGCCTGGAAGTCCATGTTGTGGGTCACGCTGTAGATGACCAGGTCCGACCCCCACATGTCATACGGCTTGATGTCCGCGTTTCCAGCTATCGTCGTCCTTCCGACCAGCTGGTAGACCTTGGTCGCCGACTGGATGTTGTCGGCTATGTCGCCATACTCCGAGCTCGACATGAAGCCCGAGATCGGCTTCACGATGGCCTTGGCCCACGGCACGTCCGGAACCGTCGAGTTGCTCCGCAGCTCGATCCTCGGAAAGATCGGCAGCTCCTCCAGGCTCGTGTTCTGGCCGTCCGGAACCTTCTGCAGGCCAACCACCACGATCTGGTTCCTCAGGTCCTCGAAGTCCGGCGTCGTGTCATAGCTGACGATGACCGTGTCGTCGTAGCCCGCGGACCTGTCGGGCCCCAGAATGACCGGGAGCCCCGTCAGGCCCCCGAGCTCGTAGAGGTAGATGCGGCCGTCCCGGACCACGTAGTTGTAGTTCGTGTCCTGCATGATCTCGTCAAGGGCCGACCTGACGCTCGTGCCGGTCTTCCAGTCGAACCGCGCCACGTTGATGTCGTCCGAGACCGAGAGGTCCTGGAAGACCGCGGACGGCGCGAACGAGAAGTCGGGAATGATGCCGGCGTACTTGGCCAGGAAGGTGAACGCCTTGGACAGGCTGTCCCCGTCGAAGAACGGGGCGAAGACCAGGGCTATGTCGTCCAGCTTCTTCTCCAGCCCCACCAGCGGGATCGTCCAGGTGGCCCCGTCGACCGAGTCGTTGTCGGAGACCCCCATGGCGAGGCCCGTGAAGATGCGCCCCGCCACCGTCCCGAAGCCGCCGGTCGCGTCGATAGTGATGCCGCCAATGCTCTGAACAGGCTCGGCATCCTGGCCCGCGACTCCGAACTTGTCCACCGAGATGCTGCCGCTGGAGTCGTCGATGCCGACGGAGACGGAGAGCTGCGTGATGTAGTTCCACCAGTCGGCCGCCGGCGACGGGTCGGCCGGCGTGCCTCCCGCCCAGGTCAGCACGAAGTTGCCGTTCCCGTTCTTGACCGGAAAATCCCGGTCCTCGTTGACCCTCAGTATCTCCCCGAAGAGCTGGCCCCCGTGCCTGTTCGGGAGAGCCTGCCTCATCCTCCACTTGACGTAGCGGTACGACGTGTCGGCCACCGGACCGGGATACGTCGTGTCGTTGACGGTCGGGGCGTCGAGCGTCGTCGCGGTCCCGTTCTTGGTCCATATCGGGTACATCGTGTACTCGTATTCGGTGTCGGGCGTGTCGTCCGACGCCGCGAACCACTCGTCGAACCAGCACTGGGCCGAGAAGAAGCAGGGGAGATAGGCCAGGTCCAGACGGCAGTTCTTCACCGTCACGTCCATCTGCGTCCCGAACGACGGAAGCACCGACGTCACCCCCGCGCCCACGTCGACCAGCACCTCCGCCGGTGCCGTCGGGTCGAAGCCGGTCGAGTACGGAGCGTTCAGGATCGAGGCCGTCTTCCGGTAGTACACGAAGGTGCTGCTGGTGAAGACCACCGAGGGGGAGTCCTGAATCCCGCTCGCGACCACCAGGCCGTTCCATGTCGGATAGACAAGGATGACATAGGACGTCCCCTCGGTGACGTGCTTCTGCTGGGAAGGGCCGCCCTTCGACTTCCCCTCCGCCAGGTTCACCGTCTGGGTGTTGTCCGCGTCGCCACCCGTCAACTTAACCTCCATGGAGCCGCCGTCGTTGATCGTCATCTCAACGGCCCCGAAGGCGATCCCTATGGTCCACGGATTGTTCTTGGTCTCCGCCGGGTCCGCCGTCCCCGGCTGGTTCTGAACCACGTTCAGCATGAGGCAGAACGCCCCCGTCACCACCAGCTCGTCGGACGTCTCCCAGTTGCCCGTCGGAGGGCTGGCCGGGCTCTCCAGCCTCAGCGTCACGGTAGAGGACGCGGCATCGTCGTCCTTGTACTTGACGCTCACGTACTGCGACCCTGGCGACGGCCCGATCTGGGCGTACTCGAAGATTGAATCGAGACTGACGCCCACGACGGTCCAGTTGAACAGGTCCTCGGTCAGGTCGTCCGGATTGAAGGCCTTCATCTTGTCGCCGGTCGCGTTCAGCCCGTTGTCCACCAGGATGTCCGACGGCACGAATATCTTGGGCATGACCGAGTTGGTCGCCGCCACGAAGCCGGACGGCGCCTTGAACAGCGTCTCGTCCCACACGTCCTGGGCCACGAAATCCGGCTTGACCGTCGCCAGGGCGTCATCCAGCGGGACGAGGATGAAGAACGCCTGGCCCTGGTCGGTCGGGTCGTACGAGGCGTAGGCCGGATCGAACTCGCCCTCCCCGTAGAGGAAGAACTTCTGCTGGTCGTAGACGATGCGGGAATAGGTGTCCCGCTCGACATTCGGATCGGTCGGCTCCGGCACCGTGTTGGCTATCGTGACCGTCGGATTGCTCATCGGAACAGGACTCCCGACTTCTCAAGGGCCTTCCGGACCTCTCCGGTGTTGATGGCGTTGCCCATGATCTGGATCACCTCGGACCGGAACATCCTGGTGTTGAACTTGACAGTCAGCTCTCCGACGAACTTCAAGGCCGGAACGCCTGCGTCGCCCGCCGCCTCGCCTCCTCCCGCGGCTCCGGCGACCCCCGCGAATCCCGGAGCCGTCTCCACGCCGGCAGCGGCCTCGTCGGACATGTCAGAGTTCGCCCTCTCTATGTCGCGCTGGCTCGCCTGCACCGTCTCGTCCGGGACCACCGCCTTGTTCAGGGCCGCCGGCTCGCTGGCGGCGAAAGCCGACGAGACGACCCCGATGCCATCCCTGATCTGCGCCAGGAGGCCGTGGGCGACCACGTCCGCCGTGTAGAAGGAGCCCGGGCTGTTCCCGTTGGCGACGCTTTCCGCCGTCTTCCTGGTGTTCTTCTCGTTCTCGCTCATCTTCTCGGCGAGCTCCTCCTCCGGCTCGATCCTGGTCGGCCCGAAACCCCCGAACATGCCGCCGCCGCCGGCGACGCGTTCCGCCGACCGCTCGTCGAGGGTCTTTATGTCGCCAGGCGCGGACGGCGCGAAGAAGCCGGCCTGGTTCACCCTCCTGGTCGCGGCCCTGCCCATCACGGCCTGGTCCGTGAACCTCTGCCTCCTCGCCCCCACGTCGCTCCTCAGCTCCCCGAACGCCTTGCCGAGTATCTTCTCGAAGATGTCCTTCTGGACGCCCATCTCCTGCTTGCGGATGTTATACTCCTGCTTCACGATGTCGGCAGCCATCTGCCTGCCCTTGAGGCCCTGCTTCTCGGCCTCCGACATCTTGTTGTAGCGATCCCTCATCAGCGCCAGGCGCTCCCGCTCCAGGTCGACCCCCTCGCGCTGGAGCTCCAGGACCCTCGAGAAGTGAGCGCCCGTCGCCTCCAGGAAGTCCGTCTCCGCCTCTATCAGCCCCTCCCTGAGATCGACCTCCGCCACCCTCGCGTCCAGCTCCTGGTCGGCCAGGTCGACCCTCCTCTTGGCAATCTGGAGCATGTCCATCTCCAGGTCCTTGCGCTCCTCGTCGATCTGCTTCAGGTTGGCCTGGGCGTCCGCCCTCTCCACCTCCGTCGTGGCCCCGGCCAGCTTCGCCCTCTGCACCTTCTCCTGCTCGGCGAGCCTGTCCCTGCCCTCCTTGACGCGCTTGACCATCTCGTCGTACTGCTTGTTGATGTTCTCCTGAACGGCCACCGTCGCCCTGATCGGGTCGCCGACGAGCTTGGCGTATTCGAGCTGCACGTCCAGCAGCTCGGCCTCCCTCCGGAGGTCCATGAGAACCTCGGTCTTGGTCACGTCGCCGATGGCCTTGATGACGTCCCGGACGTCGTTCGTCCTGTCCAGGTACTCCCTCTCGGACTCGGCGATCCCCTTCAGCTCGATGTTGGCCGCGTTCTGCGATCCGAGAACCGCCTCGTTCAGAGCCTTCCTCTTGACGGCAGCGTCCAGCTGCGCCTCGATCGGCCCGCGCTTCTCCAGGAGCTTGACGGCCTCCCTCTCCTTCATGGCAACCTTGAGATAGACGCCCTGCCTGATGTCGATGCTGCTCAAAAGGGCGAGCGCCGCCTTGGTGCTCTCCACCTGGGAGCTCTTGAGCCTGTCCGTGGCCTGCCTTATCTCATAGGCGTTCGCCCCCGCCTCCTTCATGGTGTCGGCCAGCTTCGCCAGGGCGTCCGCCTGAACCTCCATCTGCTTCGCCCTCTGGCTCGTCAGATCGCTGGTGTCCTCACCGTCCTCCACCGCCTCGGTGATCTTCCCGTTCAGCATGTCGATCTGCTGCTTGGACCTAATCGCCCCGTCCACCAGCGAGACGAACGGAACGGCATCCAGCTTCTCGGTCAGGGCGTCCATCTCGGCCTGGAACTTATCGACGTCCCTGGCCGCCTTCTGCGCCGCGGCCGCCGCGCCCTTGGCATTGACGTCGACACCGAGCTCCCTGGCAGCCACCGCGCCCCTGGCCTCCAACTGCCTCCTGGCCTCCCTGGCCTCCTTCTTCGCGGCCTCCATGGCCTTCCTGGCCTCCTCGGCCCCGGACGCGGCCGCCTTCGTCATCTTGTCAAGCGACCTCCCCAGCTCCTCGGCCCCGACCCCGCCCATCTCGAGCCCGGCGCCAAGGCGCTGCTTCTCGATCTGCTGGCGGAGACCCGCCGCGATGATCCCCGGAGTCTTGAACATCTGAGAGACGATCTGGTCCATAGCGTCCACGAACTCCCTCGTGGCGTCCAGCTCTAACTTGTTCAGCTTGTCCAGGGCGAGACGTCGCGACGTCGCGTCCAGGCTGCCGTCGCTGATGATCTTCGCCCGGCGCTTCGCCAGCGTCTCGGTGATCTCGCCGAACTTGCCCTTGACCGCCGACGACGCCTTCCCGACCGCGTCGGAGAACTCCCTGGCCGTGCCCCCGATGTCCCCGAGGAGCCCGAGCTCGGACATCGCCATCTCCTTCCGCAAATCGACGAGCTGGAACTTCATGGAGCTGAACTCCGCCTCGGTCGCCTTCATCTGCCGCTGAAGGGCGAGCCCGGCCCCGAGCTGCCTCTTCTGCTCGGCCGCGAAGGCCTTCCCGAAGCTCTCGGTCCCCCTCACCGCCATCCGCAGTCCCGGGGCCAACATCGACATGTTGGCCTCCAGGCTGTTGCCGGCCACGAGCCACTTGCCTATCTCGCTCTCGGTGTCGAAAACCTGCAAGGAGAGGGCCACGAGGCCCCCGGCCACCGCCCCGATGGCCGTCCCGATGATCGGAACGACCGACCCTATGGCCGCACCCGCCGCGATCCCGGCCCCGACCTTGGAGAGGTCCCCAGTCACCCTGGCCGCGAAGGCCCCCGTCTCGTCCCCGGCCTCCTCGAACTTCTCCTCCAGCTTGTCCGCGGCCAACCCGGCCGCGACGAAGGCAATCGCCGCTACGCCCAGCATGCCGGCGACGCCCGTGACCGCCGTCTTCACCATCGGCACGATCCCGGCGAACCCCCTCTTGAGGCCGACCATCAGACCGCCCACGGTTCCAGAACCTCCGGCGATCTCGGCAGCCGCCTTCACGCCTGATTCGGTCCTGCTGCTCAGGTAGACCGCCGCGGTGGTCGCGTTCTGGGCCGCCACCTGCGTCCCCAGGAGCACCCCCACGCCCCCTATCGCCGCCGCGACCCCGCCGATGGCAGCCATGGTCCCGAACGTGAACTTGGCGATCATTCCGATCTTAGGACCCACCGCGGGGAACAGCTTGGAGACCAGGAAGTCATGGATGTCCTCCGTCGTCTTCTCCGTGTCCTGGGCCGCGTTCAGCATCGCCACGTCCTCGGGGGAGACCGCCTCCACCGTTATGCCTCCGGCGAGCCCCGCCGCCTGAAGATCGATCACCGTCTCGATCTTTCCCTCCGCGGCCAGCGCGAACAACGCCGACGCCTTGTCGTCGAGGCTCGCCGAGATGGCCAGGTCCGTCTTGATCGTCGGTATCTTCTCCAGCAGGTCGACGTACTCCCTCAGCCTCTCGGTCGCGTCGCCGCCGAACGTCTCCCGCAGGGCCGCCCCGGCCTCGACAAGCTCGTTGACGCTCACAACCCCCGTGTTCGCACCGTCCCGGAGCACCTCGAAGAAGCCCTTGGCCTGGTCCCTCGTCAGAGAGAGCTCGTCCCGCACCGCCTCCAGGCCGCCCGGGATCGTCTTCGCGAAGCCGGTCGACCTCTCCAGCGTCGCCAGCTCCACGTTGAAGCCTCGCACCTCGACCGCCGCGTCCCCGAACTTGTCCACGAGGTCGCCCAGCTTCTGGAGAAGCAGGAAGGCCGCCACGCCACCGCCGATCAGCGCCCCGTTGGTTATCCCGAGCCCCTTGGCGAAACCCTCGGCCTCATTCTTGCCCTCGTTCAGCTTGTCCTTCAGCAGATCAACCGCGTTCGAGGCCTTGTCAACCTCGCCCCGGTACGTCCCCGACGCCTTCGCGGAATCCTCGGTCGCCTGAGCCGCGTCGAGCAAGCTCGCCTCGAACCTCTTGTTGGACGCGGCGAGGTGCTTGACCGCCTCGTCCAGGTCCATCCCCGCCACCTCCATCTGGAGAGTCGACCTCTCAGCCTCGTCCAGGGCCTCGGAGAACTCCACGAACGCCCTTCTCCCGGCCGCCGCCACGCTGGCATCGACGAACTCCTGCTTGGACATCTTCAGGAGCCCCTTCTCCATCTTGAAGAGGTCCACCTCGATGGAGCTTAGCTCGTCCTTGTAGGACTCGATCCACGGAAACTTCTTGACCTCCTTCTCGGCAATCTCCTCCTGCGTCTTCAGCAACCCCCCCAGGACGCCGCTGGACGCCGCCACGGAGCCAGCCAGCCCGGACAGACTGCTCTGGAAGGTCGCTATGGCCGCCGCTATGCCGCCGTAGGCGGGCCCGACCCCGCCGACCGTCGCCATGGCCGAGCCGGCCGCCGCGTTCAGCTTGGACAACCCCCTGGCCGCCTTGGAGGCCGACTTTCCGACGGTCTCCTGCGTGGTGCTGACGGAGCTCATCGCCTTGTCGTACTTCCGGGCGATGTCCCTGGCCGCCTTCTGGGTGTCCGAGAGGCCCGCGCTCGACACGTCGGCGCCCTTCGCGGACGTCGACACCCTGTCCAGGCTCTTCCGAATCTCCTCGGCGCCGCCGGCCACGTCCCTGGTGAAGTCAGTGAACTCTCTCGGCATGGGTCACCTCACGTGCGCATCAGAAGCGCGTCTCTCTCGAAGGCGGTCATGGCGACGTCGATGATGAGCGCGTGGATCGCGTACACCTTCTCGATCGTCTCCTTCGTCAGACGGCCAGCATCCTCGAACTCCAGCTCGACCTTCTCGCCGTCTCGGCCCCGAATACTCCAGTCCTTCAGGTGCCAGACCAGCAGGAAGTTCCTGAACTGCGTCTTGTCTATCACCATCCCGCCGGCGTCGGATCGGTAGATCGCGCTCCTCTGGCGGTAGTTCGAAATCTCCTCGTACCCCGGAAGCGAGAACTCCATCCACTCGACCAGGTGGTGGTGGTGGTCGAATTCCGAGAAATCGATCCCGAGGCCCACTCGCGAGACGCTCTTCACTATGCCCCGGGCCTCGATCAGGATGTCGATCTCCACCCGATGGCGGTCCTCCGCCTCCATGAAGTACATCGGGATGGGAGGCTTTCCCCTCTCGTCACCCTGGGCCTCGGCTATCGCGATGCCCTCGGCGTTCTGCGCCGCCAGCGTGTCGCCACCCCTCTGCAGGTCCTCCCTGGAAGGCCCCTGCGGCCCTTCCTGGGCCTTCGGCTCCTCGGGCGCCCCTGCCTCCACGCTTGCCGGCTGCTGCGGTCCCCGGGCCCCCACGAAGGCCTCCTGCTGCGTCTGCGGTGCCTGCGTTCCGTCCATCGTCCCGTCCTCCTACGTTATAATAGTGTCGTCCGACCCGACCGAGATGTCAGCTGCCGTCTCGAACGAGTGGGCGTAGGTCCCGAGGTCCGTCATCCCCGTGAAGCTGAAGCCCTCGGAAGTCGTGTTGCCCTTCAAGGTGAAGGTCCTCGTCGCTATCGTTATTGCGCTATGCGCACGCAGCTGCTCGTACGTGGTCACTTCCAGCGAGAAGTCGAAGATGCCGACCTTCAAGTACCTCGGCGTCATCACGTCCTCGTTGACATAGACCGGCGTCACCGCCTGGTTCATGTTGAACGTCCAGTCCCGGACATCCGTGTTACCCGAGTACCAGTACCCGTACGGAACCTGGTCCCGTATGAAGTCGTTCGCCACGAAGACGGAGGAGGAAGCCTCTTCCGGACCCATGAACGACAGCGACGCCGTGATGAGGCCCCCGGCCGCCCCGCTCAGCGAGAGCGACGTGACCAGCACGTCCTCCATCAGCTGCCCGTCCTCGCCGTCGTCGATGCCGACGTCGAAGGTGTAGCCGCGGCTGAGGAGCTTCGACGTCGTCAGGAGGACCAGCGACTCGGCCGTCACGTCGAAGTCCACCTGGCCCGTGTACGCCGCCGTCCCGTCGGCGTGCAGGACCCTCGACCTGGTCGACGTCGACGGCTGGAGAGACAGAGGCTCCAGGTAGGACGGCGTCTCGGCGTTCCCGAAGCCGCCCGACGTGATGAGCACCTGGACCCCGTCGATCTCGGCGGAGCCTCCATAGCCCAATCTTCTCGCTGAATCTGTCGCCATGTCACATGCTCTTCACCATGCCGCGGGAAGGCCGCGCCCTGCCGCCATGGCCGGCCACGATCCTGGTCCCGGACTTCGACCCGGCGTTCCTCTTCGACGCCTCGCGCCTGTGAGCCTCGCCCTCCTGTCCTATCATCATCTTCAGCAGGACGAACTCGCGATACGGCAAGTCCCACAGCTTCCCCTTGTCCATTCCGAACTTCTCGCTGTAGTTCCCCAGCGTGCAGAAGAGGCTCACTGCCTCGCACGCGTCGGAGACCCCCCGGCCCTTGGGCGAGAACAGCGCCGCGCTCTGGACCTTGATCGTGACCTCCTCCTCCCGCGTCACCATCGAATGCTTCTCGAACTCCCGCAGGAACGCCTCCACCAAGGGGGCCGGAAGAGCCCCTACCCTCCGGTAGCAGGCGTCCGTCATCCAGCCGCCATCCCGTTCCACCGCGCCCATCGTCCAGGAAAGCAGGTTCCTTTTCAGGATCAGGCGCCGGAGCTCGTTCACGTCCACCTCGTAGTGGGACGGCTCGCTCTCCTCCAGCCCCTCCACCTCGTACCGGCACGCCTTCTCCATGACGTAGTTGTCGCCGTAGGTCAGGGTCCGGAAGACTGCCCTCTCCTCCTCGTCCCCGAACTCGTCCGGCAGGCACACCCCGCGCGTCCACGACGTCGCCACCCGGACATGCACCTCGTCCGGGTAGTGCGTCGCCGCCTCTATCTGGCGGGCCATCGCCTCCGCGTTGTCAGCCGTTAAGCTCATACACCTTGTTCATCTCGTCTATGACCGTGGTGGCGATGCCCGGATAGAGGCTCTTCGAGAACCTGTCCCACGACTCGTCCGTCAGGACCCCGTTGACCCTGTGCAGCGCCAGCCTCGGATTGTCCCTGTCCAGCGTCCAGGACAGCAGGTACTTCTGCACCTTCAGCCTGTTGAGGGCGTCATGGTCGACCACGTGCATCCTCCGGAGCCGGTCGTAGGTCGTCGCCTTCTTCCGGAGCTCCACCGCCTCGTGGTAGCGCCACATGCGGAAGACGACCGTCTCCTCCTGGACGCCCTTCCCCGGGCCGGCCATCACGATCCACCTTCCATCCCTCTCCGCCAGATGGAGCTTGACGTCGAAGGTCGCGCCGTCCGGGACCTCGTACTTCCCGGGCTCCATCACCTGGACGTCGACCCTGGTCTGCGCCGCCTTCTCCGTCGCGTCTTTGGCTCTCACCTTCGGCATCGTTCATCCTCCGACAAAAAAAGCACAGGAGTGCTCAGCCGCGCCTTGCGCGAATCGCTCCCGTGCTCTATCGCCCATGTCATATCATCCATATTTCCCGACGCCCACCCGGACGTCGGAGGTCACGCCACCAGCTCGTACGCGGCGTAGTCGACGGCAATGACGGTCGGGTCGTTCTGGCCCCTCACGTCGTCGGCGTCCGTCGAAAGCTCAAGGTTCGCCAAATCGATAGTCTCCCCGGCTATGTTCACTGTCAAGGTCGCCAAGGTGTCCGGGATGTCCCACGGCGTCGGCGTCGTCGCGGCAAAGAAGTAGTCCCCCGTGAACGTCACCGTCATGGGACCCACCGCTATGAACCTCGGCTCGGCCGGGACCGAGCTCGCCTCGCACGAGAAGAACTTGACCACTTCCTGCGAGAAGTCAAGCGTCCACGTCACGAAGTCCAGGACGTCGCCGTCCACCTCCACCGAGCTGTTCCAGAACGGGATCGGGGACTCGTTCATGTCTATCCCCAGCGGCTCCGGCACGTTCAGGACGCCGGGATCGCAAAGGTACCCGTCGCCCGTCTTGTCGTCGACGTAGTCGCCGCCCTGAACGTAGGAGTCCCTCTGGATCGCCACGTAGCCTATGGACCCCGTCACCAGGGAGCCGTCGCCAGCCGTCAGGCTGATGTTGTTCCAGTAGCAGTTGTCGAACTGCTGGACGTTGTCCTTCCTGGTCCTCATCGTGGTCTGGGCCGCCTTCTGGCGGGCGAATATCCACGGCTTGATCTGATTGGTGACCAGGTCCTGGGTGACGTCGAAGCCCAGGGAGCCGTCGAAGGACTCCCAGTCGTAGTTCCTGGGAGTCCCTATGCCGATCTCGTCGACGGGGAGCTTGATCTGGCCGCCGTAACCCGACGACGACTCGAGACGGACGCGGCGCTTCGGGTTGGCCGCCCCGGTGCAGAGGAACAGGTCCTCGACCGCGTCGACCTTCAGCTTCGCCCAGCCCTCGTAGCCGATTCCCATGCCGGCACCCTCATGTTACGGAGCGACGAACAGGCCGGCGCTGTCGGACATGATCATCGGAGGCATCGTGACCGCGCTGTTGCAGCGGCCGCCGAGGCCCTTGATCCCGAACGTCCGATAGGAGACGTCCGACTGACCCGGAATGCTGTAGTCGTCAGACTCCACCACGACCGCCGGCAGCTCGATGTAGACCGTCGGGTCCGCTCCGCGCGGGATGCTCACCCGGAACCAGGTGTTCTCGGCGTAGAGGTACGGAGCCGTGAGGCTTCCCGTGTGCGCCGGCCCGAGAATCGGGTCGAAGACGCCATCCTCGTTGTAGAGCGTGACGGAGCCCGTCGCGTCGATGGCCCCCTGAAGGAGCGCCGTCGCGAGACGGCTGCCGTTGCAGGTGTAGAGAACCACGTGGTTCTGGGTCACGTCCACGCTCCACTCCACCGTCTCCGTGTCGGCCTGCGGGACGGCGCCCCCCGTGAAGGGCGCCGAGTAAACGCCCGTGAGCAGCTGCGCGTCCGTCCTCCAGAACGGGAGGGGGTCGACATTGTTGCCGCTCGGGTTCAGCGGGTTCGTTTCCGCCAGCTCGGTGCAGTCGTCGGCGACGACGCCCTCCTTCTGGTCGATGTAGGAGTAGTCCCCGAAGTCCGTGCCCCCGGCCGGGTCCACCTCGTCCCTGTCCAGGGCGATGGCCCCCGCGCTCACCGTCACGAACGACCCCTGGCTCGTGGAGAAGCCCGCGCTCGTGTTCCACATGCCGTTCAGGTCGAAGTTGGCGCCATAGACGCCGGTCGTGTGGTACTCGTAGACCCTCGCGCCGTCCGGCGAGATGTCCATGGACTTCGGATAGGCCCTCTCGTTGACGATCCAGTTCCCGAGAAGATCCCAGATGTCGTCCGAGCCCTGGAGCTCGAAGTCGATGTTGCCCTCGAACCGGATCGCGCTGTCGGCGTAATGCGCGGACGACGCAGCGTTGTACCAGCCCGCGCCCCATACGGAGGTGGAGTAGATCGGCTCCAGGACGAGGTTGACGCCGGCACCCGTCGCGAGGACGAGCAGCGGATCGGTTGCTGGCCCAGTCTTGTAGAAGCGAGCAAATGCCTGATCGATCTGTTACTTTCGGCTTGCGCCTACTAACCATCTTTCGATGGCGGGATCGGCTCTTCGGCCAACCCTCTCCCCCTTCAGTACGGTTATAGGGGAGTCCAGACTGTCGCATACCATCAGCAACCGCCGGGTAGCGTTTCGCTGTCTGATGGTCCCTGTCGCTCAGTCGTTCACGGCGCCCAGGCTAGTGACTGCCTTGCTTCCGCCTTGTCGCCCACCTCTGGGCTTCCAAGTCAATTAGACAGGGTGAGATGGGTCAAAATCTAACCCATACCCATGACACTATCCTCCTTCTCGGATGAGTTTGTCCTTCTTTCGAGCCAGACACACACCGCCAGCGGAGTACATGAGGTCACCAAGCCCGGAGACGACAGAATGCCTCCCCGTCTCAAGTTGCCCACTTGCGGCAGTTCTCTTATCTCTCACCCATGGAAAATACCAGCCGAACTCTGTCATGAAAGTGTTCTGCAAGCATCCCATCGGCCTCGAATGCCCATGAAACCTGAGCCGCACTCGCGACTCCGATACAACATGGACGCTTCCGTCTCCGTCAAACAACCCCCGAATGAAGTGACCGAATGACACTCTCGACATCGATGGGATGTCGAAGCCGGTCTTTCCCTTCCGAGGGCAGACTCTATATTCAGAAAGCCTATTTGCGACTGCCACTGGCACCGTCATCTGCCACATCGGACGCCCCTTGCGTGGATGGACGTCCGCACTCAAATGCCTGCCGACCTCTCGCAGGAAGGCTCCATCTTTCATCTCGATCTGAACCTGACCGCTGTCGGACATCGTACCGTCAGCCAGAACCAAGCCGAGCAAGTAGGCGAAGAAGGGCTCCAGATGCTCACTTCCGATCGCACTCTCGCCCGGCAACAACTTCATGCGTCGAACGTACTTGTCAGCCTCGTCGAGCTGCCACTCTTCATAGCGACGATGACCACCATCAGTAACGACCAACGGCATCAGCTTGCCGCTTGCCTGAAGGCGCCTCAAGGTGTGATACGGCACACCCGAGCGCTCAGCAAATTGTCCGATGGTCAACACTCGCTAGACCCCTTCAGCCTTCTCTATCGCTTTCAATGCACCCTTGTAGGTACTGTACTGCCGAACCGTTCCCCGTGGGCCGAGCCCTGTCACATCGTAATACACAGGACGACTGTAGGTGGCCTTCGTGATCGTGTATTTGAGCTTTCCATCGACGCGAACCTGCGTCTCTATCTTGTTCAGCTTGTTGACCTCAAGGTCCTTGCCTACGAGTTCGCGGACCACACGGAGAAGCTCTCATGCTATGCGCTTGCGACCCATACCCATGACACTATCCTCCTTTTCAGCCCCCTACAGGGAGACCTGTCTTTCCTTGAGGTTGTTGACCGTCACCTTGTCACCGAGCGTGCCGAAGCTCCCAAACGGGATCAGGGAGGCCCCGATCACGTCCAGGAACCTGTTGGACGTCGCGCCGACCGGGATTTCGGCTCCCGGCGCGGAGCCGCCCGGCACCGTCACGTCTATCGTGGTCGGAAGGTCGTCCACGTCCTTCACGCCCAGCCTTATGTCCAGGTCGGAGGCCCCGAAGGTGTCAACCACGACCTTGAGCTGCGTCGCCGCGTAGTCGCTCCCGTCCGCCGGATTGAGCTGGCTCCCGTTCCCGTAGTTCACCCCGTCGGTGAAGTCCAGGGTCGGACCCGCCAGCATCTCCAGGGTGGCGAAGACGTCGTCGGTCTCGCTGAAGACGTCGTTCGCCAGCATCCGGTACGACTTGACGGCGTAGAAGAGGGCGGCGAACCACCAGCTCACCCTCTCGTCATGGTCGGTCAGGTAGCCGTCCCATCCACCCGCCTGGAGCACGGTCCCGGTGTTGTCCGTCCTGTTGAAATGGGCCTCCATGGACCCGATGATGTTCGCCATCCTCGTCCCGTGGTGGGCGGCGAAGGGAGCTCCCTCGTCGACCAGCGTGTCATCGACGAGCTGGTAGTTTCTGTCGCACGGTATCTCCACATCCGGATCGTTCGTCAGGGAGACCAGGTCGAAGTAGTAGCTCCCGCCCTCCTGGCTCAGCTGGGCGAAGGCGTCATTGATGTACCTGTACTGCGCGGCCGCCCGGTCGGCGATCTTCAGCAGCGTTGTCGTGTCTATCAGAGGCATCGTCGTTTTCCTACTTCATCCAAGCCTCTACGCGCTTCCCGAGGTCCCTCACGTCGCCGACGGCGCCCTTCGCGGCCTTCCCCGCGGCCTCGGCGAAGAACAGCATGTCCTCGAGCAGCTCCTCTCGACGCCCGTCCGCCAGCCCAGGTCGCAACAGCTCCCTGCGAGCCGCCTCCAGCCCCTCCGCCGCCTTCTTGACGATCGCGTTCCCCTCCACCAGGCTCCTGACCGAGTCCATGGTCCGGAGTCGCGCGAAGGGCCGTCTGGATCGTCTTGGCGGCAGCGTCGGCCGCCTTGCCGACCTCCTCGAACGCCTTGGCCCACGGGCCGATTCCATCCGTCATCTCCCGGAGGGCCTTCGCTCCGCCCTCCTCGTCTCCGAGAACAACCAGGCTCTTGATCGCCTCCAGGTTCGCCTGGTACGACTTCTCGCCGGCATCTATCACCGCGTCCGCCAGCCCCGGCAAATCCTGCTTCCCTACGGCCTTCGCGGCCCTGTCTGCGCTTTCGGCGTTCATGCTGTCGCCTCAAACATGGCTCAAGTATCAAAGAATTATGACTATGCCGCGATCATCGGCATCAGAATCGTCGGAACCGAGTGGTCGCCCACCCGGAACTTGCTGTCCGGATAGGTCTCGTTGATCGTCGCGAACCACGAGAACTCCGCCACGCGGATGGTCCCCTCGTGGAAGACGCCGTACGAGATGTCCTCGACGAGGCTGTCCAGAATGTAGGTGTCCGTCAAGCCGCCCGCCAGGCTCCACTTCGTCTCGTTCAGCACCCTGAGCTGAAGGTTCTCCGGACTCGTCATGATCGCCCCCAGCAGGGTCGCCAGCGTCGCCACGTACTCGACCCCCAACTTCTCGTTCGAGTTATTCACCGTCAGCGTGCAGGTGAAGTTGTACCTGGGCCGCTGCGCCCTCGTCGTCGCCCACTCGTCGTTCGTGTTAGTCGGCTCGATCTCGAAGGACGGATAGGCGTCCACCGGGAGCACGTTCCTCATGCCCTCGAAGACGCACAGGCTGTTCGACGGCTGGTAGGCCTGGACGCACCGGTTTATCTGGACCGCGTTCCGCTCCAGCAGCGCCACCAGCGTTTTTATTATATTTGAAGGATTCGTGTAGATCGGATCGTCTCCCTAGCCCAGCCCGGCATCCTCGTCCATCGCCAGTCCTCATCAGGCTCTCGCCTGCTTCTGCGCCATCCTCCACGCCATCTCCTCGGCATGCTCCCAGTCGGCCTCCGGCGTCGGTCTCCTCTGGCCTCGCTCCCTGCGCCCCTTCCCGGAGTAGTCGTACACGGCCACGCTCTCGATGCCGGACGACGTGTCCTTCGTCACCGTCACCGTCTCGTGGTCCACAGAGTAGTGGAACGGCCCGACCACAAACGTCGTGCTCGGCCAACGGCCCTTCGTAACAACCCTCCGGGCTCCCACGACTTCCCTGGCCAGCACGAGCAGCTCCGACGCCGCCATCGACCTCTTCAGCTTCCTCTCCCACATCTGGGCCCGGTCCGCCACCCCCTCCAGGATCGCCCGCTTCTGCTCGTGGTCGGACACCCCGATCCCGAGCCGCATGGCGGCGGCGTCGTCGCTCCGGACCACGACCGTCTCCAGCCCCTCGTTGCCCCGGATCGTCTCCACCAACACCTGCACCTGCGAGTGCAGCCGGTTCATGGCGTAGCTGTCCAGGTCGCCACGGTCGAACTCAAGCTCCATGTCGATGTCCATGCCCGCCATCCTCAGTGCTTTTTCAGTTCCCGGACCATCTCGTCGATCATCTTCGTCAGATCGAGATAGACGCCATCGGCCTCGCGGTCATCCCCTTGGTCTTTAATCGCCTTGCGGAGCTTCACGACGGCACCCTTGACAGGCCTGAGGGCCTGAATGACCTCCTGCGCCTCCGGAGAGTGAACCGCCGCCACCTCCCTCGCCATCCTCGTCAGCTCTCTCGCGACCATCTTCCTGTTCATCTCACATCTCCTAGAAGTTGGCTTCCGGCAGCCTCGCCGGCTGGAGCGTCGGCGGAAGCGTGTGGGATATGTTGCTCCGGAGCTCCTGCCCCCTGAGCCGGTGCGTGAAGCCGTTGATCGCGTACATCTCCCGCCTGGCCGTCTCAATGTAGGTGTTGGCCTGCTCGGTCATGTTCTGGCTGAGCCCCTGGAACTCGGTCATCAGCAGGAGGGCCGCCGTCCAGTAGATGGCGTGCTGCCTGACCGACCCGGGGAAGACCTTGGCCGTCGTCCCGTCCGGCCTGCACCGGTTTATCTCGATCAGCGGGACGTGGTAGGTCTGGGCCAGGATGTCGTCGATCTCACGGTCCACCCTCTCCTGAAAGCGGTTGGTCATCTCCTCGGTCACCTGGGCGAGCCTGCCCTCGCCGATGTCCATGACCCGGAGCACGTCCCTGATGTTCTGCCAGGCTCCACTGTAATACGATTCATTTGTGCTCGGGCTAATATCGCATGCCATCTCAAGCACTCCTCAAGAGACAGACGTTGTCATTGGGCTGGTCACAAGCCATCATGCCTGCCCCTCCTGCTGTCCCTGACGCCTATCACTCCGTCAGCCAGGGCCTCGACATCCACGTCGGGAAACGCCCCGCGTATCCTCCTGGCCACCATGCCCGCCTCGTCGCCGAACGGCAACCTGACCACCACCTGGCACTGGCACCCGGCCTCGTGGTGCTCCCCGTCCACCACCGTGCCGGCGGAGCCCACCGCCCGGCGCACCTCGCGCCGGACCGCGTCTATCAGGGCGGCAGACCCTATCAGCCTGCCGATGTCCCTAATCTCCGCCGCCATGTCCATCGCGGGAACTCTCCTAGTCGTCGTATATCGTGTACATCAGCTCGCACGCCGCCGTGTCGGCCCTCGCGTACGGGGCAATGCCGGCCGCCAGGCGAAGGAAGCCGACCTCCCCGGGCTTCAGCTTGGCGAAAGCCTCGAAGGAGCCGCCGATGGACCTCCCGACCTCCACGAAGTTGGTGTCGTCCAGGTTCTTGAAAACGGCGAAGCCGATCGAGACCAGGGCGCCTAGCCCGATGGCCTCGCCGGCGGCGGCGATAGCGATCTCCTGCACGTCCTTGACCATGCGCCGGTTGGTCTGGTCGACCGCCACCGACCCCGACGAGAAGTTGTCGGTCAGCCCGTCGTTGCTCAGGGCCGACTGAATCTGGTACGTCAGCTCGTTCGCCATTGCTCAATGCCTTTCTCGTACTCTTAGACTGCCAGGTTCGTGCCCCTCGGAACGTAGGACCTCACGCCCTTCGGAGCATACCATGCTCCATCTTGGAGCCGGCAGCCACCTTCGACGACGTGAGACCCTTCGGCAGGTCGAAGCCATCGCCGCCAAGAGCCCTGTTGGCCGCCTTGACCTCATTCACGGCATGCGGGTTCCCTGCTCTGTTCCCGGTCGTGGCCCACACGGCCAGGTCGTAGAGGGCGCCAAGCACCTTCCCAGAAGGACGCTTATTCGGGATGTCGAAGCCGCTACTGTCACCCAGCGCCTTGATCGCCTCCCTCACCTCAGTCTTCGAGTAGGGGTTGCCAGTGCGGTCTCCCGTGGTGGCCCACAGATACAACCCCAGGAGGGCCTCCTTCGGACTCGCCCCGACAATCTCCCTGGCCATCGCCACAAGCTCTCTTGCTGCCTCCTCCTTCGTCACCGCCCCACTCCTTGTGCTTGCAGCCCTGAGGGCCGACACGGGCACCCGAATCGAACCCAGCATCCTGCCAGCCGGGTTTACTGCATCGTAGACGTCCGCTACATCCCCTCGGACCTTCTCAACCATGACGTACCCATCACTCCGACGATACAGCAGCCTGACAGTCTTCTGCCACTGGGGAATAGCCCAGGCTCCCGCATCGACCAAGGCCTTCCTAAGATCAAGCTTGTAGATTTCACCTTGACGTACCACCATTCCTCCTCCTCATATCCACTTGTTCGGCTTCCATCCGTTCAGCCTGCCCCCGACCGGGGTGCCCTGGCCCATGCCCCTGCTGCCCCCGAAACCCCGGATGGAGTCGTAGTAGATCACCGTCGGAGGCGAGAGGTAGTTGCCCGTCTTGAACTTCTCGTTTTCCAGGGCCCGCTCGGCACGCTGCTCCGCGTTCTGCTTCAGCGTCTCGATCTGGCTCGCGATGTCGCCGCCACCGCCCTCGTACACGTCGTTCGGCCCGATCGCGTAGATGAGCCTGTACTTCCAGAGGTCGAAGTCCAGGAGCAGCTTCTCCATGCACATGGCGTAGGCCAGGTCCACCAGGACGCCGTCCCAGGCGTTCGGCGGCTCCGTCCCGCTCCCGTCCAGCTTGTAGTCCGTCGGGGGCCCGACCGCCCCGCCGTTTATCACCTCGATGGCCGCGTTGAGAAAGCCCTCCTGGACGTCCACCGGGAAGTAGTCGAACTGGAACGTCGCCTCGACGTTGTCCCGCGGCCTGTTGTCAGCCCCGACCTCGATGGCCCCGGCCTGGAAGGTCCCCTCGACCCAGTCGACATCGGTCACGGCCGGGCACGGGCACTCGTTCTTCCTCGCCTTGACCCCGAAAGCCTCCAGCCAGTTGCCGAAGACCGACCGCCAGGTCACCTGGTCGCAGTCCATGGTCATCGGCACGTCGTTCATGCAGATGGACCGGAAGCTCATGATCCTCGGAAGCATGTACTTGTCGATCAGCTTCCGGAGCCTCGCCGTCGACGCCTGGCCGATCGGTATGCCTGTGCCTGGGAAAACCGCCATTCCGCGCTCCTCACCGCAAGTCGAAGCCCAGCCTCGCCAGCTGCGCCTCCGCCTCCTCCTGGTCACCTTCGTAGCCCGCGCTCATCACGCCCTGCCAGCGATCCCATCCCAGCTTCCGGATGGGCTCGAGCTTCGCCTTCCATCCGTGGTCCCGCATCAGCTCCCGGTAGTCGTCGACCATCTCGTCGGCCAGCGCCTTCCTGTCCTCCTCGGATGTCCAGTACGGAGCGCCCACCCACGACAGCTCGTAGATGACCCCGAACCTCCTCGACGGCTTCCTGCCGACCACGTGCCGACTCACCGACCAGTCATGGGCTCCCGCGATCTCCCTGGCCACCGCCAGCAGCTCTCTCGCCGCATCTCGCTTCCTCATCTTCCATGCCCTCTTCTTGGCATAGTTCATAGCCTTCCACACCGACTTCCCGGCCAGCCAGTCCGCCGCGTAGGCGTCCCGGCATTCCATCTCGTACGAGTACCGGACACCACGCAGCTCGAACACCACCGCGCAGGACCCCAGGTCCTTCCTCAGCCCCATGTACGTCGGCTTCTCCACGATGCCTTCTCCATGCCCGCGTCCCCACAAGAGGGACGGATATAAAACGATTAGCAAAAAAAAGGGGGCCGGGTTGTCCCCGGCCCCCTTCCAGCTCCGTTCCGTCACCTGATGTTGTAGGAGGCGATCCCGTCCTCGGTCACGCCCTTGAGCTTGTACTTCGGGCTGTACGCCCTCTGCAGGTACGCCAGGAGCTCCCGGGCCGCATTCTCACCCTGGACCTTGACCTTCATCTTGGCGGAGGTGATGAAAGCCGAGCCCCGATAGCTGCCCAGCTTCACGGCCACCCCCTCGACGGGCCTGGCCCCCTTCTGCGTCAGGTCGGCGTTGATCTTCGCCTCCAGCTTGGCCCTGATCCTCTCAGCCTCGTCCCTCTTCAGCTTCTTGAGCTTCTCGCGGAAGTCGAAGAACGATCCGCCGAAAAGGTCCGAGGGCCTCTCCTTGGCAACCAGGGCCCTCGCGAGCCCCGTCAGCTCCCTTGCCAACAGGTCCCTCATCTCACCTTGCCTCCAGGAAAGAACCTAACAGCCGCATACCCGACAACGTAGTCCGTGGATTTCCGTCCCTCCCTGGGAGTCACCTCGAACTTCACATCGCCCGCCAAGCTCCCGTCCCGTTGGACCGTCTTGTTGAAAAACACGACCAAGGCCACGGACCTGACCGCGGAGCTTATCACGCCGGCACGACCTTCAAGCCCGGCCTGCGTGAACTTCACGCCATACGTGTCGTTCTTGACCTTGAAAGACGGCGTAAACCCCACCAGCTTGGAAACCGCAGACGCCACCGCACCAGACGACGCCTCAAGCTCCTTTGCCAGCTCCTCGTCCCCATAGGAGACTAACTCCCTCGCCATCCTCGCCAATTCGAAAGCAACATCTTGCATACCCACCTCCTTAGACGTAGCACATCTGCTTCAGCGACTTCAAGTTGTCGGCAAACTTCCGGGCCTTCACCGTCCCGTTGCCGCTGAAGTACGAGGCCCGGAGCCTCCCGATGGCGCCCTCGGGCACCTGGAAGACCCAGACCAGCTTGCGGTCCGAGCGACCGTCCCGCTGCGTGCTCTCCCACTCGGCTGCCTGAAGCTGGACGTCGAGGGAGCACAGGAAGGCCGAAAAATAAATATCAGATGTCCTATAATAGCCTATTTTTGTATGGTCAGGCACAGCGCATCTCCTGTCAGCTCCCGACCTCCCGGACGTCGCCATTCCCGTAGTCGAGCGCGGCCAGCTTCATGCCCGGCTTGTGCTCCTTCCTCATGCGATGGCCCGCGTCCTCGTTGGATTTCGTCATGTTCGTCTTCATGCGGCCGGTCCGGCCGGGCCAGCCACTTCCCTTCAAAACGAAGCTGGAGCACGAGATGAGCTTCATGGACTCCGCCCCGCAGGACGGGCAAGGCGCCTTCCGAGGCGCCTGCCCGATGGGAAACGAGAGCTCGAAGCGCTCGTCGCACTCCAGGCACTTGTAGTCGTACCTCACTGCTCATCCCTCCTGCGTCACGGGAACCCTCGTCACGGGCGTCCTGACGATGCCGTCGCCCTCCCGGGCCGCGGGAGCGGCAGGCGCGGCGGGCTGCGCCGGAGCGCCGCCCTGCATGTTCTGCATCATCCTCATCATGTCGCCCATCATTCCCGCCATCTGGCCCATGCCGGTCTCCAGGGCCCCGATGCGCCCCTCGACCTCGGGAGCGGGAGCCGCGGCCGCCGGGATGGAGACCTGAACGGGCTTCTTCTTCACCGGAAGTGCCGCCACCTCGGCGCCGAGGTCGTCGACGTCAACCTCCTGCTCGTCCATCATCCTGGTCCTGGCCGCCTCGGCCTGGGCCTTCCTGGCCTGCGCCATGTCGACGTCCTTCGGCCTCACCGTCCCGGGCGACGGCAACGGCTGGCCGGCGTTGAGCGCCGAGGCGGCGCTCCCTCCAGCCGAGCCGAGACTGTCGTCACGGACGATGGGAGCCGCCGACGCGTGCTTGGACTTCAGAGCCACGATCTGGCTCTGGAGGGACAGGTCCGTCGGCTTCCCGGCCGCCTTCCTGGCCCGCGCCTCGGACTCCAGCCTGGCGATCCTGTCCTCGACGGACTCGTCGCCCCGGATGACCGACATCTCCCGGTTGACATCCCTGTCCCGGACCGCGGTCCGGGCCTTCTCCACGGCCTCCTGCTTCCTCTTGGAGACCTGGGTGTGCCGAACGTCGATCGGCTGCATCGAGTCCTGGTCCGACCGGACGACCGGCATGTTCTCCCCGGGCTTCGGCCTCAGCGGGAAGAGCTCAGCCTCGTGCGCCTCGGTCTCCCCGCTCAGCTCCATCATCGCCAGCACGTTCTCCTGCGTGGCGGGAAGGATGAACGGAACGGAGGTGTTGTGGGCATCCCCCTCGCACCGGGGGCAGCGAACCACCGCCGGGGCTTCCCCGATCGCGCACCGGTACTCCGTGCGCTCCCCGCAGCCGGAGCACGCGTAGACGTTCTTCATGGCCTGGCGCTTGAGGATGTCCAGGTCCCGCGTGTCCTCGAACCGCCTGCCGTCGATGACGAGCCTGCGCTTCGCCGTGTCGTGCTCGATGACCGCGCCGCGCCTGAAGGTCTCCTTGAGGTACCCCAGGTGCAGCTCCTTCTGCGTGAGTACGAACTTCTCGACTGCCATTGTCTCACTCCTCCATATGGTCTCATATTGCCCGGCCCCGGAACCCGCCGGGGCCGGATGGCAGGCGCCCGGGAACCTCCCGGGCGCCATGGGTCACTAGATGTCGAACATCAGCTCCAGGCCCCTGCCGGCAGAGGCCCCGACCAGCTGGAAGGCGGGCATCGCCAGGAGAGCCCTCATCTGGGCCTTCCCGATCGTCTGGTTCCGAACCGCCACGTAGACGGAAGGACCGACCTGCTCTCCCCCCGTCACGACGAGACCGACCCTCTTCAGGTCCCTGGAAACGTCGAACGGGATCACGTCGGCAGCCGACCTGGAAGCCGACTCCACCGACCTGGCCATCCGGACGAGCTCTCTCGCGATCTCAATCCTGCCCATGTCGTCCTCCTTACGGAACGGTGACATTCGATCCACCGACTCCGCCGAACTGCGGACCTGTCCCGTATCGCCTGTTGCCCGTCGCTGCGATCAACGCGTTGACGAGGATGGCCTCGGCATCCGTGATCGGGATGTCGTCGAGGTTGCGCCCGACGGCGCCCAGAATCTCGACCAGGACGTGCGTCGGCTCGTTGTCCAGGTTGCAGGCGTAGTCGTCACCGGGGTTCACCGCCTTCTCCTGGCACATGGACGCGAGCCACGGACGCGTGCCGGTCTGGGTGATCGGGTTCCAGATCGCCTTGAGGAACGTCCTGACCGCGATCAGCTCGGCTCCGGTCGGCTCCGTGATCCTCATGTTCCTGGCGATGATCCAGACCCATCTGGCATACTGCCAACTCGATGCTGTTCCATTCCAAGCCATGGTCCTGTCTCCTTCGCTTTTCTTTTGCGCTTAGAAGGTCTCACAAGCGATAACCTTCAACGTGGTCCGCACCGCACGTCCACGCCGACCCATTGCGCCACGGGTCAATTAAGCCGCACGCCCCTCGGACAATTCAGCCAACAATGGACTGTAGCCCCAGATGCGCCGACACATCTCCCTCAGTTCCTCATCGGAGAGGGAGCCCTTCATGTTGTTGACGTCCTTGTGAACCCATTGAAGATTACCACGGACGTACCCCTGACTGCTGTCTATCCTGTCAAGCGACGCTGTCGCCTGCTTCCTTGCATACGCATGACGCGGGAAGTCAATCGGAATGCCAGTCAAAGCACACGCCTGCCGCTGGACGGCATAGAGGTGCCACAGGTATCTTGCATTCACATCTTCATCAAACCGTATACCACGCCTCTTGGCGATGTCTTTGAACCTTCCGACCAACCATGTCGGGAAGTTGCCGCAGCCTGTCCATTTCGGGTCGTGTTGACGACGAACCTCGAAAGAAAACCCACAGTCAATAGGATTGCACACGAGATAGACCAGGCGCAAGAAGTCGTTCTCAGCCAACTTCCACTTCATCCGATTTACAACCTTGTGAACCCAATGGACGTTTCCTTCCACGTAGCCAAGATCGCTGTCCTTCCGATCTAATGAGGCTGTCCGCCCCTTCAGTCCGAACTCTAATGGCAAACCGCTATAGGCACACAGCCCACCCTGCTGTCCGAACAAGTCCCAAGCATGCTCTATGGTTATGGCCATGGCAAGATGACGATGTCGGGCACCAGCCGCCACTTGCAACCAGTATTTGCCCGAGATATCCCCGTAGCCTTTCCAGTTTGATCTATGCTTAGTCATCGTGAGAAATACTTCGAGTATAGACTTCCGATGCTGGCCAACCGCTCCTTCTCGCACTCGCGCAAAGGAGGCAAATCGTCCGCATCAAGCAACAAGCTCCAGTTAATCCCATCAACAATGATTCGGAAAATCTTGCGCCAGTATGGCGTCTCCTCTGGATCGTAGAAGGTATCTCCAGGGCCATCTGTCATTTGAGCATCGTAGATGTGGATCATTGTCGCGGCTGCCAATAGACCGGAACGGAACATGCAATCGTCCCACGCACCCGACATTCCATCAGCCATACCGTCGTCATTCACCGCCGACACGGCATCCCAAAGAGGATTGCCAGACCATCCTGACAACATGACGCCTTCGATCTTGCCTGGTTCGCCATTCAACATGGCGTTTATGTTCCCGGCAATCTGCCGCGCCATAGAATCATCCAGACCATGGTAGGAAGCACCAGCAAGCAGCACTCTGGCCAACCGGGCCAGTTCCCGTGCTGCACTTGCCGTTGTCGATCCTGCCATCTCTCACTCTCCTCTCGCTTTTCGCCCTTAGAGGTCTCTCAGCGATACCTCAACGCAGTCCGGCAACCGATTGCCGCCGTCCACGCCGACCTTAATGGGCGTCAGGCCAACAGTCAAAAACGTCAAAGGTTGACGTACCATGAACCCCTGTGGATGTTCTTGCTCACGCCCACATCTTTCCAGGCCGTCCGGTAGGCACGAGCAATCCGATATGCCCCCAACTCGGTCGTGAACACGGTCCACTTCCCCCTGACCTTCATAGCAGTCAGAATGCGTTCGCCGCCCGTATGCTTCGCGAACTCACGTATCGCCTTGTCACGCAACGCATCTGCATCCTCGTCCTCGTTCCAGTCAGCCACCACCTTCTTGGCCAACTTCACGAGCTCGGACGCGACACTGAGGTCCTCGATGATCTCAGGCTCGCCCTCGATGATCTCCTCCTCGTCGTCGTCCATCGGGCACATGCCGGTACCTCTCATCGGGCCGGTGCCGTCCGGGATGCCAGGCCCCAGAATCGTGCCGGCCTTCTTGCCCTTCTTCTTCTTCTCGATCTCCTTGACGAAATCGGGCTTGGGCTCGTTCTCCTTGCCGTCGCCGTCCTTGTCCTTGTTCTTCCACTGCTTCTTAAAGGCCTCCGGGACCTCACCCTTCTTGCCGACAAGCTTCCGGGCGAGATCGGTCAGGGCGGACGCCACATCGACATCCCCGACAACCTCCGGCTCTCCCTCCACAAACTCCTCGTCTTCAAGCGGGCACGCGCCCGTCCCGCTCATCAGTCCCGTTCCATCGGGCACTCCCGGTCCGAGAATGCTGCCAGCCAGCCGAACCAGCCTGCTCGCAATCACTACTCTGTCCATGATTATCTCCTTAGTCATCCACCACAACCCTGTTCCGACATCATCCCAGCTTGACGCCCGTGACCACCTCGTACGTCGCGTCCTTCGCCTTCTCAAGAGCCCTCACGACCTCCTCCGAGTTGCCCATCTGAACCGCGACGCCCAGAAGCCCGTCGATCTCTCGCCTGAGCCTCTCGACGTCCCGCTCCAGAAAGACGCGCTTCGCCACGCGCCCCGCCACCCTGTCGGCTATCACTCTCTCGTCCATGACTGTCTCCTTGCTTTCCTCAGAGAGGTCAACACCACCCTGCTCGCCATCCTAGCGAAAGCTCCCCAAATGCGCGCGATCCATCAGCCGGCGCAGGACCGCCAGGCTTTTCTGGACGCTTGCGATGCGCTTCTTCGCGACCAGCATGTCCTTGTATACGAGCGCGTCAAACGGGTCGAACGCCGGCAGCGCCCTCGTCTCCAGCTCGCGGATCGAGCCGATGGCGTCGTCGACGAACCTCACGGCCCAGTCGGCCGCCACCCGGGCCCCGGCGGTCTTCTTGTTCTCGCGCGACTTCAGGTCCTTCTCGAACTCGGTCAGGAAGGCCGAGGCCACCCTGCTCGCCATCCTCGAAATGTCAGCTTCCACAATCTCCTCCAGCACTTCATCCCAGTCGCCCCGAAAGGCGACGGCCTTGTCGTCAATGTACCACTCCGCCATCGGCTTGCCGGCCCCTGGCAGAAAAAGCTCGTCGAACGGAACGCCACGCTCCGTCAGGTGCGCCGCTATCCTCGCCGCCTCGGCCCCGACCTCCTCCGGCGCGCCCCTCAGCCGGCAGGTGTGCACGATGATCCTATAGCCGATGTCCCGAAGGGCCGTCAACGCCTCTATCACGCCCGGCAACGGCTCGCCCAGCCCCGGATAGGCCGGCGGGTCGTAGGACAGGATCGTCCCGTCCAGGTCGACCGCTATGGCTGGCCTGTCATCCATCACATTCTCCCGAGAGTCTTTGTTAGGTTCTCTGTGATCTTCTCGTCGACCTTCTCCTTCAGGAGCCTGTCCAACCCTCGCAACCTCCTCGGATCGAAGTCCAGGTCGCCGTAAATCGTGTTCTCCCTGTCGAGCACGCGCCAGAAGACGTAGAACCTGCCGATGGCCTGCGGCTCGTAGTTCACGAAAACCTGAAGGAGCATGTTGTTGCTGCCCCTCGTCCACCCCGGCAGGTCACCGTGAACGGTCACGAACCCGCCGTTCCGGTCCCAGCTGGTCTCGGACTTGACATTGTCCAGTCCGGCCTTCTTCAAGACCGCGACAGCCGGCTTCGCCACGACCTTCGCAATCTCGGCGAACAACCCCTTGGCCCGCTTGAGGTTGCTCTCGTATTCCTCGCGTTCCAGGCGCTTCTCGTCGGCGGACGTGCGAAACAACTCCTCGATGGTGATGCCGTCCACCGAGACCTTGCCAACGCCGTCTGTCGACACGGCATACCCGAAACCAACCTCGGGATGCTTGCCAACCCACTTCCAGGCGTAGTTGCGCGCCTTCTCGACCGTCGAGTACGACCGCTTCTCGTGATAGCCGTCGACGGCATCGTAGTGGACCGTGATCCTCTTGGCCGCGATCTCCCTCGCCAGCGTCACCAGCTCAGATGCCAGCCTGATCCCGTTCATCAGTCGTCCCCTTCATCCTCGCCCTCGGCCTCCATGGCCTTGAGCCTGGTGTAGTAGTCGTCCAGCTCGGCCAGGTGGTCGAGAGCGATCCTCTGAGCCGTGGACTTATCTGGCGTGTGCTCGTACTCGATCTCGATGCCCATGGCCAGCTCGTCGGGATCGGCATCTTCCCTTGTGAAACCAACCGCACTGGCCCTCCCGCCCTTGAGGAAGTTGGCCGCCTTAGTCGCCAGCTTGTAGGCCGCGGCCTCGGCCTCGTGCGTGTCATAGCCATGAGCCTCGGCCCATTCGTGAAAGACCTTGTCATCCGGTTCGGGATGGGTCGAGAGGAAGTCGGTCACGGCGTCGTACAACTCGTCATCATCGCCAGCAAACCTCCTCGCCACCCTCCGGGCGATCCTGGGCTCGTACAGCCTCTCGTGCACGTCCAGCGGGAGCCTCAGCTCCATGCCGCCCCTGCCGTCCCGGCGCTCCGCCAGCGCCTTCCTGAAGAGGGAGGTCGCGGCCTCCCGCCCCTCGGCCCCGACGTCGCCCGCCAGGTCGGCCACGGTGAACCACCTGGCCCCGAAGGCGTTGGTCTTGCTGACCAGCTCGTCGAAGATCGTCCTCTCCATCCTGCCGCTCGGCTTCCGGAAACTCATGGGCCGCCCTCCCTGAACTGCCTGTTCTTCCTGGTCGCGAAGACGTTGTACTCGTCAATGGCGACCTCCAGCTTCCTGGCGTAGTCTATCAAGGAGTTGAAGTTGCCCGCGACGTCGTGCCTGGCCTGCTCCCCCATCTTCGTCATCTCCGCGGCCGGGACGTCGGCCAGCCGCGGCCTCTCGGGGCGCTCCAGGACGGGGAACCGGTTCTGGTAGTAGGTGGTACAGCTCGGGCAAAACGGAGCCAGGAGCAAGAGCAAGATGATCGCGCGCTTGTTCATTTGCCGTCCCCGTCGTTGAACGATCCGAAGCCCAGGCCGCCATCCTTGTCCTCGACGTCCGACCTGCTCCCGGGCTTGTCGACCGCGTCCTGCTTGTCCCTGACCGCCTTCTCCACGTCCAGGCTCTCCTCGACGCTCTCGTTGGCCTTCATGAGGGCCTCCGCCTTCTCCGCCCTCATGCGCCTGCGCTCCTTGCTGAAGATGCAATACACGCCCTCCACGAGGCTCTTGAGGAGCTTCCCCAGAACGGTTCCGGCCGCAAGTGACAAGGACATCACATGTCTCCCTTGTTCGCCGGCTGCTGGCGCATCATGTCGCTTCGGTACTCGCTGTCGCCACGCCTCATCGACCTCATCGTGCGAACCTCGTTCATGAGCGCCCTCTGCCGCTCGGGCGCCATCCGCGTCTCCTCGGCCTGCTCCAAAGACTCCGGATCGGACTCCGGGGGAGGCGGAGGAGGCGGAGGAAGCTCCTCGGCAGCCTTCTCCGGCTCGGCCATGCCGTGCCGCCCCGCGCGCCCCAGGACGTCATGATGCCTGATGAGCTCCTCGACCACCCTGACCCGAATGAAGACCTCTGCCAGTCGCTGGTCGGCTTTGTTCAAGGCTCTCCACTGGGCCGAGTCCTCTCTCCTGTCGCCGTCCCTGTCATCCAGCCTGCCCTCGACGCCAGCAAGCCTGGCATCGAGCGTATGGATGCCGCTCCGCATCCCGACGAACTGGCTCCAGGTCTGCTCGCCGAAGAACCCGAGCAAGGCAACAAGGCAACCTCCAAGGCCGACCGCCTTGGCAATCAAGACCTTCCCGCTCTTCCTGGGCTCCTCCTGCATGCGACTCTCCTCGGACTACGGCTTGCCCTGGCTCGTCTCCACGAAACGACCCGGGACGTCGTCGTGCGGCATGCACACGCCGGCGTTGTTCCGGATGGTCGACCCGGCATTCGCGGTCCTGTAGGACGCCGTCTGCACGCCCTTGGCCACGACCCTGGTCCTCTGCTCGACGAAGACCGGCGAGCCCCCGTCGAACTCCGCCTCCTCGAGGTCGCTCTGCTGCTTGTTGGTCACGTTGCTTCTGTCCGTCGGCATCTCGACACCTCCTGTTCACTCATCCGGCATGCTCGTGCCGGAACTCCCGCACGAGCTTGTCACACCTGCTCGGGAACCCCAGCGCCCTGACATAGTCCATGTCCGTCGTGTCCTCCAGGACGAACGTCCCGAACCTCCAGCCATTGCCGTTGCCGCTGCCGTTGCCGTTGCCGGTGAACTCAACTATCTGCTTCCTCGTGCCCTTCATAAAGATCGGCACGTCAGGCTCCTCACTCCGAACCCACGAGTAGAACGACGCGCCCGTCCCGCTCAGCAGCTCGACGTCGACGATGACCGCCTTCACGGACGACTCGCCGGAATCCTCGATAAACTTCCTGGCGGCACGCGGGTCCGACATGCACACCACGCGCACCTCCATCTTCGTCCGGTCCGCCAGGAACCTGACAAGCCGGCCCAGCTCCTCGTCCTCATCCAGGATCAGGATGACACTCCCCCTGCCGGAAGCCGCCCGGTACGACGTCGAGGCAGCAAAGAAGTTTCGCAGTTCGCTGTCGAGATCCCTCAACCCACTCACGAACCCCGACCTCAGTGTCAAAGTCATCTCAATCCTCCTAGCGATTTCGCTGGAGCTGCTCAAGGACAACGAGCTGAGGACCCACCCTCTCCAGCGTGTTGCTGGTCGTCCTGTTGGTCTCCGCGACATCGCGATTGGTATCCCTGGCCTCCGCCAAGACCGTAGCCGTCTCCCGCAGGAGGGCCTGGAGCTGGGCGTTCTGCTGGGATATCACCCTTCCCATGCTCCAGTAGAGGGCGACGATGCCAATGATCAGTATCGCGCACATACCCCACCCTCCGTATACCTGGAGCAGCCGAGACATCCTCTCCGCCTGGGTCAACGGGCTCATGTCCGCCTCCTATATCTCCTCAAGCACCTTCGCGACCTCGCGGACCCCGAAAGGCTTCAGGATAACGCCGTCAACGTCGAGGCCCGCCAGCGTCACGTCCTGGAGTCCCGTCATCACGACCACCAAGGGCCGATCCGGACTCCCATTGACCTGGCGCGCCTCCAAGATGAACTCCTCGCCTCGCATCTTCGGCATCAGAAGGTCGACGAACATAGCGGAGAACCGCCTCTCCGAGTGCTCATGGATCGCCGCCCTTCCGTCGTCGGTCGAAAACGGCTCCATGCCGAGACGCCTCACGATCCTCGACATGATATCTCGGAGCTTTCTGTCGTCGTCAAGTATCAAAACCCTCTTGAGGGGGTTTCCATCCATTGCCGCATCGTTCATGGCGACCTTTCCGCCGACGGCCAAAGAACCGCCCTAACAATCAACCGCTAGGCGGGAGAATCGCTTCGTTCTCCTACTACGGGCAACGATATAAAAAGATTGTCACATCACCCGAGGAACATGCGCCGGTACTCCTCGCGCCTCCCGGCGTACTTCCTGATCCAGCTCCGGAGCTCCCTCCCGGCAAGGGCGTCCACCGCCGACCCCACGTCGAAATACTGAATGTCCCTGGCCCCCTCGTCCCAGAGACGCCCCCCGAGGACCCTGGTCGCCTGCCCGAGGGCGCTCACCATCACGTCGAACTTCGGCACGTTCCTCCTTATCCGCTCCATCTGGGCGTCGAGCCCCTGGTAGGCGTTCCTGTCCGTCAGCTCTATGGTCGCCGTCACGTTGAACACCTTCCTGACCAGAAGGTCCCTGCATATCGCCGCGCCTCCCACCATCAGGACGCGACGTCCCCCGAAGCTGTTCCTGCAAAAGGCCGCGAACCTCTCCGGATCGCGGCCATAGGCCATGTGGAGGGCCACCGCGCTATGGTACGTCCTCCCCGTGTGGAAGCGGGCCGCGATCTCCTTCAGCTCGTCCTCCTTGCTCTTGAAGACCCTTCCACCGGCCACGCACCCGATCAGGTAGTCGGGATGGTCGATGGCGAACGACCCTCGGAGCTCCCTGGAAAGCCCCGGGACCGGATCGTGGCGCCGGTTCCCGCCGAAGTTCGGGTCCACCATGAAGTAGAGGTCCGCGTCCCCGAACCGGAGGTAGGTGAACGGCTTCCCGGACACCAGGCGCCTCTCCAGGTCGTCGAGGGTGTCCACGTCGGACAGGACGCCCCCGATCCCCTTCCCGGCGCCCTCCAGCCACGGCATCGGCGACTTGGACATGACGGCCGTCCTCAGCTCCGCGAACTGCTGCCAGTGCCGAAACAGCCTGATGGCGTCCAAGTAGTTGCCGCGGTGAGTGTCGTGGACGACGACCACGCCGTCGGGCCTCACCAGGAGATGGGCCGCGACCAGGCAGTCGCACCTGAATCGGCCGTCCACGAAGACCAGGTCGTACTCGGGGGCCACGACCCCTCCGTTCTCCCGGAGGTTCCTCAGGACAGGATGGTTCACGTAGCCGTCCGACAGCCCCCCCTTCATGCTGATGACCCGCTTGGCGATCTCGACGTCGCCCTTGCCGGCCAGGCGCTCCTTCGCCTTCGCCTCCCACTTCGGATCATGCTCGACAGTCAGGACCGAGGCGTCCGGGCACGTCTCCAGGACGATCTCGGTCGAGAGGCCCGGGCCCCACTCCAGGACCCTCCTGGGCCGACGCTTCACGCATACGTGCCTCAGCACCGACTCGAAGGACCTCCAGCGCCATTCCGCCAGGTCGCTCATCGGCCACCTCCGATCACCTGGGCCACGCACGTGCCCTGGACGACGGGGCCGGCGGAGAGCTCGGCCCGGGCCGGACGGGGTCGGAGAAGGCCCTGGGGCCTGGTCGCGGTCGGCTGCGGTCTCATATCATCCTCCTTTGAAGGTGGTCTCTACCACAGTCCCCCGTATCAAAGAAAAAATGGCCGTCGGCGAACCGACGGCCAAAAAAAAAGGGCCCTGGCAAGTAGGGAAGGGGGGAGGGGAGGGGAGGGTAACTTGCCAGAGCCGCATCATCGGCACCCCCGGCAGGAATCGAACCTGCGACCTACGGTACTAAAAGTTTGGCGACCCCAACAGGGCTCGAACCTGTGACCTACTGCTTAGGAGGCAGTCGCTCTATCCACCTGAGCTATAGGGCCATTAAAAAAGTACCTCTCGCGATAATGCTCATGATCGAAAACTTGGTGGAGGCGCCAGGAGTCGAACCCGGGTCCTGAACGGACGTCCCTCGGACATCTACATGCTTAGCCGAAGGCTTGCCGGATGTCTAGTCCGGCTCAGGCCCCGTCGGCAGGCCCCGTCCCGTCTTTCCAGGCTGCCAGAGACGTCTTTCCGTGCTCCTCGTCAGCATGTCTCTCCATGGCTTGTCCACCGATGTCGTTGCCCCCGACCCCTATCGGCGTCAGGCAGGGACACCCGCGCCGCCTTCTCAGGCAGCGATGGCCAGCCGAGGCCGACCAGGGAAGGAAAGAATGTTTTTTGCAGTTGTCTCTGCGACCGATGATTCAGGAGGCCAACGGTCATCCTCCACATGCAGTCTCAAGCTCAGCCGCGCCAGTCGATACCATTTCGCCCCCAAGTTAATCCCGGCAACCCGCCCGCCTCGGCCTTGTCCGAGAGTGACGACGCGTCGTACTCGGAACCCGCGTTCGGTCGTGGTACGCTTGCCCATGCGTGCTTCGGGCGACGGACTCAAACCGCGCATCGCTGTCCCGATCGTGGTACGCTTGCCCATGCGTGCTTCGGGCGACGGACTCAAACCGCGCATCGCTGTCCCGATCCCTACTAGAGGACCCCTTTCGCGCTCACCGCCCTGAGCCCGGAGCTGTCCGGGTCGGGCCGGTGCCGGAAAATCTTGTTCATTCTCCAGCGTCCCTGGTTCGGAGCGTCCTTCTCCATGTCCACCCTTGAACCCTTCGTTCGGAGGCTCGGTCATGGGCCACGTACGATTCCGGCGTGGCTCTCGCCTACCGGCAACCTGCCTCGCTTCGGCATGCCCACTTTTCGCAGAGCCCGATCCCGCCGTTCCGTTCGCCAGCCCTCCCGAAGGGGCGGCCACGCTCTATGGCGCAGCTCGATTCGCTACTTGGACGCTAGCCGCCGGGGTGCGCGTCCTCTCTCCCAGACCCCCTGGCTTCGTTGCACTCAGAACGGCACCCCGAGCCAGGAACGCTGTCTCATTCGATTTTCAAAGAACTCGCTCACCAACCATATTGCCAAAAGAGGACGGTTTTCCACGCGGCGAGAAGATTTTCTCAAAGAAGCTCTGGGAAACCGTCGCCCTCTCACGGACATTATACACCTTCGGCCTCCTTTTCCAAAGCCCCCTCGGCATTTTCCTTCTTCCCTCGGCCCCGGACATGCCCGGAAGCCCCCAGGATTTCCGGCCCCTCGATCTCGTGCGGCTCGATCACCGCCACCACTCGCCCAGTCGAGGCCATGACCACGCGCCCCCTCACGATCTCGGAGGCATTCCTCCTCCTGATGTCCTCGACGGACTCGACATAGGCGTCCACGTCCTCCATCTTCCTGAAGGCCATGACCTTCTTCCACCCGACGCCCCCGGGAAGGTCCGCCTCCAGATAGAACCTCGGCCTCGGCTTCGCCTTCAGCCTGTTCTTCGCCTTGACCACGCTCTTGGCGCGGGCGCGCCTCTTGTCCTGCTTCCGCTTCGTTGACATCCGGCCACCTCCTACGCTATGCGTCATCGACGGAGAGAACCTCCCCGACGGAGAGAACCTCCCCGTCGTCGCGACCCCCACGGAACTCCCAGTCCAGCATCTGCACCCCGACGACCGCCGACCCCAACGACTCGAACCTGGACGCCGACCGAAACCTCCTCCCGCCCACCATGGATATCTTCCACGATCCCCTGCCGTCCCCGCGGAAGGACACCTCGACGTCCCGGTCACGAAGACGCACCATCCTGGTCTCGACGATCCCACTAGTCATATTCGCAGCCGCAGATTGCCCTCATGCAGCCGTGCAAGGAACAGTGGCCGCCCTCCTCGCCTCCCCTCATCCGAACCTCGGGACCGGCCTCGCCAGATGCAGCCCGACAACCATGTTGAGAAAAAGATTCCCGTCCGGCATCCCCGACGCGACGTCCACAGCCTGCCGGAACAGCTCGCGCCTCGCCCCGACAAGCTCGCAGCCCTCCCTGTGCCCGACGTTCTCCTGCGAGTGCCGATGGCTCTGGAAACCGCCGCAGGACGGACACATGTTGGGATCGTGATCGTCCGTGATGCTGTCGACCCACTCCACGTCATCCAGGACGCGCATGGCCCTTCGCCATCATCTCCAAACAGAACCCGTCAATGCGAAACTCCGCCAACAAGTCCTGAACCGCCATCAAAAGCCCCAGATACGCAGGCCCCTTGTCAGAAGCCCGACAGGAAGCCAAATCCTTGTCGACGGCCTCCAATGCTTCCCGCATCTCCGAGGCACCAGGATAAGCGCATCCGCGCCGATCCTCATCAACCTCCTTCAAACGCTCGCGCAATCTTTTCTCTCATTTCATCCACACTGGGTTTTCGTTCAGGTCCTTGATCGCCTTCGCCCCGCAGCTCCATGCGCTCCACGCTGAACGCGTAATTGGTAAAGATGATATGGGCCGCGTCCTCCATGGACTTCTCGATTTCGACCTTCAGTCCCTCCAACTGCTCGGGCTCAATGCCGGGAGCCATTATCGCCATTTCGTCTTGCCGTAGCTCCATCTGCTCCACGCTGAACACGTAAGGGACGCAGACAACATGGGCCGCGTCCTCCATGGACTTCTCGATTTCGACCTTCAGTCCTTCCAACTGCTCGGGCTCAATGCCGGGAGCCATTACCACAGTCGTCGTCTTGTTCATTTTCTTGTCCTCCTCGTTGCTGCTTGCGTTTTCGTCAGTCTACTCCAACCCTATAATACGGTACGAGTCACCGTTCCCAAGCACGCGCGAGAAAATTACCGCCGAACAAAGGACGCAGCGCCCACAGGAAATCACCGGAACACGAACCACACACCTCCCCCTACGCCAGACAGGCTTCGCGTTCAGGTCCCCGATCGCCTTCGCGCACCAAGCACCGACGAGATCGGAACGCTCATCGCCTCCCTTTCAACTTTCTCACGAGGCGGCAGCAACGTGCCTGAAACCGAGCCCCCGTATCGCCATCCCCCTCTGCAACAAGATGCTCCCACTCGCTTACCTCGAAGCCTTCGAAGATGCGAGCGGCAATCTTTCTCCTACCCATCTCGTCGAGCGGCCCAAAATGAACAACCCGATCAACGCGGCCCGGTCGCGTCGATATGTCGCCCCCATTGTTCACCCCGAGAGCTGCATCCAACTTGTCGATGTGGTTGGTCGTGATGATGACGAAGACCCCGTCAGTGCTGTCGACGCCGTCCAGGCAGTTCAGGAAGCAGTCGAACGTCAGCACGGCCTCGTTGCCGCTCTTCACGATGTTCACGCGGCCCTCGAAGACATTGTCGAGGTCCTCGAACAAGGCAATGCACGGGCTCTTCTCAATCATCTCGCCCCACTTCTCCACGAAGTCCGAGTTGTTCATGGTGGCCACGTCGAAAACGAAGATCGGAAGATCGAGATGCTGGCCGATCGACCGAGCCGTGGCGGTCTTCCCGGTGCCGCTCGGGCCCTCGAACATCAACCCGTACTTCCAGGGCACGAGATGATCCTTGAACCACTCCTCATTGCCCAACCACCATTTCGCCTCCTCAATCGCGGGCTCCGCGTCGTTCGGAAGGGCCAAGGCCCCCAAGGCGTTGTCCGCTCTCGGAAGCCCCAGCTGATCATACCCCCACCCGACCGGACGGGAGTTCAATTTGGAGACAGAGTTGCCCGCGAACCTCGCCATGTCGGCGCCCTCCCCCTTCGAGCTGAGAAGCGCCAAGCTGTCCATCTTGTCCCCGATCGAGCCCGTCATCCGCTTCACGAAGAAACGGGCCTCCTCTTTATGCCCGCGAGCGTTGAACTTCTTGATGGCCTCGGTGAAGAGATCGTCCGAGTCAAACGTCCACCGAAGGAAGACGATGTCAAGATAGTAGCCTTCCCCCCACGAATCACCCTTCACGGCCAGAGGCTTCCACCCACGCCAAAAGATCGTCTGCTCCACGGGCAGGCGCTCGTACAGGACTAGCTCGTTGCGCCGATTCGGCCTCACGTAGTCGGTGATGCCCCGGTAGCACTTCTTCGTGAGCCTGGAGCACCTGAACTCGGTCCAGAGAAGATGAGACATGGCCGACGTCGGGTTGTGGCCGTCAAGACGGGCGCGTATGACAAAAAGGGAACACATCTTCGTCAGATAGAGCTTGATGCTGCCCCAGAAGCCCGCAATCACCCCGATGATGGCGCCCCCTCCCAAAACTGCCTTTGAAATCATCGCTTCCTCCACGCTATCCTCTCAGCAGGTAGTAAATGAGGCCATCCTTGCATCCAACGGGTTGTAGGCGCATCTCGCACTTCATCTCGTGCTGTAGTCGAAGACACCGACTTGCCAGCATCGCAACCACCCCGAAACGTCGCTCGGCGATGTCTTTTTCGGCTAGCTGAAACTCTTCGACCACACCCTCCATAAACTTCTCTACAGTCATCCGTCCTTGAAGATGTTCCTCGATTAGCTCTCTCGGCGTTTCCATGCTTCCTCCACACAGGCCGCGGTCATCAACTCAACCCCATTATACGCCGCGTCCAACCGGTGCCAGGAGGTGCCATCATTGCCACAACTCGGCTTCTCCTTGACCTCAACCGGGCCGGAGTCGTCACCCCACCCATGCTCGACCCGGAGATGCCTTCCGAGGCGCAGCATCGGCGCCTGGCACTCCGGGCACCTCACGTGGTCCACGCCCTCCTCGTAGGCGTCGGGATGGTCGGAGACGCACTTCTGACGATGGGCCTTGGCCGTCTCGGGCTGGAACCACTCCTTAGCCAACAAAAGAAAAGCCCCTGGTCGGATTGACCAGGGGCTTGAAAGGTCACAAACCTTTCGCGCTTAGACGTTTGTAACGTCAAACACGAGTAATTTGAAGGACCTGCAGGGAAAAGGGGTTATACGCCCCAATTCCGAGCTGCTCGAACATGCTGAAGCCGATCAGCCTGTTCTTGGGGTCGTCGGCGGACAGGACCGTGAGCTCCGTCCGGACGGGCATGCGGCCGAAGAACTCGGCCTCGCCGCAGCAGTACACCGTTCCCTCGGGGACGATGCGGCTGACCATGAGCTTGGCGCCCCAGAGGGTGGCCATGAGCCCGGTCTTCAGCAGGATCGCCTGGGTCTCGATGTCCAGCGTGTCCCGGTCCCACTTGCGCAGGTCGGCGTAGTCCTTGGCGTTCAGGAACACGGTCGCGACACGGATGTCGGTGCGTTCGATGTTCGCGAAGGCGTCGGCCAGCGCGTTCGCCGTCAGGTTGCCCGTGACGGGGATCGGCGGGTTCGGGTTCGTCGGGTCGGCCGCGAGCGCGTCCATGACGGCGAAGACCTTGCGGTCCTCCTCGGCCTGGATCTCGCTCTTGCCGAGGTCGACGGAGCGCTCGATCAGGTCGAAGCGCCGCTGCTTGATCTCGGTCAGCTGGATCTCGGGGTTCGAGGCGATCTCGAACAGCGGGAACATCACGCGCTTCGGCTTCGCGACCGAGACGATGTTCTCGCCCTCTTCGCCGATGACGTAGGCCACCACGTTCGGGTCCTTGTCGTAGATAGGCAGGGCGCCATCGGGCAACGCCTCGACGTAAAACGCCTTTCTCCCTACGCTCGTGTAGTCCCTGCGCCGCCTGAGCGGCTGAATCATGCTCGCAGCGAGGCGAGCGCGGCCGGCTGCCGTGCGGATGTGCTGGGAAATGATTTCCTGCTTGGTCTGGTTGTCAACTGCCATGTTGAAACCCTCCTTCTAGTGGTTGCGTTTCGCGCACCACGCCTTCCGGCGTCAGATGCGCTCGTCAAGTCCCAACGTCGGCGACGCGGTGGACGGTGCCTTCGTGCACACCCCGATAACCGTGCCCTCGGAGCTGGTCTCGTTCGTCAGGAAGCCCTGCGCCGAGCAGTACAGCAGGTCGCCCACCGAGTAGGTGAGGTCCGCCAGGCCGGCCGCGTTCCTGGTCTCGTAGACGTCGACCTCGACCGAGGCCTGGGCCTTCATCACGGTAACCTTGCCGGACGCCACGGCCGGGGCGTTCTCGAACGCCGCGCCAGCCGCGTCGTTGACGAAAAGCCCGATCGGCCGAAGCTCGTCGGTGCAGGGGACCGCCGTGTAGTCCAGACCCGCGCTGACGCCGGCCACGCTGCCGCCGAGCACGCCGCGGGGCGTGTTGACCGACAGGGTGGTGTTGGTGTTGACTCCGTAGTTCTGCTTCGTGAAGCACTCGTCACTCAGCACCGGAATCGCGTTGAGCTGCCCGCGGATGAGAATAGTCAATGCCATGTCTCAATCCTCCTCTAGTTGAACACTGCGCTGACGTCGGGGGCGTCGAGGTTGCCCCAGATGTCACCAATACCGGGAGCGGCTCCACCGGCGCTGGCAACACGAGGCTGCCCGCCCAGTTTCACGATCCCCTTCTTTTCGGACGCCTCCCGCACCTGCGGGAGGTCCGGCTCGACGTCGTCGGACCCGAAGAGCGCCTCGCCCAGTTCCCGGGCCGTCTTCGGATCAACGTCGTCTTCTCCGTCAATCGAGCCCGTGAGCTCGATGTCGAACTCGCCAAGCCGCTTCTTCGGCATGACGTCGGACGCCTCGGTGGTCTCCTCGACGACCTCCTCGTCCTCTTCTTCTTCGTCCTGGGCCTTCTTGGGCTCGGCCTTGGCGGTCTTGGGCTTCTCGGAAGCCTCGGTGGCCTCCTCGTCCTCCTCTTCTTCGTCCTGGGCCTTCTTGGGCTCGGCCTTGGCGGTCTTGGGCTTCTCGGAAGCCTCGGTGGCCTCCTCGACGACCTCCTCGTCCTCCTCTTCTTCGTCCTGGGCCTTCTTGGGCTCGGCCTTGGCGGTCTTGGGTTTCTCGGAGGCCTCGGTGGCCTCCTCGTCCTCTTCGGACGCCTGGTAGAGCTTGGCCGTCTCGGCGTAGCGCTCCAGGGTCTTGTCCATGATCTCGGGCCCCAGCATCATGAAGTCCATGGCCTGCGCCTCGACGACTTCCTCTGGGGTCTTCTCGCCGAGCAGCAGGACCGCCAGGCGAACCGCCTTGTGGGCTCCGACCTTCACGGAGGCCGTCGTCGGAGACGTGCCCCAGGCCTCTGGAATGCCGAAGCCGATGTCGTCGCGCTCGTCGGAGTTCCAGTCGTGCCTCATGTCCGGCAGCGGGTGGTTGACCACCTCCTGCCAGTTGTCATACTCGTCGCGACGCTTGAATTGCCTGTCGGGCTGGTTCACCGTCCCCGGATAGGGAATGCCGTCCTCGACCGCACGCTTGCTCCGCGCCTGCCTCTGGGTGAGTCGTACTCTCTTTGCCATGACTACTCGCCCTCCTCTTCTTTGATGGCGGCGTCGACGCGATCCGCGATCTGGTCGATACGCAGGGCGAGCCGCTCCTGTCCGTGTTTCTCCAGATAGTCAGACACGCGGTCGAGACGAGCCGAGGCCCTCTTCCACCGCGCCAACATGGGCTTGGAACCGTCGCCGACCTTCTCGCCGACGGCCAGCGTCGTCGGATCGGTCGCCAACTCCGTGCCGTGCTCCTCGTCCTCGACGTCGGAGAGGTAGTCCTGGGTGATCTCGTCCTCGACTCCGGACTCCGTCTCGGAGGCCGTCATCGGGTCGCCGCACGCGGGAGCCATCTCGAGCTCGTCAACACCCATGAGGGGAAAGGCTTCCTCCTCCACGTCGTCCTCCATGTACGTGCACCCGAGACGCTCCTCCATGTCCCTGATCTCGGCCATCACCTTGTCCCTTGCGCTCACGCGCCGGCGAGGTTCCCGAGAAGCCTTCCGAGTAGGACCGGAGAGCGTCCGTTCGAGCTCCCGGATTTCCCCTCGAAGGGTTGCAATCACAGCCTTGCTCATTGGACTCTCCTATTGCTCAACCACATCTCTTCATTCCATCCTGCGGACGCACCGCTCTCATCAAATGAGGCGAATATAAAAGAATTGTTACACTTCCGACCCGTCAGTCGCCGCATTCCTCCTCTTCCTCCTCGGCGAGAATCATGTCGGCGATCCTCAGGAGGCGGGCCGCGAACTTCCGTCGGGCCGTGGTCGGCCAGTTGTCCATCGCCTTGGCGTTCTCGTCGAGGATGTCCCCGGACGGCACGTCCACGTCCGCCGGCGTCGACTCCTTGACGATCTCCTCGTCCTCGTTCGCCAGGCCCTGGGCGTCCTTGGCCAGCTCCTCGTCGTCGACGGCCTCGATCATCCTCTCGACATCCCTGATCTCGGCGAGAATGCTCCTCGGCTCGCTCGCCGTCCTTTTCCTGCTCGTCATCCTGCGTCTCATCCTGTCATCCTCCTTCTTGGTCAGTCGAACCTCCAGAAACCCCGGGCCACGCGCATGGCCATTTCCATCCGCCGGCGCCGGATCATCTCCGCGCGCGCGACCCTCAGAACCATCATGCCCGCGGCGTCCGCCACGCGCATCCTGAAGATGTCGTTCGCCACCAGCTCCAGGTCCGGGGCGTCCATCCGCAGCACCTTGGCCGCGGACATCGGAACGTCGGACAGGAAGTGGTTGAGGACCGCCCCGCCGAACGCCGGCCTCCCGACCCAGGACGCCTCGATGAAGTCCAGGCTCTTCGGATCGCCGACCAGGTTCCCGTTCTCGTCCCGGGCCAGCTTGCCGGTGTTCTGGTCGTAGAGGCACACGCCGCACAGCTCGGCCGTCATCCTGCGCACCCCGTTCTCGTCCACGAACGGGCGCATGAGCTCGCTCTCGATGCAGACGCAGTTGGGGTCCTCGTCGGCCAGGATCACCCCGCACTTGGAGCACTGGATTTTATGAGCCAGGCAGTTGTGAACCGCATTCCAGTTCGCGACGTAGGAATGGTCTCCACGGTCGTTGACCACGTGCATGTTGTAGACCGGATAGCAACCTGCCAGGCGCTCGTTGGTGGTCACGCGCCTCAACATGTGCCCATGGAAAGACGAGATGCGATCTCTACCAGCTCGCTGCTTTCGATACTTTCGACAACGACCCTCCAAACGCGACGCATGGCCCTTCCGCGACACAACCATCCAATACGGCCTGCGCCCATCCTTCTCGTAAGGCCCGTTGAAAGAGGCCGGAATACCGAGCGCCGTCATCATGCTCCAGACCTGCTCGGAGAGACGCCTACTGCACGACGAGGTCGAAAACCTTGCCGAGTCCTTTCGACAATGACCGTCTCCGTCGATGTAAGCTCCAAGAATCACCAAGAGACTATTGTCGTCAAGCCCCATCACCCACGGAGCCAGAACCTTTCCATCACAATGCTCCCCGCAGGACTCTAGGAGCCAGAGGGCAAGCCCGGCATCATGAACCACAACGCGAGTGCTGTCCCCGGTATCCCTTTTCCTATCCTGGCGATAAACCGCCTCATCCGCAACCCCACAATCGCGAAGAGCCGAGATCAAATCCTCCACGACCGACTCGCCGAGCCCGAAAGTGAACTCCGTCGCTCTCGCCAGGCCGTTCGCGTCTCTCTGGATGTTCCCCTCCGCCGCATAGAACCCAAGTATCTGACACCTTGCCTTGTCGAGACACGACCTTTCGGCCTTTGGCCTCCCCAGCGGCACCGCCACGTAATCCCCCACCAAAAGGTCCTCTGTTTTCACCCAGTCAAACTTCACCTCCTGCTCGACCAACACCGCAACCTCCTGCATCGCTGGCGAGTACGAGTTGAAATTGGACTGCATACACGAATGAGAGCACCACGATTTCTTATCCAAGGCAGACAACCCGTTGCTCGCAATAGCCCTCTTCTTCGGAAGATCGCCACCACATCCCGGACAACGATCATGGCCCGTAAGCGTCCAGTAGGGATGTTCTCCCGTCACGAAGGTGTCTGGCACACCGCTCACCCCGAGGCGTCTCGTCTCGCCATCGGACGTAAATCTTACCCTGCACGACTCGACCTCGGCTGAAGCTCCGCTATGCGTGCGAACCCGCTCCCCAACCATCACATCTTCAATGGCCTTTGTGGTCCCATCAGCCATCAACACCCTCGTGCCGGACATGAAGCACCCCATGCTCATCGCGTTCATCTCGCCGCTGGCAATCTTGCCCACGAGGCCGCCGTGGCGCTTGCTGGTCGCCACCAGGATGTCCACGTAGCTCACACTGGCCTCGCGCCCCTCGTCGTCCTTGTACCTGACCGGCCTGACGACCGCGTCCAGTATCCTGCCCTTCGACAGCTCCGGTATCTGAACGTGCTCCAGGTAGTTCTGGGCGCCCCTGAAGGTCCCGAAGGTCGCCAGCAGGACCGGGTCGGTCCAGGCATTGCCGTTGTTGTTCACGAGGCCCGAACAGACCGGGTCGATGTAGTAGCCGGCCCCGGGCTTGGACTCGTCGGTCTCGACCTGGACGGACGAGACGATGGTGCAATGGCTGAAAAGGTAGTCGTCCCTGTTGAACTCGTCCCAGTCGACCTCGATGGCCCTGGCCACCCGTCGGCCGCCGCCGTAGGCCGTCCTGGCCCACTCGACCTGCGGGTCGAACAGGACGGAGGCAACCGGGACGTCGAACCGGGCCATCCTGGCCGCGGCGACCTGGCAGCTCTCGGACGTGCACCTTCTGGAGTCCATCACTTGGCTCCCTTGAACCTGCTGGCGTGCCACGCGTCCAGGGCGTCCTTGGCGGACCCCTCGGAGTCGTACTTTGCGGGCCACAGCTTGCCGGTCTTGCCCGACATCACGCGCCACTTCCCGTCGACCTGCCGGATGCAGCCCTTCTCGCCGCACTTGTCGTCCTTGCCGCCGACCAGGTCCCTCGCCGCCAGGAGAAGCTCGCTCGCGATCATCTTGCCGTCCATGTCCACCTCCTCATGCCAGTCGCTCGACGAACTCCGGACCGCCTCCGTGCATCCTGCCCCCGGTCGCCGCCAGCAGCGTGTCCACCTGCGCCTTCTCCGCCTCGTCGCGGATCGGCACCCTCAGGATGTCCCGCCCGACGACCTCGACGTTCTTGCCGTAGGCCTGCGGGTTGTCCGCCCGCACCAGGCCCTGGAGCCGCTCCGAGTTGCTGTGGAGCCTGCCCCGGAGCCATGGCCGCTCCTTGTACATGAAGGCGATGAAGGACCTCGCCGCCAGCTCCTCCAGGGAGCCCTCGACCAGAGGGTTCATCCTCATCGTCCTGCCGACCACCGTGACCCATCTCGCGTACTGCCCGTTGTTGATCCCGTGCACCGTCACGCCGGACCTCCTGTTGTAATATTGCCAGACCCGTCAGGCCCGAATGCGAAAAGTCCCGGCGCGGAAAACCGCGCCGGCACCCAAGCTCCGCGGAACCGCCTACGACAAGTTGCAGGGCGGATTCACGTAGGCGTCGATCACGTCGGACTCGGTGCCCGGCTTGCCCACGCCCTCATGGTTCAGCGGGTCGATCTCGAGGTGCGGGGTCGGGCTGCCGCCCTGCGGACTGAAGCTCGTGACCCGCGCCGGAGTCGCCACCTTGTTGTCGCCGAAGAAGGCGATCGCCTCGTCTTCTCGGACGCGTCCGGCCGTCACCGTCTGATACGCCTTGCTGTACATCTCTCTACCTCCTGTTCAAGCCGGACTCGTCTCCGTCCCGGCCTTCGATCCTACCCGAGTCTCTTCTTGAGCTCCTTCTTCGCCGCCTTCGCGACCGAGCGCCTGGACCTCAGGGAGGCCACGACCTCGACCTCCATCTCGCCAGACGGCTCAATCTCGATCTCGACCTTCCTGGTCACGGCCTTGCCCGACGGCACCTTGAAGCCGCAGTCGCCGCAGCGCCACATCTTCTCGCTCCTGGTGTAGGGCTCGACGGCCATCTCCCCGCCACACGACGGACACCTGGCCGCGCCGGTCTCCTGGTCGCCCTTCGTCAGGCGGTAGGTCCGCTCCGGGGAGCACCAGTACATCGCCTTCCGGTCGCGCCTGGAAGCCAGGACCGGCTCCATCCTGACGGACTTCTCGACCTCGTCCATGACGCGGCTCATGCCGGTCACGTACCAACCCCTCCCGGCGTCGAGGGCGAGCTTGTCGCCGACCGGATCGCTCCAGCCGTCCAGCCCCATGAGGGTGGAAACGCGCCACGTCCAGGTCCCGCCAGTCGCCCCGGTCTTCTCCCGGAGCCGGAGGATGACGCCACCCTTCACTCCCGACTCCAGCGTCGCCACGAAGGTCTGGCCGTTGTTGTCCTCGACCGTCGTCCGGAGCGTCTTCTTCTTGGCCGTCAGCATCCTGGCCACGCGGCCGCTCTGGAGGTCCCGCTCGATGTCCTCGGAGGCGTCCATGGCCTCCGCGAAGCTCGCGACGCCCACCGTCCGGTCGGGGCTGTCGTCGACGCTCGCGATGTCCTTGCCGACATAGACGCGGAGCTTCTTGTCGCCGTCCTCGAACGAGTAGGTCGCCTCGGCCCCGCTCCCGAACGTCTTCCCGTCGGAGCCTCCGCGACGCCCCCAGTGGACGTGCGTCGACCTTCCCGCCAGGCCGAGCGAGGCACGCCTGGAGCCCACCCTCCCGTCGGCGCCGCTCTCCTCGTACGACTCCTCGTGCAGGTCCTTCTGGAGGTTCTGCATGATGGAGAAGCCACCGCCCCGGGGGGCGTCGAGGCCGTGCGTCTTCGGGTCGCCGACGTACTGCGGGTCGTCCGCCTGCGGCTCGCCGATGCTGACCGCGGCCTTCTTGAGCTTGATGCCCTTCTTCTCGAAATCGGCCGGGCTCCCCTGATTGACGACGCTCCGATTCGTCACCCTCCAGACGTTCCCGTCATGAAGGTAGTAGTCGTCAAGCTCGAACTCGTTCTTGAACTTCCCGTGGCCGATCAGCTTGCCGTTGTTCCTTATCTTCCTGAACCTGGCGAAACTCTCACCCGACATCGCGGCATTCACCGGACCGGCCCCGAGGTCCCTGCGGCTCCTGAGCGGAGACGGCGCCGGGAACGCGTCGCCGGGATCGGCGACCTTCGCGCGCCTGCTCGCCAGCCTGGAGTCCCTGGTCGCGATCGTCCTCATCCTCTCCTTGAGCTCCTCGCCCACGAGGAGGGCGGGCTGGATCTCGTCGGGGTCGTGCTGGACCTCGGAGCCCCCGGCCCAGGCGACGACGACCTTGTTGCACTTCCGGTCCACGCTCACGACGACCCCCCAGAGGTCCGACGACCCCGTGACGATGGAGTCGACGATGTCCCCGGGCCGGAACTGGTCGATCATGTTGCCGAGGGGTCCCGGCCAATAGCTCGCGCCGCGTCTTGTTCGCATGTCAATCCTCCTACTCACAGGAGCGAATATCAAAGAATTGTAGCAACCACCCAGGCGATCTCGACCAGCCAGCCGACCGCCAATGCCGGCCGGGGCGAGTCACGCCCCGGCATCAAGAGCCCCTACGCTATTCTGACCGGCCATTTCGGTCTGAACTTCCTGTCGGTTATGGCAACGTTCCGAATGTTTCTCTGCGCGAAGGACTTGATATGCTTATCCCTCATGTCATAAGCATAGAGCATCTTCCTCAGCCCGACTCTCAGTCGGCGATATTTCCATTCGTACGGGGCCACCACGTACTTCTTGGTCTCCCCGGTCGTCGTCTTCCGGTAGGTGATGACGATCTCGGAAAGGCGAAGGGCCGCCTCCCTGATCGCCAGGCGCTTGTTCCTCATGGCGAAGAGCGTGCCGGTCGCCGGCCGCATGCCGACCCTCCGCGGACGCCTCCTCGGCGCCTTGGCCTCCTGCTCCTGGAGCCAGAGGGCCCGTCGGACCCCTCGCTCGACCACCTCCTGGTACGATCTCGGCATGTCAGTATCCCGCCTTGCCCGTCACCGGCGCCGTTATCCCGTTCCTGTTCGCCTCGGAGCCGATGCCCTGGTTGTAGATGTACTCGTTCTCCGCCAGGTCGTCGGCCGTCACCGCCGTGACCTTCTGCGCCGGATCGTCACTCCACGACTCGCACGCGCGACCCAAGTTCTCATCGTCCACCGGCTGCTCCACGAACCCCTTCGAGTCCGCTCCCCGCCTGAACCAGTAGAGGGCCGGGCAGTAGGTCGTGTGAACGCAGGACGAGCACCCGTGCCCCGTCGGCCTCACCGTCGTCCCGATCAGGGGATAGGGGAAGGTCAGATTGAAAGGGTTCGGGTCCGATATGACCGGATTCGGCACGCTACGCCTCGCACTGTTCCTTGCGCCACTTTAAGCTCTCATGGATAAGCTCCACATCCAAGCCCATAATGGCTTCAGGTAGAACCACCTTCTCCAGACCAGGAAACAGCATCGGATAACAATGAAGAATCACCTCGCTGCAATACAGCTTGTCGTTCTCCGGCTCGAAAAAGTAGTCGTAGTCCCTCCCAAGCATCCCGATCGCCTCTGCAACACCCTTGTCAATCTCGTCCGGAGTGACGTTGGGACGGAGAACGGCAACGTCATCACACCGCAGGAACGTGAGGATGTCCTCCCTCGTCACGCAGGGTGTCACCGAATGGATGACGGTCTCGTCGTCCACCATTATCGCCGCATGGGTGTAGTATCCTGGAATGAACCAGCTCGTCATGTAGTTGCGATACCTCCGAAGAAGGATGTCGCCCCTCCTGAGCTTGCTGAGAACGGCTCTCGTCTCCGGCCCCTTTACCTTGTAGTGGGTGTCGCCGCACATGAACCACATCGGCCACCAGTGAAGCTGGAAGCTCCCGAACGCGCCCAGGAAGAATCGGAGTATCTTGAACCACACCCTCTTCATCGAAGGCCTCCTAGAACGTCGCCGGCTGCCTGTAGGTGATGGTCCGGAGGACGTGAGTCTGCTTCGCGCCCGCCGGGTAGTAAATCCAGAACCTGATCCTCGCCGCCTCGACGGAGACGGACGGGTCGACCTTCAGCGACAGGCTGCTGATGCACTCCTGCCACTTCCCCTGATAGGGGTAGAGGTACCCGTCGAAGAAGCGGACGCCGCCCCCATTGGCCGGCGGGATGTTCGGGGCCATCATGGCGTACAGGCGATGATCCCACACGGGAGCCTCAAGGGCGGCGTCGCTCCACAGGCAGCCGCCCTTGAAGTCGTACTCGATCTCCTCCTCGGTGGTCTGGTCGACGACGAGGAAGTCGAAGACCGACAGGACCGCGTTGGCGTTCGCGTCGTCCTGGTCGTCGCAAGAGACGTAGGCCCCCTCGGACAGCTTGTAGCACCCCACCAGGCTGAACTCCCCCCACGGCTCCTGGGTGTTGTCGGACACGATGACCTTGAGGTCCTCCAAAGCGTCCGCCGCCGCGTACATCGACGTGCAGACTTTCACGTCCCGGTCGCACATGTAGTAGCCGGTGCGGCCCGGCTGGACGACCACGCGCTGGATGTTCTTGGTAGGGTCCTCCAGCGTCCCGAAGTTGTCGATGCTGACGTCCTGCACGTCGGGCAACGGCTCGCCCGTGTGAGCCGCCACGATCCCGTCCAACGTCGTCTCCTCCGCGCCCGAGATGGCCGCCTTGAACCAGATGTCCACGTCGACACCATCCACGGCAATGTAGTCAAGCGCAATGGCAATCGTCGAATCGGCAATCTCCTGCGTCAGACTACCAACATCAACAAGGTCATTGGCCGTGTCGCTGACCGGGTATACATACTTCGTGCTCATGGCCCACTCCTACAAAGGACGTATTTTCAGTGACGCGCGCCGAATGTAAGCTGCTGCCTGCGACACAGCATCAGGCGACTTACGGTATTGGAAACGAACTGTGCGAACGCCATTGCCCGTCAGCGCCACCTCGCCAAAACCAGAACAGGACAGCCAGCTTTTACGGTCGTGGGCACCTTCAAAAATGGGGTCTCCCACCCCGTCAACGACCACCTGCGCCTCGCACTCGTTGTTAGTCTTCGAGGAGTACAGCTCAGCACTCCACCCAACAAGATAGTCGCCGGCCGGAAACGAGGAAGTGACCAACACCACCTTGTCGCTCCAACTCGTGTCGCTAGTCTGCGACTCACCAAGCACCTCGGCATATTCATCTTCAAACGCGAACTTAAACCGCCGATCACTCATAGTAGTAGACCTCCAGGAAGAAGTCGATCAGCGACTGTTGGAGAACAGCCACAACGATGCCCTCAAACCCATCACCGTCAACTATCTCGTTGTAGTTCTCCACGCTGTACCTGCCGCGGATGTCCTTTTTGGCTCTCTTTATCGAGTCTGTGCTCGCGAAGGCAGTCGTATCGATGGCCGTCCTCGTCCCGTCCGCGTTGATCTTATAGAGGAGTATCTGCATGCCCCATGTGGTGGACGACGGAGTCCATTCAAGATGGCACCCCGTGACGACAAACCTCTTCCCCGCATTGTTCCATGCGGACACCTTGGTCAGCGTCACGTCACAGGACTTGCCGCCCTCCACAATAGAGAACTGCGAGGCGTCGAGCCACGCCTTCTGAGTGAAGTAGTTGCCATTGCCAGCAACGGAAATGTCCTCGGTATCGCTTGCCGTCGTGGCACCAGTTATGCGATCAACGGAGGTCCCCGCCACCCGGATCGTAAAGGGAGCCCCCGAAGCGGAAGCCACTTCTACGGCCCATCTCGAATTGTAGGCCTCCTCGGAGGCGGTCACCGGGGAGCCGCTGGCCAGCGCCGCGGCAGTATCCGTCTCGGCGAACCAGCCCACAAGGTCAACCTGTCCGTTGAAGGTCGGCGCCTGCGCCCAGACGAACTTCGAGACGGAGCCGATCTCCTGCGGGAGGTAGCGGACGCCGATCTTGTCCTCGCGCGTGTCAATGTAATCTTCGCCCTCGTCCGTCCGGACAATCCTCGCCTTGGGGGTGTTCGCGTATGACGTGCTCGTCTGATATATCACAATCCCGATCAGCACGAACTCAATCAGAGGGATGCCCGTGCGGTTCAACTCCGCGAACTCATTCAGAGCCTCCCTTCTAGCGATCGAGATATTGGTATAGAAAAACGTCCCCTGTATGGCCACGAACGGGTTGTTCGGATCGTTGGTCGCGACAATGTGCGCAAGGACGTAGCTCCCCTCCGGCACCTCCGCCTGCTGCCAAGTCGAGCCGGTGTACTCGTTATAGGCGAGAAAGCCACTGCCGCCAGAGTAGTTCTTGACCGGAAAGTTGTCAGCGGCGTCGAACCGCCAATAGCCGCTCGCGCCATCTTTATAGAGCACCGGCAGCTGGGCCGGCTTGGCCTCCGCTGGCAAGCTGTGGACCAAATCCTCATCCCGGATGACGCCGCTCTCGACTCCGAACTGGGCGTGCGAGTCGGTACTCCCATCCTCGTCCGGCGTTATATCCTCCAGGGCGAGTCCGCTTATGTACCGGGTGCCCCACGACGTGTGAAGGTGGGCGTGCGTCTGGCCATCCATCGTCATGCCATGACGCTCGTCACCGAAAATCACATGCTGGCTGTTGGACGCGTCCCAGTAGACAATGGCGCAGAGGACATGCTCGGTGATGATCGCCAGGACGAACGTCGTGGTCTCCGTCAGAACCTGGGTGTCCTTGTCGAAGTAGATGTAATGGACACCCTCGGTGTCGGCCATCTGAATCGACTGGGCGGAGGTCTTGACATGCTTCCTCCCGTTGATGTAGAACCGGAACTCCGACGATACCGGGGAGATGGTATACGTCCTGTCCGGCGACGAGTCCGAGAAGGCAACCGTCGTCTCGTCGCGATTCGGGAAGCCGGTCCTCTCATGCGCCGCAGCAAAGACATCGTCGGCCAGGACCGCGAAGTACGGAACCACCTCCTCCATCAGAGAGTCAATGCTGACATTGTTGCACTTGAGCGTCACGTAGCCACTGTCAAGCGCGCTCTGAAGGTCGTCCGAGTTCATCACCTCGTTCGGAAGGAACTCGGCGAGCAGATCGAAGTCCGTTGTGGGATGGGAGAACGAACGGCCACCCAGGTCCTCAATCACGACAGGGTCCTGAGTCCCCGTCGTCGACAGCAGAAGTTCGTAGGCCATTGCCGCCTACCTCCTCTTCAAATACACAGTGACCACCGGGTCGGCTATGTTCGTGCCATTGCAGTAAATCTGGAGCTCATCACCGGCGTCGACGTCGACATTCAGATCGAAACGGCTGCCTCTCTGCGCGGCGCTGATCGAAAGCGACGCCAGCGTGACTCCGAGGTTGTTCTTCTCTACCTCGGCTGTCCACGTCTCGGCGCCCCTCGTGGCCACCCCGATGCCAATTATGGTGGCGTCACACGCGACAACAAGACCTGCCACGTTCGTCGCGACATTCCCTGGACCGCGAAGATACGTACCCGTCGTGTCGAGTCTCTTTCCGGCAGTCAAGGCAATAACATCGAACTGGATACCGAAACCCTGAGGCCCCTGAATGCCGCCCGACCCCGTGAGCCCCTGCGAACCCTGATACCCCGTCCCGCCAAGCAGCCCCTGCCCTCCCTGGACGCCTTGCCAACCCCGGTTGCCCTGCGGACCCTGACTGCCGACAGACCCATCCGGGCCTTGAACCCCAATCGCCGACAGCCCTTGCCAGCCCTGATTGCCCTGCCAGCCCTGAGCCCCATCTTGTCCGGCGACCCCTTGAGGACCAGCCACCGTCGAGTCAGCGCCCGTCAGCCCCTGGAATCCCTGATTCCCCTGAGAACCACGCTCGCCCTGTGAACCGTCATTGCCCTGGGCACCCACCTGACCGGCAACACCCTGGCAGCCCTGATTGCCCTGGCTGCCCTGAAAGCCCATAAAGCCCTGCGGACCTTGAGCCCCGGCAAGCCCCTGGCTCCCCGCCGAACCCTGGAAGCCGACAAACCCCTGAAGGCCGGCAACACCTTGATTGCCCTGGTGCCCGATAGGCCCTTGACTTCCCTGCGCCCCATCTTGACCAGCAAGCCCCTGATCCCCCTGAGCGCCAACCTGTCCGACCATGCCTTGATTTCCTTGTGGCCCTTGAACTCCCTGATCGCCAACCAGGCCCTGGACGCCCTGAAACCCGACAACACCCTGAACACCAACCGAACCCTGATATCCTTGATTGCCGACAGGCCCTTGCGAGCCCTGACTGCCAACAGCCCCATCTGGTCCTTGAACCCCAATCTCACCCGGACCCTGCCATCCCTGATAGCCCGGAACTCCCTGATCGCCAAAACCCTGCCAGCCCTGGTTGCCCTGAGTCCCATCTGTACCCGCTTGACCCTGAGGGCCTTGAGCTCCGTCTTGTCCGGCGTTACCCTGCGACCCTTGATGTCCCTGACTTCCTTGGAAACCATCCTGGCCAGCAACACCCTGAAAGCCACGAACACCCTGGTAGCCAACCGAACCTTGGGAACCCTGTGTCCCATCCTGCCCCGCAGCACCTTGATGGCCCCGAAAACCCTGCGCCCCCTGAACGCCAGTGTCGCCGACAACTCCTTGAGCCCCAATCTCGCCCTGATTCCCTTGCGTCCCCCGAACACCCTGCGGCCCAGCTGCCCCCTGAACGCCGACACCAGTCTCCCCGGCCACGCCCTGCCACCCCTGATTCCCCTGGAAACCCACTCCAACTAAACCCTGATATCCCTGAGCCCCGTCCTGGCCATCAGCTCCCTGAGAGCCCTGAGCCCCATCGGCCCCATCCTGGCCTGCGGCTCCCTGGAATCCCCGAACGCCCTGATTGCCCTGGAAGCCACGAAGGCCCTGTGGGCCAACAGGCCCCTGGCTCCCGACATCCCCCTTGGCTCCCTGGACGCCGTCCTGGCCGACGACTCCCTGGAAGCCCTGAGCCCCGTCCTGGCCCACGAGACCCTGAAGGCCAACGGAACCCTGGACGCCTTGAGCTCCATCCTGGCCGATGCCACCTTGAAGCCCCCGAACACCCCGGGGGCCTTGACAACCCTGGAAACCCTGCGGCCCAACAACCCCCTGCGCCCCATCGGAACCGTCCTGGCCGGCGACCCCCTGCCAGCCCTGCAAGCCCCGAAGACCCTGCGGTCCCCGAGCCCCCTGAGCGCCCTGGGCCCCTTCCTGGCCGACAACCCCCTGCGGACCCTGAAGGCCTTGAGGTCCCGCCGGGCCCGGACCCTGCGGACCCTCGTAGCCCTGAGGACCAGTCTCGCCTTCATAGCCCTGATATCCCTGGGCTCCCTCGACGCCCTGGCTGCCCTGCGGCCCCTGGTCGCCCGCCGGGCCGGTTATGCCACCAGGCCCCTGAAGCCCCGACCCCTGCCAACCCTGGACGCCCTGAACGCCGTCATCTCCCGCAACGCCCTGCCATCCCAGATCGCCCTGGAGGCCGCGAAGGCCTTGGACCCCATCCTGCCCATCTCGACCCTGAAATCCCTGAACCCCAGCCGAGCCCTGCGAACCGTCACTCCCGTCGTGCCCGGCAACACCCTGCAAGCCCTGGTCGCCATCCTGTCCGGCAAGCCCCTGAGCTCCCTGCGACCCGTCCTGCCCGGCAACACCCTGCAAGCCGATCTCGCCCTGCGGTCCCTGAGCCCCTTGAACGCCATCCTGGCCTTCGATTCCCTGAGTGCCCTGAACGCCGACCCCGGCGGCTCCCGTGGACCCGACATCTCCCTGGAAACCACGAACACCCTGGAAGCCGATGGCCCCGTCCTGGCCGGCGATGCCCTGCGGACCAGCCGGGCCCTGAACGCCGTCGGCCCCGGTCGATCCCACATCGCCCTGATAGCCCCGAGCGCCAGCCGGCCCCTGCAATCCGTCCTGTCCGGCGACGCCCTGGGCACCCTGAGCCCCGTCCTGGCCATCCGACCCCTGAATACCGGAATCGCCCTGCACCCCGACACCGGTGGCCCCCTGATGGCCCTGGGCTCCGACAACGCCCTGGAAGCCAACCGAGCCCTGAGCCCCGTCCTGGCCGACAACTCCCTGGAAGCCAACCGGACCCTGAAGACCGGAACCCTGCCATCCCTGCGTCCCAGGAGCCCCCTGTGCCCCGCCCTGGCCCTCCAAGCCCTGCGGACCCTGGAACCCAGCCCCGGTCGCCCCTGCGTCTCCTGCGGCCCCCTGAGGCCCCTGAACGCCGTCCTGGCCGTCCAATCCCTGCGGCCCCTGAACACCGACGCCCGTCGAGCCCCGATCACCCTGAGAGCCAACCACGCCCTGAGAGCCATCCTGTCCAGCCACGCCCTGATTGCCCTGCCATCCCTGCAAGCCCTGCGGCCCGAAACCGCCAACGGCGCCAACCGGGCCCTGATTTCCCGTCACGCCCTGAACGCCAACAGGCCCCTGAACCCCGACCCCCGTCGCGCCCGCGGAACCCTGAACGCCTTCAAGACCCTGGGCACCCTGAAGGCCCCGAGGCCCCAACGGGCCCTGAACCCCAGGAACTCCCTGGCTCCCGCCTGTTCCCTGCGGACCCACGGCTCCCTGTGCTCCGACCCCTGTCAAGCCAACCGGACCCTGAGCGCCCTGAGCCCCACTTCCCTGCGAACCCTGACTGCCAAGAGGCCCTTGGCTACCAACAGGCCCTTGTACTCCTACCCCCTCGGCTCCGGTGGCCCCCTGCTCGCCCTGGCCTCCCTGAACTCCATCCTGTCCGACGATCCCCTGCGGACCCTGAACGCCGATACCCGTGAGCCCCTGGCCTCCCTGAGGGCCAACCACCCCTTGAAGACCCGTTCCGTCCGAACCTTGAAACCCCTGAGTCCCGGAACCGACCACTCCCTGGTGTCCCTGAGAGCCAACCACGCCCTGGGCGCCCTGGACACCGTCACCCTCTGACCCCTGAACCCCTTCAGGACCCTGCGGCCCCTGGGAACCATCAGCGCCAGAACCCTGAGAGCCCTGCGGACCCTGATAGCCATCACCCTGAGGCCCCTGCGGACCCGGTGTCGCCGAGTCGGCACCCTGAGTACCCTGCGGGCCTTGAGCTCCCTGACCTTGCGTGCCTTGAAAGCCGGTGTCGCCCTGAGGACCACGCGAACCTTGAACGCCAAAGCCCTGAGCGCCCTGGAAGCCCTGAGCCCCAACCGGTCCCTGCACCCCATCTTCGCCGACGGCACCCTTCAAGCCCTGGAAGCCGCGCTCCCCATCGTAGCCCTGCGGCCCACGAGAGCCCTGCGCGCCAATCGTCCCGACACCTGTCGCTCCCGCGCTCCCCTGCGGCCCCTGAAGCCCCACCCCGATCGAACCTTGAGGCCCAGGCACCGTCGAGTCCGCGCCCGTCTGCCCCCGAGAGCCCTGCGGGCCTTGATGGCCATCGCCCTGAAACCCCTGCGGCCCAACCGGACCATCCAAGCCTTGTGCCCCGGCATAACCTTGGAACCCGACACCCGTTGCCCCGTCGACTCCCTGGAGTCCGATCTTCCCCTGCGACCCGGCATAGCCTTGGGACCCCTGGTCGCCGGTCGCGCCAACGCTTCCGGCATCACCTTGAAAACCGCGATCCCCAACACCCTGCAAGCCCTGGTTGCCCGAAGGTCCCTGCCAGCCCGAAAGACCCTCAACGCCCTGCGGACCCTGGGCGCCCTGCCAGCCCTGGAAGCCCTGGACGCCCTGACCACCCTGATTGCCCTGGGTGCCCCGAGTTCCCTGATTGCCCTGGGCACCCTGAGTGCCATCGGCTCCGGCGGCTCCCTGCCAGCCCTGAAACCCATCTGGCCCTTGGGCTCCGACGCTTCCTTGCAACCCATCTGCGCCCTGATGGCCAATGGGCCCCTGAAGACCGACTCCTGTGGGTCCGTCGCTCCCCTGGCTCCCGTCGGACCCGACAAGCCCCTGCGACCCCTGCCCTCCGACCGGCCCCTGAAGGCCGGCGCCCTGCCATCCCTGATTGCCTTGCGGGCCAACCGGCCCCGGGCCCTGGGGGCCGACAACCCCCTGGTCCCCGACGTAGCCCTGTTGGCCAAGCTCGCCCTCCCAGCCCTGGCTGCCTTGGGCTCCCTGCAATCCCTGAGGCCCGACAGGCCCGGTGGCGCCACCCGGAGGACCCTGGGGGCCTGGAGGTCCGGTGGGGCCGCCGCCACTCCCCTGCGGCCCTTGGGGACCTGTTGCTCCCTCTCCGTCTGGAGGCGGGTCTGGAAGGGTGTTCCTGTATTCGGTAAACTCTTGGCCGTCGGGACGCGCCACCCACTCGCAGAAGCAGTCCCCCTCGCAACCCAGCTCAATGCCGCCGACGAAGTTGGCAAGAGGGTCCGGGACGGGAGGAGGATCAATGGCGACATAGGCCCGGCCGTCGCTCTCCACACAATAGATTACAGACCCGACAGTGACCGTCTGTCGTATCTGCTCAAGGTAGAACTCCTTGACTACTTCGTAAACGAGCACGACGCCTCCTAGAATGTGCCAAGACGTCGATACGTCGCCAGCCTAAGCACATACGTTTCCTTTTGGCCAAGGGGGTAAGACACAAACACGCGCACCACCGAAGAGGAGTGACGCGACTCCGCATCAAGCTGCAGCGCTGCCGGACAATCAACCCCGACACTCCTGTTGATGTCACCGATGGCCCCACTGGCGAATCGGATACCACCTCCCCGGCCTTCATGGACCTCAGGACCCAGCACCATGTCTACCCGACAACACCCTTTGCTTTTCTCTCCAGCCAGCACGACACACTCCTTGAGGTCCCAGTTGACAGGAGTCCTATCCGGAGTCTGGTCGTTCGGCTGAAAATCCCACACCGACAGCACCGCATTCTCAGCACCCTTCTCACACTTGACGAGGCTACCATTGTCGTCACGATAGACACCCACCAGCCTCACCTCGCCCCAGTCCACACGCCGCATGGTCTTCAAGTCAATCTTGGTGTCCGTGAACGAGTCTTCAAGCGTGGCCGTCCGAAGCTCGATATGCCGACCACACGGATAGTATCCAGGTCGGTTGGGCTGCGGAGCTGCCCGCAATACCGGCTTGCTCTCTTCCTCCCACGTAGACAGCCCCAAGTTGACGGGCCTATCCTGCCGTGCCTCCACCTCTTCCTCCTGCTCATGGCCCTCTGCAATCGCACCATGGAGCTCAAGAAGCCCCGCGCTCACGAAATTCCGCAAACCGGCGATCTCCATACCACCGACGAAGGTCGTCAGCGGGTCCGGGACGGAAGGAGGGCTCACGGCAACCCAGCCAGCCAGATCGTCCTCGGTGTAAACGACGGACCCGGTTGGGATCGACTTCCCAAGCGACCTGTAATGGAATTCCCTGACAACACGGTAAACGCGCACGATCACGCTCCTTTGGCCCAGTCAGAGCCCGTCCGCCTCTCACGCTCAGCCAGGTTCTCGGGAGTCTCGGTCTCCACGAAGATATGCGTGCCACAGGTTCCCCCACAGTCACACTCCACCGTCGAGACCACGGTCTTCACCACCACGGGCTCAAGAACCGTCTGGTCGCAGATGGTGTTCCTCTTCAGCTTGAGCACGCGCACGCGCTCCACCTCGCATGGAGACGGAGCATCGAGCGCCGGAACGCCGGTCGGAATGCGGAAGTCCTTCGGCCAGTTCATGTCGAGAGGCCGAGCCGATGCCGTGCCCGGCGTGAAGTCCGTCCTGCCAGCCTGAGAGGGCGCGAGCTGGCCATAGGGTATGTCGTTGATGTCCCACTGGACGCGTTCGTTGATAGCCATAACGTCCTCCTTTTCTTTACCAAGGGACGAAATATAAAAGGAATCGTCAACCGCCGAACGACTCCAGCGCCTTCACCAGGTCGGCGAGGTACGGCTTTATGGCCTCGTCCAAAAGCTCCTGGATGGCCTCCTTGGCCGCCTTCTCCGGGACGGTGTCCGCCCGGACGCCGGGAAGGTTCTCCTCGATGGTCTGTATCCCCGCGATCATGGCGTCGACAGCCCCGTCCACGTTCGCGAGCGCCTTCTCGTCTTCGCCATCCACCGCGGACACGCTTCTCGCGACATTCATAGCCATGGCTGCGATCCTCTCCCTGTCCATCTTCAATCCTTCCGAATATCGGGATCGCTGTCAGTATCCCGGTCCCGCTCGCCGGCAGGCTTGTCCTTGGTCCGGTGCGTCTTCTTGCCGTCCTCGCGCGGGGGCTTCAACTCCGGCTCCCGCTCGCGGCCCTTGGAGACGCCGCCCGTGTCCGCCATCGTGTCCTTGTCCTTCCGGCGGACCTGCAAGCCCCTGGTCGCCGCGAACGACGCGGCCACCCGACCCACCATCATCTCGAAGTCGACGACGCCGAGCGACGACTTGCGCCTGCGCCGCCTCTTGGCCGGCGCCTTCGTGTCAACCAGGAACGTCACCATCTGCATCATGTTGTCGAACAGGCCGAGCACCTCGGAGGGATCGACCCTGCCGTCGGACCTGATCTGCTCAACCTCGGCAGCCAGGTCCTCGACGACCTTCAGGAGGCCACCCTCCCCGTCGTCGTCGGACATGGCCGGAGCATCTGCCTCCGGGACATCTTCCTCTGGCCCTGGCGCGTCTGCCTCCGGTGCCTCGTCGCCGCCCTCCGGAGGCGCCACGTCCGCAGCGGCCTCCTGCTCCAGGGCCTCGACCTCCTTCTCCATGGCGTCGAGCCCCTTGGCGTCTCCGGCATCCGCCGGCGCATCTCCCTCTGCCTCCTGCCCGCCACCCTGAATCTTCTCCATCACCTTCTTGACGACCTCCGCCTTCTCCTCGTCGGAGAGCTGCGCCAGCCGCCTGAAGACGCCCTTGGTCGCCACGGACGCCAGGAGCATCCGGGCCGCATGTCTCGGAATCGACGCCGCCTTGCCCATCATTTTGTCCTTCACAGCTTCGAGCCGCTCGACCAGCTTGACGACCCGGTCCTTGTCCTCTCCCTCGAACTCCTTGATCCTGCCCATCAGGTCGTCGGCCTTTCCAGACACGTCGCCAGCACCTCCGGACGGCGCGGCCCCGGACGTCCCGAGATACGCCTTCTCCGACTCCAGCAGGGGCCACTTACCGAGCGCCTCGACGATGGACGCGGGATTTCCTCGCCCGTCCTTGAACAGCTTCTCCATGGAGGCCCATTCCGCGTCGTTGAACTTGCCCCTCTCCTTCTTCACGTACTCGAAGGCCTTGTCCACGTCGTCCTCGACCATGCCCGGAGGCGGGATGATGCTCCTCTTCGCCGAGTTGAACCCGGCCCTGGCCGTCTTTTCCACGAACCCCTTCATGGCCTCGGTATGGGCGGTCTCCGCCGGATCGTCGTCGAAGCCGCGCATCTCCAGCCTGAAGGCCGGCTTGCCGTTGCTCTCGAACTCCATCTCGCCACGGGCCTGCCCCTCCACCGGCTTGCCGCCCATGTCCTCGATGAAGCTGTTGAACTTCTTTGCCGCCAGCTTGTCCCCGAACAGCATGTCGACGGTCTGGCCCTCCGGCGAGTATCTCATCCCCACCGTCATGACCTTCCGATCCTTGTCGAAGCTGAAGTCGTCGATGCGGCCGCTGAACCTCGACAGGATGTCCTTCGAGGCGCTGAACCCCTTCTCCCCCATCTCGCTCACCTGGTCGTTCAGGAGCTTCTTGTCGACCTCGTCGAAGTCGCCGTCCTCCACGGCCTGGTGCATCTGCTTCTTGATCGACTCGATCAGCTGGTCGTTCCCCGGGTCCGCCTCCGCCGCCAGCCTCAGCTTGCAGGCCAGCTCCATGGTCCTCGGCTGCCGGACGAACAGCTCCTGGACCTTCTCCTGCCCGAAGAGAGCCGTCGAGTCGGAGAGCCTGACCGCCGACCCGACCGGGTCCTTGTCCCAGTCCACGTCGTTCGCGTCGTGCGTCTTGATGATCTTCGCCATGTCGTCCATGGAATCGGCCCCGAAGACCTTGTCGAACCTGCCCCTCTCCTGGTTGAAGAGCTCCTCGGAGTTGTCCTTGTGGCTCCCCTTGAAGCCTGTGGCCGGGTCGCCGACCGTGTACCCGACGTCGTGGTTGGCCTGGATCGTCATGGCCATCAGCTTGTCCTTGCCCGTGACCGGCAGCCCGGCCTTCTGGAGCTCCCCCAGCATCGCCTCCGTGTTCGCCGCGTTGGTCGTCGCGTGCCGGATGCCGTGGTCCCCAAGCGACCGGCGCCTGGTCTCGACCTCCTGGTGCAGCATCCTCCTCACGTCCTCGCGAACCAACGCGTCGACGTCGGCCTGGGACACGTCGCCCAACGAGCCGTCCCTGGCCGCCTCCTCCACGGCGGAGGCCATGTCGTCGACATAGGCCTCGGCCATCGGCCTCGACACGCTCGACATGGCCTTCGAATACTTCTCCAGCACGCTCTTGGCATTCTCCCTGATGGAGTCCGCCACCTGCTTCGCGTTCTCCTTCGTCACAGGCGACGCGTCCGAGTTGGCCTTCTCCTCCGAGCCCGAGTCGTAGAAGCCCAGGTTCCGGGCCATGTTGGCCTTCAGGGTCTCGACGTCCACCTTGGAGTAGTCGTTCATCCCCCTGGTCGCCGCATTGCCGTCTGCCAGGGCCTTCTGGACCCTGGCCTTCTCGTCGTCGGACAGCTCCCCGTACTTCTTGGAGCTCCCGTCCGGAAACCTGACCTGGACCCCGTGCGTCAACTGATGCTCGGCGATGGGATGCTGCCCCCACCCGTCGCCCGGGTCCTCGCCCAGGACCTGCTTCAGCCTCACCTCCATCGGCGCGCCCTTGGCGGGCGCCGGAGCCCCGTCCTTGGCCGGGCCCTTGGCCGGACCCGTCTCGTCCCTGGCCTTCCCCTGGTCGTCGGCCGGCTTGTCACGATAGGCGTATCCGCCACCAGGCTTGCGCCTGCGCTGACGGTTCGGGTTGCCACGCACGGGCTCCCACTGCGCCGCCATCCTCGCGGACGCCAAGAAGGCTTCCGCCACGCGAGCCTCCTTCGAGCCCGGCTCCTGGTCCAGAAGGACTATCATCCCTTCCCCGACGTCCTCCGGCTGCGACGGGTCGCCCCGCTGCGGCTGCCGCGGCTCGGCGTCGCCCCGCTCCCCTGCCGGGGCGCCACCTTCCTGCTTCTTCTCGTCATCCTTCCTCGTCTCGGCGCCGGCGGAGGCGCGGTCGTCCTGCTCGCGCTCGCGCTGCTCCTTCTTCTGGAAGTCGCGCTCGGCGGGGGAGACCACCCCGTGGTCGGTCCTCTTGGCGCCAGGATGGCTCTTCAGGTACTCGTCCAAGGCGTTCTGGGTCTTGAAATCCTTCGCCACGCGAAGGACCACCCCGAAACCTCTCGCCACGCTGTTCCTGACCACCTCGAAATCCATTTCCGTCTCCCGTCAAAGCGCCTCCACGACGCTCCTGACATCTTCCTCGTCCACGCCTTCCGGCAACGCGTCCGCTATGGCCACGGCCATGTCGTCGGTCGACCTGCCGCCCTCCCCGCCCGGCTCCTCCGCCGGCTGCGCGTCAGCCTCGGCCCCTCCGGCACCGCCGGACTCGCCGAACGACTGCTGGTCGTCTCCCCCGAAACCGCCGCCGAAACCACCCTCGTCCTCCGCCGGCCCGTCGAACTCCAGCCCCAGGTACGTGGCGATCTTCTCGGCCACGTTGCTGTTCTCCACGAGATTGCGCCCGACGTCGCTGCACACCTCCTCGACGAGCCTGTTGAAGTTGGCGTCCTTGACCGTGAACAACTGCCCCTTGAGCTTCACCGCCTGCTCCTCGCTGTCGATGTTGAACAGCTCCAGGATGACATCGACGTCGAGGCTGCCCTTCTGGTAGAGCTGGAACAGGCTGTCGAAGACCTCGGCATTGTCCCGGATCGTGAGACGGTTGAAGCCCACGCGCGGGTGCCAATACTTCTTCACCCCGTTCTTGTCCTCCGTGAACCATCCCCGCCTCTCGCAGATCGGCACGAACAGCTGCCGCTCGATGTAGTCGGTCAGTATCTCCCGCGTCAGCAGGAACATGCTGTTCAGGATCTCGACCGTGATCTTGCTCCCCGAGAACGTGGTCTCCCCCGTCAGGAGCTCCCTCGTCACCCCGAGCGCCGCGAAGACCTGGTTCTCGATCCTCTCGTACTCCCTGTCCAGGTCCAGCAGCCGGTCCTGGGCGCCGATCTGCTCCCACGTCACGTCGTAGTTGGTTATGATGCTGTACTCCGGGTCCATGAAGGACAGGTCGACCTGCGTCCTGAGCTCGTCGACCTGCTCCGGCGTCAGGCCCGGGGCGGTGATGAGGTTCTTCGGCGTCATGTTCCGGCTCGCCAGGCTGAGCTGGGTGTACCGGAAGTGCTCCTTCTGGAGCATCGGCACCAGCACGCGCTCCAGGACGGACGACCCGAGATCGAGGTACGGCGAGCGGCGCCGGGAGATCGTGTGGACGAAGGAGCCGGTCATGGGATCGCTGTCCATGACGATGCACCCCTCGTTCTTGACCATCTCGACGATCTCCTCGGGGATGTTCTCGACGATCTTCTGGTCCAGGTCCGCGTTGTCGCACTTCGACGACGAGCCCGGAAGCGAGGAGGCCGAGACGCCGCCATGGCCGCGCTCCCCCTCGATCAGCGAGATGAGCCTCTCCGGCCTGTACTCGACCCGCTTCGTGTCGGAAAACGGGTACTGGAAGACGTAGACCTCCTCGGGCGGCAGCATGACCACCTTCTTCCACATCTTCCTGACATCGTTCCATTCGTGGAAGAGATGGCAGTTCCCGATCATGTTGAGCTCCCACAGGATGCTCTGGCAGAGCTCGAAGCCCCTGACCACCTCCAGCTGGTAGGTGAAGAAGTCCTTCATCTCCTCGCGCCGGTCCTCAGGGACGTGCTTGGGGATGTTCAGCGTGAGCTTGCTCATCGGAAGGTCCGCGAGCATCTCCAGCGCGCGGCCCACGTAGGCATCGCTCCTAGTCCAGTATCTATACCACTGGTACTTCTCCCTAAGGGTCACGGGCCAGTAGATCATCCCGCCGTTCTGCTCGTTCATCTGAACGAAGTAGGTCGGGACGTCGAAGGTCCCCGACATGTCCGAGAGGCCGTTGGCGTAGGACGTCCGGTAGGCCTCCAGGGCGTACCCGGACGTGTACGGCCTGTTCGGCGTCAAGTCCACCAGCATCCCGGCGTTCCTGAACATGCTGCCGCCCATGGCCGTGCCCGTGGCCACCTTCGCCATCCTCGCCTTCATCGGATCAGCCTTCCCGGTGGTCACGGCCGGGCGCCTCACGCCGCCCCTGAACCCGTTCCCGGACAGGCTTCTGATATCCGCGTCCCTCACCGGAGTTCTCACTATCTGCCCACGGGCCATGGTCAAGTCCTCCTAACCCTGACGCGGGAAGAGGCGAACCCCGACAATGCGGCGTTCGCCAACCTCTCCAGTCGCCTGATCTTGACCCTAGACTCCGGCATGGCCGACAACGGTCCCGCTCCTTCCTCCAAGGCCCCCACCAGGACCTTGACTGCCTCCGTCGCCCTGTCCAGGCTCCGATTCACCACCTCGGCCGCGTCGGCCGCCATCCTTCTGCCCTCTCGCTCAGTCGCCCTCTCACGCTCCCTGGCCTCGCGACGCTCTATCTTCCTCGCCTTATGGACCTCGGACGTCCGAACCTGCTCCCGCCCCATGGCCTCGCCGAGATCGTGACGCTCCTTGGCCGCCGCCAAGGCAGCCAGGAGCGGATGGCCCTCCGGCAGTCCCTCAAGGTCCTGCGCCCGGAGCCGGTTCTTCCGCATCGCATCCTTCAGCGGGTGGTCCTCCGGCACGCCCTCGACGACGCCCTCGATCTCCCGCCTCCTCAGCGACTCCTCGGCCGCCCTCGCGCTCTCAAGCAAACTCGCATCCATAATCTCAACCCTTCTGGGTTGCAACGACCATCATCCGACAGCCGCCGTGACAACCAGGAAGCTGCCCTCCTGGTCGGAGGTCGCCCTGGCCACCACGTATCCCGTCCACGCATGCGCCACGCCCTCCTGCTCGTTCGTCAGAAGGCCCTGGTCGCTCACGTACAGCTTGTCGTTCGGCACATAGACCAGCGGCGCCCCGGTGCCCGGGGTCGTCCTCTCCGCCAGGTCCTCGGTCTCGAACGTGTACCATCTGAAATAGCCGGTCGGAGGCACGTACATCGTCACCACCCGGCTGCCCAGCCTCTGGAGCTGCTTCTCGTTGTCGAAGTGGAGCGGCCCTCCCGGATCGTGGGCCGTCCAGTCCGAGACGCTGTCGCCGCCCGGGCGCTGGAGGATGTCCGCGTCCCACATGTCGCTGAGCCGCTGCATCGGCGTCACGTGCTGCGGGCCCCGGATCAGGAACCCGCACATGACACCCTCGCCGTCGGACCTCTCCACCACGCCGATGACGCCTGGCGAGAAGGTCGGGGCGCCGGACGCGTACCGGACCCACGTGCCCTGAAGCCAGCCAGTGGCGACAAGGCTGTCAGCCGGCTCGACAGGAACCTCCTCGCCATCCTTCAGCTTGTATACCTGGTCGCCCACGTCAGTCCCTCATCCTCTCCGGCACGCCCATTGCCCGCGCCAGCTTCTGGAACTCCTCGTCATGCGAGCCCGCGTTCCTCTCATGCCCGAGCGCCGCGTGACAGAGCTCGTGCGTCACGGCTATCCTGACCTTGCCGGGCTCGTCGAACAGCTTCGAGCTCACCCGCAGCACCGCGGGTCCCGAGCCCGGCGGCACGAACTGGGCTACCTTGCCTGTCGGCACCCCGTCGATCTCGACGTCGATCTCGTCCGGCATCTCGGACTCGCGCCCGACCACCTCCCTGCACGCCCTGTCGACCTTGCCGGATATTTCGCCGACCAGGTCGGCAACCATCTCCTCCATCCGCCCCCGCAGGAGACCCCGCGCCACCCTGACGGACAAAAGCCTCTCGAGCACCACCTGGGACACCGACGCCTCCTTCACGGAGGGCACGGTGCCCTTCCCGACATACTGCTCCTCGAAGCCCGGCAGCAAGTAGTGCCTCTTCAGCGTCGCCTGCTGATGCCCGACCTTCTCGGCCACCGTCTTCATCACCTCGCGGAACTTCTTCTTCCGCTCGTCCGGGTCCGACGGGACCATGGAGCCCCTCAGGAGCCTCACGACCAGGTCGTTGGCCGCGTGGCCCCGGATGTCCTTCGCCGTGACCTCGAACTCCTTGAGGTACCGGTTGACCTTGTCGGCCCTCACCTTGAAGCCGTCCGACGTCACGAGGATCGGCGAGTCGCCCTTGCAGTTCCTCAGGCACTCCTTGACGACCTTCGCCACGGCCTCGTCCGAGAACTGCTTCTCCTGCTTCACGCCCGACTTTCCCGTGTACTTCAGGCTGACCGTGTTGCCGTCGACCTCGACATGGCTCTTCTTGAACCCGGTGACGCCGACGTGGCCGTCCCTGGCCGACGCCTCGTTCCCGACCCTCTCGGCCGTCTTGTCCATGAGCGCCACGGCGAGAGCCGTCAGGCGAGTCTTCTCGTCGTCAGACTTCAGGTCCCTCGTCACCTTCTGGCGGAGACCCAATATCTTCTGGGCCAGCCTCCTGACCGAGTCGGTCTTCTTCCGGCGACGCGTCTGCTCTTCCTTGGTCATCGGCTTCGGCAACACGTCACCTCATGTTCCGGACTGGCCCACGCTGCCTCTTGATCTTGTGAAGTCCTCTCGGATGGGCGCCGTGCATCTTGACCTTGCGCATCATGAAGGAAGCCTGGCTCTCCTGCCTGGCGAACGGCTGCCCGGGAATCCTGACATCCCCGTGCGCCCCAAGACGCCCGCCAGCCCCGACCGCCACGTTCTGCGGCTTCCCGTGGGTGTGGTTGTGGCAAGACCACACCGCCCTCACGTAGGCATCCGAAATGTCGTCGTGCGCGCCCCTCCTGTTCGGAGCCTGGACCATCACCTTGCCCCTCACCTCGGACCCGGCAACCATCCTGTTGTTGAGGCCGCTCTTCCTCTCCGCCTCCAGCGCCAGCATCTCGGGGATCAGAACCGGATGGTCGAACATCTCCACGAGCCTCCCGGCGTAGAGGTGCTTCACGAGCCGGTACACCTCGTCGTTCAGGGCGTCCGTGAAATGCTTCATCTCCAGGCTCGTCAGCTTCGCCTTCCCGAGCAGCTCGGCGAGGCCGTAGCCGTTGGACTGGTCGAAGACCCCGGCCTTCGGCGGGAACCACCTGGCCAGGCACTTGAGCTCCTCGACGATGTCGGCCATCCTGAGAAGCTCGTGCTTGGCGTACTTGTTGCACCCGGAGTAGATCGAGTTGTCGAACTCCCACACGTCGGAGGAGCCCGAGAACCAGACGTCGGCGTAGTCCAGGACGATCCTCTGCCCTTCCCGATGGACGATCGCGATGGCCGTCCCGTCGTTCCGGAAGCCGAGATCGACGCCGTAGAAGTATTCCACGTCCCCGGTCCCCCTGGACTGGGCCGGCCTCTTGCTCACGCACCTCCTGAACTCGTGCTCGTCGTCGATCCAGGCCGTCACCCGGTCGGAGAACTCCCCGCCGTACTCGCACATGAACGAGACCCTGTCGCGCCTTCTCGCGGCCTTCAGAATCTCAGACGGGATCGACGGGTTGACCATCGAGCTCCACATCTTGAACATCAGCGTGTAGTCCGGCTCCTGGAAGGACTCGTCGAAGCGCTCGTAGAACCTTCCGAACTTGGCATACGGACTCGACAGGCAGAGGACCTTCCCGTCGCGCCTGAAGTCGGCGATGGACGGCGTCAGGGCCTTGTACACCTCGTCGCCGGAGAAGCGTCCCCCGTTGTCGATGAAGAACGCCATCTCGTCCATGATGACCGTCAGCCCGTTCCTGCCGCGGAGGGAATTCGACGAGCAGCCGCCCGCGATGGAGACCAGGCTCGCCTTCGGCTTGCCGTGCGCCTTCATGTCGGCGTCGGTCTGAAGGTTGAAGTAGGTCATCGTCTGGTTGAGCGAGCGGTCCCTCAGGTAGGGGCACTGCATCGCCATCGCCTGGATCATGTTGAAGACGATCCCGGACTGCTCGTCGGTCGGCGCGACGTTCAAGATCGCGATCTCCGTCTGACGCGGGAAGCCATAAAACTCGGACGGGTCACCCCTCCGAACCAGCTTGTAGAGCTCGTAGTTGGAGAGGACCGAGGCCAGGCTGGATTTTGTCCCGCGGCGCCCGAGCACCAGCACGAGCTCCTGGAATATCTTGCCCTCGACCTCGTCCGTGTTGCAGCGCCCCTCCTCGTAGAGCCACTTCAGGAACTGCTTCTCGGTGAAGGTGTAGAGAAGATGCTCGTTGACCACGTCGTTGATCTTGATAGTCTTGGAGCTTCCATCCAGCGCCATCCCGTACAGGCACCGCAAGATGAACTTCTGAACCGGGTACAGGGAGAGCCCCAGCCCCCAGGGCGCCTCCGCGAAGGTGACGATGTCGACGACATCCTCGGTCGGCCCCGAGACGAACTCGTTGGCGATCTGGGCTATGAGGTTGTTCGGCATCTAGGCCCCTCTCGCGGGCGCCACGGTAGCGCCGCCGGCCGCCTCGACCTGCTCTCGCAGCTCCTTCTTCCAGTTCTCCATCTCCTCCCCCAGCTGCCGGAAGAAGATGTCGGACATCTCCGCGTCCACGCCTATGCGCTCGAAGACGTCCCGGACCTTGCCCATGAAGAACCTGAAGACCACTATCATCGCCGGGGAGTCCAGGTCGAAGCCGCTGGTCTCCCGCTCGAACCTCATCCTGGCGTGCGCCGCCTTGATGGCCTTCTCCAGGACCTCGGCCCTCTTGTAGGAGATGACCGACGAGTCCCGCAGGTCGCCGTTCTGCGTCGCCACCAGCTCGTTGCCCAGAAGGTGGTCCGTCTCCTGGACCATCTCCCTCAGGAGCTCCACCGCCATGGACATCACGTCGTTCCGGCCATCCTTCTCCAGGCGCCCGACGAGCGACGGCTGGCCGCCGTGGTAGCTCCTGACCAGATCGGCCCGGAACTCGCTCACGCCACCCTGCACCGGCGTCCCCGGCTGGCGCGCTGGAGACGTCATGACGGCTGCCTGGGCGTCCATGTCGTCGAAGTCGCTCATTCCACCACCATCTGGTACCTCGTGTCGACGTCGAGCGCCGAAACCGGCTCCACGACGTCATCAAGGCTGATCTCGTCCACGCCGGCGAAGATGCCGGGCATCCCCTGCGCCATGTCGACGTCGATGCCCTCGAACTCGATCACGTCCAGCTCCACCTTCGCCGCCCTCGTGTCATCCAGCTCGATGGGGGGCCGCGCCGGCGCGTCGATCTCGACCTCGTTGTCAGCCATCCGGACCACGAACTCCGACGCGTCCGGCTGCTCGTCGTAGGCGGCAGCCCGCGCCTTCGCCGCCATCCTGTCGATGGCCCTGAAGGCGTCACGGACCCTCGCCAGCGGCGTCCTCCCGGCATCCTCCTCCACGATCGACTCCGGAAGGTTCGTCAGGTTCATGAGATCAATGAGCGTGCTGTCCATCTCGGACTCGTCAAGGTCCCCCATCCCGGCCAGGATCGGGAGCATGGTCGACCGGCAATGCGGCCGGAGACTCGCCTCGTACGGACGCCTCTCGTCCTCCTTCAGAAAACCGTCAAACCCCACATCGTCCGAGGCCACCAGGCCTCCGTCGCGATGGTCGTGGATCATCTGCGGGTCGCCGCAGTCGCAGCCGATCACGTACTTGATGAAGCGCTTGTAGGGCGACCTGGCCGCCGCCTTCAGGGCGTCCTTGCAGCTGTCATAGCCTCGGGCGTCCACGGCGATCCTTCCCACGATGCCGTCAAGCGAGAAAAGGCTTCTGAGCTCGTCAGTCGCCCGCGCCAGGGTCCTCATCGGGAACGAGGACGTGATCGCCTTCGCCACGAACTCCCTGGAGTGTCCGCGATTCATCATGTCACGGGCGAAGCGGATGACCTCCCCGGCATCCTCGACGGCGTCGGGCGGCAAGTTTCTCCGCACCTCTCCGGCGGACGGGTCCTCCATGAATATCGGCTCCATGCCGCCATACCCCCATTCCATCTCCAGCTCGGGCTTGGTGTTGTTGGGGTTCTTAACGTCGTGCGCCTCCGGGTCGAACGTGAACTCGCCGGGCCTCGTGAGGCCGTCGGCCATCCACGAGTGATTCTGGAGCGAGGCGTCCTTCAAGATCTCAGTCAGGTTCATCTCAACTCTCCTCCATGGCCTCCCGCACCTCGTCCTCCGTCAGGACGTCGGCGCTGAACACGGGCTCTATGCACTTGTTGTCCTCCGAGAACTTCCAGAGGGCCTTGGTCGTCTTGTGGATCAGAAGACTGTCGCCGGAAGCGACGAACATCCTCCTTGCCTCCTTGGTGTTCGCCACCCTGGTGACGAACTTCTTGTTCCCGTCGAGGTCCATGTCGATGCCGATGGCGCTATGCCAGACGAAATCTTTGAAAATGTCATTCATTGCACACGTCCTCCTATCAAGGCCGCGAATATAAAAGGAAATGAGCACATGCGCCCTAATAAGGGATAAACGCGTGCCGAAGGTCGACGCCGGGCTCCTCGTGGCAATAGAGCCTTCGGACGATGTTCAGGTTCGACCTCACCACCACGAATATCTCATAGACGTCCCAGAGCTCCTCCTCCCGCATGCGCCGGAGGCACCTGTCGTAGAGATAACGGACGCGGACCTGGGACATTCCAAGCACCCTGGCCGCCAGGGTGAACGAGGTCGTGTAGAACATCATGGTGAGAACGTCAAGCTCCTCCAGCTCGAAGGAGTCGTCCTCCCTGGACCTGGTCAGGAACTCGACGAAGATGTCGAAGACGGAATGGAGGTAGAAGACGAACTTGAGCCTGCGCCGGATGCGCTTGATGTCGTAGCAGAGCGACGGCTGAGAGCGCCCGAGGATGCGCTGCACCTCCTTCTGCTTCTTGCCGGCGACGAAGATCAGATGCAGGATGTCGCGGTCCTTCTCGTTCAGGAAGCTCATGATCGGCCTGAACGTCCGGACCTGCTCAACGGAGAACCCCGGCGCGGCTACGGCACCCTCGAAGCGGACGCCTGCCCCGAGCTCCTCAACTTTCCTTCCCACGTACTTTATTGATGCCACGACGCTCCACCATGTATTCCATGAAGAGCTTTTCCCCCATCGCCTGCGCCATCACCCTCATCCCTCTTTCATCTACCGTATCAGACGTTACGGGCATTTTCAAGCTCCGAAACACATTGTCCAGGATTTCCAGCTGGAGCGGCATCAGCTCCTCCTCGAAATCCTTGACGTGGAACCTGAACAAGACCCTCCAGCCATCCCCCTTCCCCGGCCCCGCGACGATCCCGAAAAGGCCGGAGAGGTAGCCGTCCAGCACCCTCACGAGGTCCCCCCTGCAAGGACGCTTCGACGCCTTCGGCTCCATCGACAGACAGAACTCCTCCACCTCTTCGTCGGTCAGGGGCTGGGGGCGCTCATAGGAGGGAAGCGCGGCTCGGACCACCGACGACGACATAAGCTCGCCGACATGCGGAAGGTAGTCCCGGCACCTAACAAGGCAATACGACTCGGAGGAATCGTCCAGGGGCGTAACAACCCTGACCTCGACCAGGTCGTCGCCAAAAATCCTCGTGACCTCGGCAACCATCCTGTCATGGTCACTGCCGCCTACGACCAGACAGACCCACCCATCCACGTCACCACCATCCAAACGTGACCGCGCGCCACAGCGATCTCCCAACGTCCATCACCGCCCCCTTCAGACGAGCGCCTCTCGACGGGCGCCTCTGGTTCTGGAGGAACCAAATCAGGATCGCCAGCTTCGGATATTCGTTGCCGCACCTCGAAGGTGACCGCAACACCTCCTCGAAACTATTCTCGACGGACTCCGGCACATGGGCGCAGTCGAACAGCCTGCATTTCTTGGCGACGCGGTCCTCGTTGCAGACGGAGATGCCCTTGTCCCCAGCCCTGGACATGACGATGGGATGCGCGCAGAAGCCCACCTTCCCGTCACCCTTCACCCGCAGGCGCCTGTTCCACCGGCAGTTGATAGGCTCTCTCGAGAGGTACCTGGCCTTCCTGGCCTTGAGCCTCCTGGACCGCAGGTCGTCGAACCGCGCCAGGACTTCCTCTTCCGTTCTCATACGACCCCCTTGAGGCCGGAGACGTACTCGTCCATCTCGGCCTTGCTTCCGAAAAACTCAACGGCATCTGCCATGGAGAGCCCGGCATCCCTGCACTCCTCCTCCGTCGGCAGCCGGCCGAAACGCCTCATCAGGCTCATGTACTTCTCAAGCGCCGCCGACACGGCCACCCTCCTGGCCACGTGCACCAGATTGCTCCAGGAACCCCACTTCTTCCGGATCGCGTGATACGACGGAAGCGACATGTGGGCATTCCTGAAGCGCAGATACCCCTCCCTGCTCCAGAGCTTGAAGCGGACAATGCTCTCGGCAACGTCGACCTGGTCCACCGGCAGCCTCAGGTCAATCCCGAAAGCGATCTCCCGGGCCCTCGTCCAGCTCCCGAACTCGACCTGGTAGTCGTAGTCCGTCGGATCACCCTCCCCGCGACTGGCCCGGAGACCGCTCTGGGTCGTGATCCCCGTCTTCCGGAGATAGGCAATCAGCTCCTTCCTGGACATCTTCTCCCGCGGATGCCTCTTGTAGCGCCCGCGACGACGCCTGCGACGCCCGAGGTTCAAGTTCCGAACCTCCATGTCGGACATGCGCCGAAGGTCGTCCAGCTTCAGGTCTCGCTTGCTGCTCACCCCGTCTTCCTCTGCCGCGGCTCGTCGACGATGTCACCCACGGTCATCGGAACCCTAGTGACGCCGTCGGAACCCTCTTCCGGGACAACGTCGTCCCCCGCGTCCTCCAGCGGCGGAATGGCCTCCGCGCCGGCAGCCAGCGCCTTCGCCCGCTCCGTCATCTCCTCCTGCGACACCTCCAGCGGATCGGTCGCCGCCGGATTCTCCATCCAGTTCGGAACCCCTCCGCACGCGGCGAACTCCAGGCTGAACATCTGGATGTCCGGCTTGCACTTCTTGGCGTAGAACTTGCTCTCCTGGTCGAAGCCGCCGAGCGGGATCGAGCACATGGTCCGAAAGACCCACAGGCGCTTCCTCTTCTTGTCGAGGCCCTTCCACCTCTCCTCCAGCACCTCGACGATGTACGGCTTCCCAACGAAGACCTCGTTCGGATAGGTCACGCTGCGCAGCGTGACGACCGGCCCCCTCTTCTTCTTCTGGGTGTGGATCACATGAAGGCCCTGCGGATCGAAGGTCTCGAACACCTGGGGGAACTTGTCAACGAACTCCTCCATGATGTTCTGGACCTCGACGCTCTGAGTCCAGTCGCTATTCCTCGCCATCTCGCTTTCTCCTTTCCCTTGCCTCCAGCTTCCCTATCGCCGCCAACGCCTCCGGATCGCTCGTCGTCCGGATCGCGGAGTCAAGGTACGGCAGGTCAATCTTGACACCCTCGTCCTGGCCCATCCTGATCTGCAGGTTGACGAGCATCGCGTTGAAAGGGCTCGCCGCGTCCAGATGGACGGAGACGCCGCGGTCGTCGGACCCCGCGTCCATGGCGTGCACCTTCCTGATGTGGTCCATCACGCGGTCGGCCCACAGCTTGATCGTCTCGGTCGTCGGCTGGTCCTCCACCTCCAGGATGTCGTCGTACTCCTCGCCGACGTGCCTGTCGATGTTCCTCGTCGCGCACACGAACAAAGTCTTCATGTCATGCTCCCAATGCCTCACGCCACCCTTCTCGGCTCGTCCAGCACGATAACCGTGCCCCAGTCACAGGGCCGCTCCTCCTTGGCCATGTCCCTCGTCAGGACCCACAGCACGGGGAGCCCGTATCTCCTCTTCAGCGCCGGCGCCTCGAAGTCGGTGAAGTAGATCGCCGCGTCGTGGCGCCTCCTCTCCGCCTCCTCCAGGGCCGGGTCCAGGCACGTCCCGCGACGCCCATGAACCTCGCCGTCGAACCTGCCGGTGTAGCGGTAGGTCCTCTTCAGGCTCGCGTCCGCCTCGTAGACGGTTATGACCGCCCCGTTCCGGCGTATCCACTCGATCTCGTTGAAGAAGGCCGCCACCTGCCACTTGTCGATCGACATCGACGTGTCAACGATGACCGCCACGTCCAGGACGTCGCCGTGGACCGTCCCCGGCCGGGTGCCGAACCTCCTGCTCACCCTCTTCATCGTGTAGTCCAGGACGCTCTCTATCGCGGAAGCGCAGAACATCCTCAGGACCCTCCCCCAGCAAATCCTCGGAGGTTTTCGCCTCAGGAGCTCCTCGATACTCTCGGCGACGCACCCGGGAATGTCCCCGTAGTTCCCGTCGCACATGTCCCTCGCCTTCCGGATTATGTCCTTCATGATCTCGTGGGCCAGCTCGTCCTTCCCCACGTCGCCCCACAGGCCATGCGAGCTCCTCAGCCACTCCATGACGCCTCCGGGCCCGAACGCCCCCGACGCCAGCTGCTTCTGGAACTCGGAATTGCCGGCCAGGTTCTTGTAGTACCAGATCGACGACTTGCCTTCCGGCAGGCCGTACTTGATGGGGTGCGCCCACGCGTCCATGACCCTGCTTTTCGGAATCAGCTGGTTGACCACGCAGTCGACGGCGACCCCTCCCCTCACCTCGTCCTCGAACTCCAGGAAGAGATGGTCCAGGACCACGTGCAACGTCTCGTGCTCCATGGCCCCGAGGACGTACTCCCACCCCTTGTCGGCGCCATGGTCGTCGTAGATCGACCCGAAGTAGTCCTTGTTCAGGTACAGCTTGACGAAGCGGTCGCCCGGAACGCGGCCGACAGCGGCCGTCTGCACCTTCCTGGCCATTCCGGAGTCCCCCTCCAGGTAAACCTTCTCAAACTGCTGGACGACATGGCCGTAGAACTCCTTGCTGCGCGTCAGCTCGACCACGCCGCGAATAAGCACATTCCTCATGTCCGCCATATCCACCTCCTACCTGTCACGCCCTATTATACACCTCCAGGTCGGACTTTCGACAAAAAAGGCCCGCTCGTCGTTCGAGCGGGCCCGAAAGGGGAGCCGGAAGTCACCTCCTCTTCAGCCTCGGGACATCGGACTGCTTGTAGGCCTTCTTGCTCACCATGAGAACCAGGCGCCGGCCGTCCACGGTCTTGCCGACCATCGAGAACCTGGGATTCTTGTCCTTGCCCATCACAACCAGCTTGCCGATCACCGGCCGCTGCACCTTCTGCCTCTTCGCCACGTCGTAGAACCACGCCAGCATAATCGACCTCCTAGTTCCCGCACGGCCTCGCCAGACCATCGTCCGGCAGCGGCCTGTTCGCGTTCCTGCTCCCCGCTCGGATGGTCGCGGGGCAGCACCCGAACCTCAAACCAACAGGGCCTTGTCGCCCTCGGCCCTGGCCGGAACCTCCTCGACCCAGAAGTTCCTCTCGACGCTCTCGGCCATCGAGACGTGCCCCTCGCAGGAAGGGCTCAAACACTCGAACATGCAGGGCTCCGTGCGCCAGTCGATCCCGGACGACTCCGCCTGCCGGCGGAAGTTGTCCCTGGTCAGCTTGTCGCCGCGGCAGAGCACGCACTCCCCATAGGGCGCCGGCGTGGCCCTCCTGGCGCAATAGACCGACGTCTCCTTCTTATGAATGTCGCGCGCGTTCTCCTGGAAATACTCGACAATGGCCGCCCAGTCCTTGCGGAGAAGCAACTCGTACATGTGGTCGGCGTAGGGCCAGAGGTAGTGCTCGATGTCCTCGGGGTAGCTGCGCCTCAGCTTCGGATTGACCGGATGGCCCGAGAAGTCACCCTCGCCGAGAAACTCGCGAACCCCTTCCAGGACCTCGTCCGGCCTCTCTATGAAATCGTCGAACACGACCATGTGGACCGGGACGTCCGGATAGGCCTTCAGCCACATGGCCACGGCCGCCGTCACGTTGCAGAACATCAGCGGAGTGTGGATCTTCATGTCCCTCTGCTCCTGAATCGTCCCGACCGGCATGTGCCTCAGGTTCTCCTGCGACTTGGCCACCTGCCTCGGGCTCCTCGCCATGAAGATCACCTTGTCAACGAACTGCGGATCGGTCCTGGCGAGACCCTGGCTCACGATCTTGCACACCTTGTCAGGCAGACACTCCTCCTCGATCCCGAGATGCCAGTCGACCACCTGGACGGAATACCGGCATTCCCAGAAGCCGTTCGGGTTCATCTCCCGGATGAGCCTCCTGTCCTCCTCCTCCCGCCCCAGGTCCACCCTCTGCTCCCGGACGTACATCCTGGCGTCGTACTCGCTGTCGGTCTCGTCCTCATGCTTCTCCAAGAAGCGCTTGAGCCCCTCGTCCTGGGGGAACTCCGCCCCCATGATGCGGTCCTCCCCGAGCGCCCCTCGGAGGGTGAACATCATCAGACTCGTCCCGGACCTCGGACATCCTGTCACCACGATCATCTCGCTCTCCTTCTCATATTGCCCGCCCCATGGGGCAGCTCGCCACGCTCGGGGCCACCTCAGCCCCTCCAGCCGTTCCAGAACGAGGCGTTCCGCTTCGCCTCCTCCTCGGTATGCCCCTCGAACCTTCGACCAGCGGCCCCCTTCCTCGTCCCGACTACCGCCACGACCACCTTCGTGTCAACCTCCCTCTCCGTCCTCACCGTCAGAATCTCGCCCTCCACGTTCGCCGAGACAGCGACCGGCCTCCCCGCCACCACCGACATCACGAATATGGAATCCGGCTCGCACGCCTCCACGAAAATCCCGTCGAGCACGTGCGTCGAGAGGTCGCCTCGATGCCCAACCCTCACCACGTCGACGAACAGCACCTCCGGGGACTCCATGCAGTAGAGCGCCCGGTATCCCTGCGACGTCTCGACGATGGCCAGCTTGTCCCCTTGCGGACCCTGGACTCCCTCTTCTCCAAATCCCTGCCAACCCTGGTTGCCCTGAGGACCCTGGTTTCCCTGCCAGCCCTGGAATCCCTGGTTGCCCTGGACACCCTGGAAGCCACGGAGGCCTTGAGGACCCTGGAATCCCTGGTTGCCCTGGTTTCCCTGAACACCCTGGACGCCCTGCCAGCCTTGGTTGCCCTGGACACCCTGGAAGCCACGGAGGCCTTGCGGACCCTGAAATCCCTGGTTGCCCTGGACACCCTGGAAGCCACGGAGGCCTTGCGGACCCTGGAATCCATGGTTGCCCTGGTTTCCCTGAACACCCTGGTTGCCCTGAACACCCTGGAAGCCACGGAGGCCTTGAGGACCCTGGAATCCCTGGTTGCCCTGGTTTCCCTGAACACCCTGGACGCCCTGCCAGCCCTGAAAGCCACGAACTCCCTGGAAACCTCGGAGGCCCTGAGGACCCTGAACGCCCTGCGAACCATCAACTCCTTGGGCTCCCGCGGCACCCGTGTCACCTGTCGAGCCTTGCGCTCCCTGCGGCCCAGTACTCTGCGCTGCGGCAATGGCCTCCGTGACGGCATGGGCGGTCGGCACCTGCCCCTGGCTCCCCTGTATCCCTAGGAGATACACGACCTGAAACCCCTGATTTACGGTCTGGTTCCCCGTCCACGACGGAAGGTAGCCCGGCGTGACCCCCTCTGGACCCTTTACCAGCTCGGTGACCTTCGTCGACAGCATGGCCCACCGCTGGACGATGCCCGCCTCCTCGTACTCGTGATCGGGAGGAGTGAAACCACTAGCCCACCCGCGGTCCGTGTCCGAGGAAACCCTCCACTCGTCCATCCAGCCGGAGAACGGGGTACCGCTGCCGAGAGTGTCGTCGCCTATCAGGAAGGGCGCGTCAAGGTCTGGATACGTGCCAGCCTGCGACGTGGCCGCTATGGACACCCCGTCCAGCATCATGCGCCAGGTGTTGGCACTCCTCAGTATCGCCCAGTGGTGCCAGCCAGCCGACGGAATCCCCGAATCCGACAGACTGATAAGGGTACCCCCACTGACCTTGAGCTGGAATTCCGGACCAACAGAGCCGACGAAGCACGAAACGAAGTTGTCCGCGCTCTCGTACTGCCCGAAAAGCCTCTGGTTCGAATAGCCAGTGGCATATGTCCAGAAGTCGATAACGAAGTTGTCAGCGCCAAAGGCAAAGTCGGGGCTGTCCACGGCGACGAGATTGTCCCCGGAACCGTCAAAGAAAATCGCGCCGCTCCCGAACTTGACCTGCGAACCGCTGATTCTGGCGTTGCCAACCGCCGTCACGACGTGAGGGGCCGACCCACCCAGGGCGTCATCGGCAATCTCGGTGGAACCCGAAGGGCCATTGAAATGGAGAAGAAGAACGGTGTTGGCGTCGTTTCCTCCGTACCCGCTGGCATCGTAGTAGGCGGCGACTAGCTTGTCGTTGTCGGTCGCGAGAATCTCGTTGCTTCTGTTGTAAATGATTCTCGGGGCGAGCCTGTCTGCCGAGAGGACCTTCGTTATGGCCCCGACGCGGGCGCTGTCCTGAATGCGGGGAATCACCTGAAGGCCGACATACAGCTCGCCGTCGTTCTCGGTGACTGTCTGGGAGCCAAGATGGAGACTCTGCGGGCCAAGATAGAGAGAACGCACACGTCGCGCCTGCGTGCCGAGGTCTTCCTGGTTGTCATTGGGGGGAAGCAGGTTCCCATACTCATCCATCACCCAACCCTGCATTCCGGCGGTACCCTGCGGCCCTTGATAGCCCTGGTCCCCCCCGACCCCCTGCGGCCCTTGATAGCCCTGCGCGCCCTCGACCCCCTGACTGCCCGCAACGCCCTGCGCGCCCTGGTCGCCAACCGAGCCGGTCGCGCCTCCCGGGCCCTGAAGACCCATCCCCTGCCAGCCCTGGTTGCCCTGGAAACCACGAAAGCCTTGGTTGCCCTGGAGGTATGGAGAGAATGGCCCGGCAGGCGTAAAAGCTCCGGTGTACTCGGCAACACCCTTCGTGACTCTCAGCTCATCGATGTTGCCCTTGATATGGGTGTTGCTATTCCGATCAAACCTTCCTATGTACAGGTCGGTCGTGGAGAAATCTGGAAAAGTTATGTCGCCAGTGGTGGAGGCAACCTGGGTGCCATCTTCATAGATATACCAATCATTGCCATCTCGAACAACAGCTACGTGGGTCCAGGTTTGCTTGGTTATGGTTGACCCTCCCTGCTTGAGAAGGTCATTCAGTAGGTACGCACCCCCCACTTTTATCTTGAAGGTCCACCCATTGGTGGTGCCGTCGTGCCAGAGGCCCCAATAGTTGCTGCTGTCTACGTATATGCCCAGAACAGGCTGTTCATTGTTATTGGCAATGTTATCCTCCAGGTAGACCCAAGCCTCCATCGTCAGGTCGCCTGTGCCAAAGTCCCAGTCGTCACTATCCGGCACGGACAGATAGTCATTGCCATCAAACAGTGCCGATCCCGACCCATACTCCTTCAAGGCGGTATCCACCTGGGCATCCCCCACTGCGGTCACCGTGTGAGGCGCATTCCCCCCGAGGGCAGAGTCAGGGAAGTCTGTTGATTCATCTACCCCATCCATATGGAGCAGCAACACAGTCTCGGGAAGACCGTAGAACCTTGTCACCCCCGTAATGCCAATAGGACCCTGGTTGCCCTGGGAACCCTGAGGACCCTGGAGGCCCTGGTTGCCCTGGAAACCCTGGGGACCCTGAACTCCCTGCCAGCCCTGGTTGCCCTGAAAGCCACGAGCTCCCTGGAAGCCCTGGAAGCCCCGAAGGCCCTGGGGACCCTGCCAGCCCTGAAGGCCCTGGTTACCCTGAAAGCCACGAGCTCCCTGGAAGCCCCGCAGGCCCTGGGGACCCTGCCAGCCCTGAAAGCCCCGGTTACCCTGAAGGCCACGAACTCCCTGGAAACCCTGGACGCCCCGAAGGCCCTGGGGACCCTGGGGACCCTGCCAGCCCTGAAGGCCCTGGTTACCCTGAAGGCCACGAGCTCCCTGGAAACCCTGGACGCCCCGAAGGCCCTGGGGACCCTGAGCTCCCTGCCAGCCCTGGTTGCCCTGAGGGCCCTGAAAGCCGCGCGGCCCCGGGTTCGTCCCCTGTAGGCCCTGGTCGCCCTGGTTGCCCTGCCAACCCTGCCAGCCCTGGAGACCTTGGACGCCCTGATTGCCTTGAAACCCGCGAAGACCCTGGTCTCCGACGAGACCCTGACAGCCACGAAGACCCTGCCAGCCCTGAGGGCCGACCCTCTGCAATGGAAATGCTGAACCGCTCATCTTCTATCTCCTCAGGATCAGGACCCGGCGGGCCAATCCTTCTCTTCCTCGGGAGGCCTCTTCAGGCGCCAGACGCTCACCACGTCCGACCTACCGGCCGCCAATATGGCCGGGTCCATGCCTGGCCTCTCAACAGCCTCTCGATGCGCCGTCAGAAGCGCCTGCATCTCGGAATCTATGGAGGCGTCTATCTCTGCCGCGACCTCCTCGTATTCGGCCGCCGCCCTCTTCTGGTCCCCCGCCCCCGCCACGGCCTCCGTCGCTTTCGCGGCCTCCTCCGGGGTCGCCCTCTTCGGGGATTTCCTCGCGGGCAGCTCGTCCGGAGGGAGCGGAACCTCGTCGCCCCACCTCGCGAACGAGTGCTGCGGGTAGAGGAACTGCTCCAGGCGCGTACTGCCCGGGAACTCCGGCCAGCCCTTCAAGTGGCTGTTCAGGTGAACGATCGAATGAAGCCCGAACGCCGCCGCCGCGTGCGACCCCGCTGCCCACGTCCCGAAATAGGCGTCGGCCACGCTGAAGACCGCGAGGAACATCCTCGTCGGCAGGTTCGCCAGGACCAGGTGCCCGTCCAGGATCGCCTCCACGTCCGCCATCCCCTGCCGGTTCTTCCTCTCCTGGTACGCCGCCTTGCTCTTCATGGCCAGCTGGATCACCGTGGCGCCCTCCCCGATGACGTCGGCCCACGCCTGCCACGGGCGCAGGTTGAACGGGTCCTCGGTGTTGTTGGTCCCGGAGCCGTTGCAGAGGACGACGATCGGCCTGTCCGGCAAGCTGGCCCTCAGGTCGTTCGCCCATCTCTGCTCGCCCTCCGTCAAGTATATCTCCCCTTTCGAGAAAGGCTCCTCCGGAAGATCGAAATAGCGCTCGACCCGCTGGACATGCGTGCCGTTCCCGCACTGCGCCCCCCCGAGCGCGACGCGGCCGGCGACGAAGTGCCCGTCGAAGTGCGGGTTGTTCCCGAAGACCTCGATGGTCCTCCTGTGCCTGACCACCATCACCTCGCAGCCGTACTTCTCCTTGAGCTTCCGAGGCAGCGTGGTCGTGACGACGCAGTCACCCAGGTGGGCACTCCCGAAATACCCAAGGACCACCCTCCCTCCACTTTTCAGCTCGTCGAGCCTGGCGTACCTCTGGACATCCCCCCTCTTGCTCTCCCTCTCCCATCGCTCCAGGTACACGCTCCTGATCTTGCCCCCGCAGCACCGCTTCCTCTTTCTGCTTCCGGCGTCGGCGTCGAGATACTGCATGCCCTCGTTCCTCAGCCTGTCCAGGACGTCGACCGTGAACGGGTTCGCCTTCCTGCTCTCCGCTATCTTCTTCTGCCAGTCCACCCCGATGTTGAGGGCCTTCGGCCGGAACATGCTCCGGCCCCTCTTGACCCACTTCTGGAACTCCTCGTTGGCAAACACCTCCGTCGGCTTCCAGGCGTACATCATCTGGTGCCTCGTGAGCACGGCCGCCACGTACTTCTTGCAGGCCTCGACGTCCGGCTCGAATGACCCGATCTCTCCCAGCCTCGACGGGTCGGCGGCGCACTCGAGGATTCCCCCGCACCCGCTGAAGGCGCCCGTCCCGATGGCGGCTATCGGAAGCCCCAGCGTCATGCCCTCGCTGATGACCGTCGAGTTCACCGCCACCAGCGCCGAGCAGCTCGGCATGAGCTCGTAGATGCTGCCCCCCAGGTTGAGCTCCCACTCGTCCCTCCAGAACTTGCCCCTGTACTCCTCAAAATGCTCGTCCCACCAGGCCATGAACCGCGGATGCGGCCGTATGAGCACCTTCCGGTCCCCGAACCTCGGAAGGTGCGTCGCCAGCACCTCCAGGCTCGACAGCAGCCGGTCCCCTCCCCTCTTCGCCCCGAACGGGAACTCGTACCTCATGTTGCAGTCGAGCGAGTTCTGGAGCGCCACCAGGACCGGGCCGCCGGGCGTCCCCCCAGAGAAGGCCTCCCACTTGAACTTGTCCCGGACGAAGTCCCTGACACGGCCGGCGTGAGCCTCGTACGAGACCGAGTCCCAGTGCCTCTCCCTGCAAAGGTTCGACTGCGAGAAGAAGCCCCTCGCGTCGACGAAGGCCCCGCAGCCCTGGGACAAGAGGGCGTTCTCGACGAAGAGGACGTTCTTGCCCCGGGCCGTCGGCCAGTTGTGAGGCATGCGGCAGTTCCACGTGATGACCTGGTCGTACTTCTCGAACAGCGGCTTGTACTCGGCGCACCCGGCCGTCACGGAGTGCGTGTCGAGCTCGATCCCGCACGTCATGCAGCAATACTTCAGGGACCGCCCGAGCGGGTTCCCGAGAACGCTGTCAGTTGCCAATGCGATTGCTTTCATTTCCACCTTTCTCAAGTCTCATATTTCCCGCCACGTGGCGGAGGATCAACAATCCCGCCTACGGCCTTGCAGGTCCCGTCCACCCGGATGACCTCCGCGACCTTTTCACTTATGATGACGTTCGCCATTATTCTGCCTAAGCCATCTTTTCACGACCAACCCATCTGTCCCTTCAGCCTCGTCGTGCTACAGCTCGTCGCAATTCTCTGTCACCTCACAAATAGCCTCAGTACACCACGGACCACCCACGATGTCACCATAGCCCCAGATTTCCGCCTCCTCTTTGCACTCTGTGGGATAATCATCTACTTCCGCCTGAGTCAGAAGGAGACACTCCCTCGTAACAACCTCACAGTCCAGGCAACCCTCCGCAGTACAATGAAAAGCTGCCACGCAATACCAAGCCCCCTGATCCACGCAGGCCGTGAAGGCGGGAGCCGCGACGAACTTGAACCGGCAATGACCGCCACCCTCCCCGACCGGCTTTTCGATTTCGACTATGCCGCCGACCCCGGGGCTGACGCCGGCCGGATTGAAGACCTTCCAGACGCAGCCGTCAGCGGCCGTCCAGCCACTGCAACTGAGGCCGGACCCGAGGCAGACACGCAGGTTCGTGCTGCAATTCAAATCGACATAGTAGCTATCGCCGTTCCAGGTGCCAAGGGCAACATTCCCCGCCCCAAGAGCCGCACAAGCCTCGGCATAGGTGTCGTAGCCTCCCGACTGAACTATCCAGTCATTGTCAGCAGGATCGGTATCGGCCGTGCAGCACGTCGGAGTGACGCTGGGCCAAGGAGTCGGAGTCGGGGTGACCGTGGAGGTCGGAGTCGGAGTGACCGTGGAGGTCGCCGTCGGTGTCGGCGTCGGTGTCGGCGTCACGGTCGGAGTCGGCGTAGGTGTGACAGTCGGAGTCGGGGTCACGGTCGGCGTCGGGGTCGGAGTCGGTGTCACGGTGGGCGTCGGAGTCACGGTGGGCGTCGGCGTGACGGTCGGAGTCACGGTTGGTGTCGGCGTGACAGTCGGCGTAGGTGTCACGGTGGGAGTCGGAGTAACGGTCGGTGTCGGCGTGACAGTCGGCGTAGGTGTCACGGTGGGAGTCGGAGTAACGGTCGGTGTCGGCGTGACAGTCGGCGTAGGTGTCACGGTCGGCGTAGGCGTGACGGTGGGCGTCGGTGTCACGGTCGGCGTCGGCGTGACGGTCGGCGTAGGCGTGACGGTCGGAGTCACGGTCGATGTCGGTGTGACGGTCGGTGTCGGCGTGACGGTCGGTGTCGGCGTGACGGTCGGAGTCGGAGTCACGGTCGGAGTCGGCGTGACGGTGGGCGTCGGTGTCACGGTCGGCGTCGGCGTCACGGTCGGAGTCGGGGTCAAAGTAGGCGTCGGTGTCAATGTCGGTGTCGGTGTAACGGTCGGTGTCGGAGTCGGAGTAGGCGTGACAGTCGGCGTCGGTGTCACGGTCGGCGTCACGGTAGGCGTCGGCGTAGGTGTCACGGTCGGCGTCGGCGTAGGTGTCGGAGTCGGCGTCACCGTCGGAGTCGGGGTAGGTGTGACAGTCGGAGTCGGGGTCACGGTGGGCGTCACCGTCGGGGTGGGCGTAGGTGTGGGCGTCGGGGTCACGGTGGGCGTCGGGGTCGGCGTAGGCGTGACGGTCGAAGTCGGCGTGACAGTCGGAGTAGGCGTGACAGTCGGAGTCGGGGTAGGCGTCGGCGTAACGGTGGGCGTCGGAGTAACGGTGGGCGTCGGAGTCACGGTCGGCGTAGGTGTCACGGTCGGAGTCGGCGTAACGGTGGGCGTCGGAGTCACGGTCGGTGTCGGCGTGACAGTCGGCGTCGGCGTAACGGTGGGAGTCGGGGTAACAGTCGGCGTCGGAGTCACGGTGGGCGTCGGAGTCACGGTCGGCGTCGGGGTAACGGTCGGCGTCGGAGTAACGGTGGGCGTCGGAGTCACGGTCGGCGTCGGCGTGACGGTGGGCGTCGGGGTAACAGTCGGCGTAGGTGTCACGGTGGGCGTCGGTGTCACGGTCGGCGTCGGAGTCACGGTGGGAGTCGGCGTGACGGTCGGCGTCGGCGTGACGGTGGGAGTCGGGGTCACGGTGGGCGTCGGAGTCACGGTCGGCGTGACAGTCGGAGTCGGCGTGACAGTCGGAGTCGGCGTGACGGTGGGAGTCGGGGTCACGGTGGGAGTCGGGGTCACGGTCGGAGTCGGCGTGACGGTGGGCGTCGGCGTCACGGTGGGCGTCGGCGTGGGTGTCACGGTCGGAGTCGGAGTGACGGTCGGTGTCGGAGTCGGCGTGGGTGTCACGGTCGGTGTCGGAGTCGGCGTGGGTGTCACCGACGCAGTGGGAGTCGGCGTAGGCGTGACGGTCGGAGTCGGTGTCACGGTCGGCGTGGGTGTCACGGTCGGAGTCGGGGTCGGCGTGGGTGTCACGGTCGGCGTCGGGGTCGGAGTCGGTGTCACGGTGGGCGTCGGTGTCACGGTCGGCGTCGGCGTAACGGTCGGAGTAGGGGTCGGAGTGCACTGGATGCAAGTGTCGTACTCGGCCTGAACGTCCTCAAGCGGGTTCGTGACCTGCAACGAGGTGCTCTGCTTGAAGACGTAACAGACGCCACCCACCCGGATCACTTCCGCGACCTTTTCACTTATGATTACGTTCGCCATTCTCCGTCCCTACGGGCCATGTCCCGTAATATGTCACCCCAATACGATAGGACCCAGTGACGCTCCACTGCCAATGCGATTGCTTTCATCCACCTCCTTCTCGTCCATCGCCGACCCGGCACCCGCCAGGTCGAAGTCGGCCGTCGCCCACCTTCCTCCGCACTCGTCACAATTCGGAGGACCACCTATCAGGTCGGCGTCGGGGTCGGAGTCGGCGTGACGGTCGGCGTCGGAGTCACGGTGGGCGTCGGAGTCGGGATCGGATCGCAGGGTTCATACTCGAAGTTGCAGCAGCATTCGCCCATGATCTCGTCAGTGGTAGTGAACTTCAGGATCAAGCCATCTGAACTTCTTCGTTGAATGTATAGCATTCCCGGAACCCGCCCGCCAGGACAGAACCCGAAGGTGCGTCAACCACCCTGACAGCCGGTCGCCGTGAACACTGTCTGGGCACCCTGCGCGCCTATCGAGCCCGTGAACGTGATCGTCCTGTATATCTTGTCGAAGTTTCCGGTGGACGGATAGTACACCATGTCCGTCACCACCGCCAGCTGCTGCGTCGTACCCGTTATCCCGCCATTGACGAAGCCTCGGAAATTGAACATGACCCCGGTCGTCGAGGAGTTCGCGATCAGGAGCGGCTTGGAGACCGTCCCGTTGGCCGTCGGCTCCGTCGTCGTCAGCAGCCCAGCCGTGACGTCCGAGAGGTAGTACACCTCACCCGGCGTCAAGCCCGACAGCCCCGTCAGATCACCGATGTAGGCAAGCTCGAAAGTGTCGGGATCGATGACGTTCTTGACTATCCCGATGACCTCGGCGTTCGTCTCGCTGTCCGCCTGCGCCTTGACGTAGTTCGCCCCGTCGAACCGCACCACGTCGCCCGCCGTGAAACCATGCGTCGGCTCCGTGATGATCTCGGATACCGCCTCGAACGGCCCGGTGAGCCCCTGCGGGCCCTGGAGCCCCTGCCAGCCCTGGAAGCCCTGGGGCCCCTGCGGACCCTGCAGACCCTGGAAGCCCTGAGCGCCCTGCCAGCCCTGGAAGCCATGAACACCCTGAACGCCTTGCCAACCTTGGTTGCCCTGCCAGCCCTGGTTGCCCTGGTTGCCCTGAAAACCACGAACGCCTTGCGGACCCTGAGAACCCTGAACACCGGTCTCCCCAACGCCCTGCCAACCTTGGAAACCTCGAAGGCCCTGAAAACCCTGAATTCCCCGAACGCCCTGCCAGCCCTGGTTGCCCTGAGCACCCTGAAAGCCGCGAAGACCCTGCCATCCCTGAGCGCCCTGCGACCCATCCACTCCCTGGTTGCCCTGGACACCCTGAAGCCCACGAACACCCTGGAAGCCGCGAACACCTTGCCATCCCTGAGCGCCCTGGGGGCCGGCCGGACCCGGACCCTGGGGACCCTCGTAGCCCTGGGGACCCGTGAGGCCCTGCCAGCCCTGGTTCCCCTGCGTCCCCTCGACACCCTGGCTTCCCTGGGCACCCTGATCTCCTACCGGCCCCGTAGCTCCACCAGGTCCCTGAAGACCTGTTCCCTGCCAGCCCTGGACGCCCTGCCAGCCCTGAACGCCATCAACTCCCTGGAACCCAATATCCCCCTGCCAACCCTGCCATCCCTGGTTGCCCTGGAAGCCACGAAGCCCCTGAACTCCCTGGATACCCTGGTTGCCCTGCCATCCCTGGAAGCCTCGAAGGCCCTGGACGCCCTGGTTGCCCTGGAAGCCACGAAGCCCCTGAACTCCCTGGATACCCTGGAAGCCTCTTAGACCCTGGACACCCTGATTGCCCTGAACGCCCTGGTTGCCCTGGAAACCACGAACGCCCTGGTTGCCCTGCCATCCCTGGAAGCCTCTTAGACCCTGGGCACCTTGATTGCCCTGGAAGCCTCGGAGGCCCTGGGCGCCCTGGTTGCCCTGGAAACCTCTCTCGCCCTGGGCGCCCTGATTACCCTGGAAACCTCTCTCGCCCTGGGCGCCCTGATTACCCTGGAAACCCTGGTCGCCCTGGAAACCCTGGTAGCCCTGGAAACCACGAACGCCCTGGACACCTTGGAAACCTCTCTCGCCCTGGGCGCCCTGATTACCCTGGAAACCCTGGTCGCCCTGAAAACCCTGGTCGCCCTGGAAACCACGAACGCCCTGGACACCTTGGAAACCTCTCTCGCCCTGGTTGCCCTGAACGCCCTGGTTGCCCTGCCATCCCTGGAAGCCTCTTAGACCCTGAGGACCCTGGAAACCCTGGACGCCCCGGAGGCCCTGAGGACCCTGAGCGCCCTGCCAGCCCTGGCTTCCCTGGTTGCCCTGGAACCCTCGAAGCCCCTGAGAACCCTGAGCTCCCTGGTTCCCTTGGAAACCACGAAGGCCCTGATTCCCCTGCCAGCCCTGGCTTCCCTGGTTGCCCTGGAAGCCCAGGAGGCCCTGAGTCCCCCCAACGCCCTGCCAGCCCTGGTTGCCCTGGAGGCCCCTGATTCCCTGACTTCCCTGGTTGCCCTGGAAGCCACGAACTCCCTGCGAACCCTGGAAGCCCTGATTGCCCCGAGGGCCCTGTGCGCCCTGGTTGCCACGGAGACCCTGCGGACCCTGGGCTCCTTGCCAGCCCTGCCAGCCCTGGAGGCCCCTAGCCCCCTGAACGCCCTGGTTGCCCCGAGGGCCCTGAGCACCTTGCCAACCTTGGTTTCCCTGAAAGCCCCGAGGACCCTGCGAACCCTGAACACCTTGCCACCCCTGAACGCCCTGGAAACCTCGAACGCCCTGCGAACCCTGGAAACCCTGGTCGCCCTGGAAACCCTGGTCGCCCTGCCAGCCCTGAACGCCCTGAACTCCCTGGTTGCCCTGCCAGCCCTTAACACCCTGCCAGCCCTGGCTGCCCTGAACGCCCTGGAAGCCACGAAGCCCCTGAACTCCCCGAACGCCTTGCCAGCCCTGGTTGCCCTGGAGGCCTCGAACTCCTTGAACTCCCTGAAGCCCCTGCCGGCCCTGATTCCCCTGAAAGCCTCGGAAACCCTGGAAGCCACGGACTCCCTCATTTCCCTGGAGGCCACGAACGCCCTGCGAGCCCTGGAAGCCCTGATTGCCCTGAGGGCCTTGGAAACCTCTGACTCCCTGAACACCCTGATTGCCCTGAGGCCCGCGGACGCCTTGAACGCCCTGGAACCCGCGGAGGCCTTGATTGCCCTGGAAACCACGGACTCCCTGGGGGCCGGCCGGACCCGGACCCTGAGGACCCTCGTAGCCCTGGGGACCCGTGAGGCCCTGCCAGCCCTGGTTCCCCTGCGTCCCCTCGACACCCTGGCTTCCCTGGGCACCCTGATCTCCTACCGGCCCCGTAACTCCACCAGGTCCCTGAAGACCTGTTCCCTGCCAGCCCTGGACGCCCTGCCTTCCATGGTTGCCCTGGACACCTTGAACACCCTGATCACCCTGCCAGCCCTGATTGCCCTGGAGGCCACGAGGACCCTGCCAACCCTGGAAGCCACGAACGCCTTGGACACCTTGATTGCCCTGGAAGCCACGGACTCCCTGATTTCCCTGGAAGCCACGAACGCCTTGGACACCTTGATTGCCCTGGAAACCCTGATTCCCCTGGACGCCCTGCCAGCCCTGCCAGCCCTGCCAGCCCTGAAAGCCTCTGACCCCCTGGTTTCCCTGAAGACCACGAACACCCTGAGGACCCTGAACTCCCTGCCTGCCCTGGAAGCCCTGCCACCCCTGAAGGCCACGAGCGCCCTGAGCGCCCTGCCAGCCCTGATTTCCCTGCCATCCCTGAGAGCCCTGATTGCCCTGGGAGCCCCAAAGACCCTGCCAGCCCTGGGCGCCCTGGTTTCCCTGCCAGCCACGAACACCTTGAAGACCGTGATTCCCTTGGAGCCCGCGCTCGCCCTGCGAACCCTGCCAGCCTTGCCGTCCCTGGTTTCCCTGGAAACCACGGAGACCCTGAACGCCTTGCCGTCCCTGGTTGCCCTGGAAACCACGAAGCCCCTGGGATCCCTGAAGCCCTCGGACGCCCTGGACGCCTTGCCATCCCTGGAAGCCCCAAACTCCCTGAAGCCCCCGGTTGCCTTGATTCCCCTGCCATCCCTGGCTCCCCTGGAAACCTCGGAGACCTCGCAGGCCCTGAACGCCCTGCCAACCCTGGAAACCTCTAACTCCCTGAACACCCTGATTGCCCTGGGGCCCACGAACACCCTGAAGCCCGCGAAGGCCTTGATTGCCCTGGAAACCCCTGACGCCTTGGCTTCCCTGATTTCCCTGGAAACCCTGGAGACCCTGGACGCCTTGGCTTCCCTGATTTCCCTGGAAACCCCGGAGACCCTGGACACCCTGGGGACCATGATTCCCCTGAACCCCCTGCCACCCCTGAACACCCCGAACACCTTGCCAACCCTGGTAGCCTTGAAGACCCCGGACTCCCTGAGTTCCCTGGTGGCCACGAACGCCCTGAAGACCCTGCCAGCCCTGGAATCCCCTGAAGCCCTGCGGCCCCTGAACGCCTTGCCGTCCCTGGTTGCCCTGGAGCCCACGAACACCCTGAACGCCTTGCCATCCCTGCACGCCCTGATTGCCCTGGAAGCCACGAACCCCCTGGAAACCCCTAACACCCCGAAGGCCCTGAGGACCCTGAGCGCCCTGCCAACCCTGGTTGCCCTGAAGACCCTGCCAGCCCTGATTCCCCTGCCAACCCTGGTTGCCCTGAAGACCCCGGATACCCTGAGCACCCTGGTTTCCCTGGAAGCCACGGAGACCCTGGGCGCCCTGAAACCCCTGAACGCCCTGCCATCCCTGGTTTCCCTGAAGACCACGAACACCCTGAAGACCCTGGACGCCCTGGTAGCCCTGGAAGCCTTGAGGACCCTGGACGCCCTGCCATCCCTGGTCGCCCTGGAAGCCTCGCGGACCCTGCCAGCCCTGGTTGCCCCTGGCCCCTTGAACACCTTGATAGCCGCGCTCACCCTGCCAACCCTGATTTCCTTGATAGCCTTGATGCCCACGGACTCCCTGGACGCCCTGGAGACCGCGAGGCCCCTGGACACCTGTAATCCCGATCGACCCCTGCCATCCCTGGTTCCCTTGCCAGCCCTGGAAGCCCCTCCAGCCCTGAACACCTTGAAAACCACGAACGCCCTGAAACCCCTGACGACCCTGATTGCCCTGATAGCCTCTGACCCCCTGATGGCCTCTTTCACCTTGCCAGCCCTGAAACCCACGAAGACCCTGATTGCCGGCAACTCCCTGCCACCCCTGGTTCCCCTCGGCTCCCTGGAATCCGAAACCCTGCCAGCCCTGACTACCCTGACTGCCCTGACTCCCCTGGAACCCACGGAAGCCCTGGTTGCCCTGCGGGCCTTGATGGCCTTGTGGACCTGCCGGACCAGGTCCCTGAGAGCCTTCATAGCCCTGGGGACCAGTTGCTCCACCAGGTCCCTGGACACCCTGGTCTCCATCGAAGCCTTGGCTGCCTTGTGGTCCTTGATCTCCGACCGGTCCCGTTGTTCCACCTGGCCCTTGAAGTCCGACACCTTGCCAGCCCTGGCTCCCCTGGAACCCCACTTCGCCCTGGAACCCTGTCTCACCGAAGTCGCCCTGCCAGCCCTGCGCCCCCTGAATGCCTTGGTTGCCCTGGCTTCCTTGCCAACCTTGCAACCCACGCAGGCCCTGATTGCCCTGAAGACCACGAAGACCCTGGAGTCCCTGGACGCCTTGCCACCCTTGGCTCCCCTGATTCCCTTGCCATCCTTGATACCCACGCACTCCCTGAACGCCCTGGTAGCCTCTGGGCCCTTGCCATCCCTGATTGCCCTGAAAACCACGAGCACCCTGGACGCCCTGCCACCCCTGAAAGCCACGAGCGCCCTGGACGCCCTGCCATCCCTGGTCGCCCTGAGGACCACGAGCACCCTGAACGCCCTGCCATCCCTGGTTTCCCTGAAGACCACGAACACCCTGAAGACCCTGGACGCCCTGGTAGCCCTGGAAGCCTTGGGGACCCTGGACGCCCTGCCATCCCTGATCGCCCTGGAAGCCTCGCGGACCCTGCCAGCCCTGGTGGCCTTGCCATCCTTGATTTCCCTGGAAGCCCCTGAAGCCCTGCGACCCCTGGGCACCCTGGATGCCCTGGTCCCCCTGAAGTCCCCTGGCGCCTTGGACACCCTGCCAGCCTTGGAAGCCACGAACACCCTGCGGACCCATAAAACCCTGCCAGCCCTGATCGCCCTGTCTTCCCTGCCATCCCTGGAAGCCGCGAAGCCCCTGGACACCTTGGAAACCCCTCTCGCCCTGGTTGCCACGAAGGCCCTGATTGCCCTGCCAGCCTTGGAAGCCACGAACACGCTGCCATCCCTGGAAACCCTGCGGCCCCTGGACACCCTGGCTACCCCGATTCCCCTGAAAACCCTGAACGCCCTGGAAGCCACGGAAACCCTGCCATCCCTGATTGCCCTGCCAGCCTTGGAAGCCACGAACACCCTGGAAACCCTGAAAGCCTCCAAGGCCCTGCACGCCCTGAAGCCCACGAACACCCTGAAAACCCCGGAGGCCCTGGACACCCTGAGATCCTTGAGCGCCCTGCCATCCCTGAGGACCTCGAGCACCCTGATTGCCCTGCCAACCCTGAGCGCCCTGGTTTCCCTGAGGACCGGCAGGCCCCGGACCCTGGGGACCCTCGTAGCCCTGCGGACCCGTGAGGCCATGACTTCCCTGAACGCCCTGGGAACCTTCGACACCCTGGCTTCCCTGAGCACCCCGATCGCCTACCGGCCCAGTGGCCCCGCCTGGTCCCTGAAGACCCGTTCCCTGCCATCCCTGGACGCCCTGCCACCCCTGAATGCCATCGACTCCCTGGAACCCAACATCTCCCTGCCAACCCTGAGCGCCTTGCCATCCCTGGACGCCCTGCCACCCCTGAATGCCATCGACTCCCTGGAACCCAACATCTCCCTGCCAACCCTGAGCGCCTTGCCATCCCTGGACACCCTGCCACCCCTGAAT